CCTCAGTCCATTCGTCCTGTTTCAGAGGCAACGCGAGCGTCCTATATGAGACATTGTATTCTCCATTGTCCGACGTAACGGATTTGTTGTCACTACGGCAAACTCCCTCGTAAATCACAGAACCACCAACAGAAGTTTCGGTCTCTTGTGTAGTGTGCTCAACGGTTTCGCCGTCGAGACTATCTGTGACTTCATCCTGCATAGGATCGTCTTCGTCAACAACTTGGTCAACCAGAGGGTTGTCATTGCTGAATCGGACTATCCTGCAGGTATGAGGAAAGCGTGGGTTCTTGATTCGTGCCATAACTTTTCAGCTACCGTGACCGAAGCATCAGCTTCAGGTCTCATATTTACGGATTTTATGAAAACCACTGCCCTTAAAGCCCCATCGGTTGCTGCCGAGCAGTGGCAAATCATATTTCTTGTAGATGGCATTGGCCATACGCAGATAACGTTCCAGTGCGGATGCCGACATCTGTTCACCACCCTCAGAATGAGACCAGTCACCGTCTTCATCGGAAACTTTTGCGGACTGAGTTGGACTCGTCCATATCCAAGCATACAAACCTGCCAAAGCAAGGTCTTTCTGCTTCTGACTCAGACGGGAAAACTCTGTACCCTCTGTAATCTCCAACTCTGCCAGAATACTCTGAATGGCATCGTCCGTAACTTCAATGTTACGGACTTTGCCTCTCAGATAGGTCTCTATCGTGTAGTTACATGCTATCGGCATAGTATCAAGTCACTTTGTGGGTTACTGTTCAGTCCAGACCGTAGCGATTCCGTAGTCATGGACGTTGTTGAACACGGGACCTGCATACAGCTCGCAGTCAACCACATTCATGATGGGGTCTTCCTGCCAACTGTTGCGAACTGCAATGCGACCTTCAACGAAGGAATAACGGGTAGAGGGGTCGAGACCGCCCATCTTCACACGGTCAACCAAGATGCTGTTCATGCACTTCATTTCAAACAAACGATATGCACGGCTGGCAGCAACAAGGTTGTGTTCGTCGAAGGCGGGGGCATCGGCAACGGGCTTGCCGTCTTCCTCGTGGCGGGACTTGAAGTCTATGACCTGGAAAGGCCAAATCTTCATGTCGTTGTGAAGCCATTCAAGAACCTCACTGCGGTTAACCTTCACATTGGAAGGATTGTAGTAGTTCTTGCTGGCCTTGTAAGCCGAAAGGACGCTGGGGTGCAAGAGAATCTTGTCGAGCAGATTCTTCGAGAGCTTCCAGTGGTCAACACCAAGACTGAGCGTGTCGGTGTAGTAACGCTGGAAGGTGATGAAGTCCTCAATCACGTCGGCACTGCTGTTGGCTGTGCCATCGGTGTTGAACCAATTCTTGCCTGCGTCGGGCTGGACGAAGTTCTCATCGGGAATCTGGAACTTGAAGTCGTAGCGAGCACCGTCAACAGCAACATCGTGAATCTCGCCAGTTGACATGGCCTGCATGACCATGTAGGTGAGTTCGTTGTGAACACCACCAAGCATGTTGCTTGAGTTCTGGATGAAGCAGTCAACAAGAGACTCGCCAAAGGTGATGTCATTCAGCTTTGACACGCGGCGAAGTTCAATCAGGTCATCCTTCGTCACGTTGAAACCGTGACCAACCTGCGGAAGAGTACCGCCGTAGAACTCCCAGCCTTGAGTGCTGCGCTGAGGCTTACCAGAATGAGTACCGATAACGCTGGCACGCACCAGAATCGGGGTCTTCTTGATACCCTGTTTCCATTCACGTTCGTTGGTAGGCTTACCCCACGAAGCAAACTGACGCCACAACGCACCGTTGTACTTGGCGTTCACATTGTCGAGGATCAGACCAAAGCTTTCAGAGTCAACATACTGATGAAGACCGCTGATACCGTAAAGATTTGTGTCTCTCATAATCTAATTCTCCTTTCTGTTTACTTGCGGTTTGAGAAACGGAAATAACACTCGTTGTCACGAAGTGCCTTCTTCAGACTCGATGTGAGAGGAGGCATACGACGCTCCAAAACGGGCTTCTCCATGCAGTTCCAAACGTAGTCGATGTCGATGGCATAGGCATCGGGATCAAGTACGTTATCGCAATAGGTGAGACCATTGGGAATGGCCTTGATTTTCTTTACAGCGTCCGACTTGGCTTCTGCAAGTACGTCACCCTCTGCAATGAAGGCGTGGCTGTCTGCGACAACCTCATCCATCGTCAAGAGGTCGTAACCCGCATTGCTTGAATCAATAGCTGTCACGGTGGCGATGTTGGTCACAGCCTGACTGAGGTCGTCACCAACAACAAGAAGCTTCATTCCAACCTTGGCAATGCTGCCAGTCTCGTACTTCTCCACCTTGACGGTCTTGGCTACAGTGTCAACAGCCAAAACCTTGAAAGTGTAGATGGGAACGATGGTGCGAGCCGTCTCGTCGGCGAAGATAAGAGTTCCTGCGGCCATGGCTGCACCGTTCAAAGGCATCAAGTCCTTATCACACATGAAACCACCAACGGCAATCGTCGGCTTACCCTCGTAGCACTTGCGAACACCACCAAAGTTCTTGCTAAACTTCACGTAGTTGTTAATTGTTCCTGTACGCATGTTACTTTGTTTTGTGTTGTGAATTTTCTGTTTGTCAAGGCTCTTTGTAGTGCGCACGGCGGTTTTTCCGTCGCGTTATACGAAGTCCTTTGCAATTGTGGCGGCATAATTCGCGCTGTCCTCGGCCTCTTTCTTCAAGGCTTCGATGCGGTCTTTTACAAAACCGCTATCACCACCACCATCACCTGAACCCTTACCACCGAAGGGCTTACCACCATCGGCATAGTAACGCTTGTAGCGTTTCTCATAGGCTGATATGGCGGTCTGCTTCAAAGCATCAAAGGTGGGATTGTCACCATATTCGATGTCATCCAAAGCATCGTCAATGCAAGCCTCGTTGTTCGCTTTCAGGGCAAGAAGATGTTTCTTGAGGTCGGATTTCACGCGAAGAAGGGCTGCGGTCTTCTCCCGCTCACTCTGATTCTTGACAAAAGCACTGATGGTGGCAAGTGACTTTCCAAGTTCGCTTTCTGCGCCAGTCAAGCCTTGCAGGGCTTTGGCCACTGCATCGTTGACTTTCTGTTCAAGGTCGGCATCACTGCTGCCGCCGCTACCATCACCACTCTTTTCGGGATGAGCCTTCTTGTATTCCTCGATGGCCTTTTCCGTTGCTACACGAATACGTTCTGCAACATCTTTCTCATGCTGCGTCGCATACTCCTGGGCGTAATCGGATTTGAACCTTTCCGTGAATACACGTTCGTCGTGGCGTTTCTGTCCTGCAAACTCGGTAAGAGCGGCGACAGGAAACTTCCACGTATCGTCGGTAATCTTGGAATCGTCGGCGAACAGAGGAAGGTACACGTTGGCGATACCCTCAAAGGTTTTGTCGCTGATGGACTTGCAATTGTCTTCTCCAACGCGAGTCCTGAGATTTTGAATGAGAATGTCTTTCTCCATAGTGTGTTTTGTTTTGTGTTAATTTTGGTGGCTTTTCTCGCCACTTTGTCATGAATTTTCCGCAAATGTATAGTAGATTTGCCTTTGTGAAAATATTTTATTTTGGAAATGTTTTGTTTTCCAAGTAAAAAATATTTGTATGAATACTTTACGAACTACCTTTGCGTCAAAAATGTAAAGATTATGACCAAACAAAACGACTATGCAGGCATTTGTGCCATTGACGGAAAACGTATTTATACGCAGGAATATGTAAGTCAACTCCGCACAAGGGAAGGAAACAAGAAGGACTCAAACTATTTCATCGCCCAGCAAGGAGCACAGGAATTTGGATTGAGCAGCGTCGCGGACATCATTGTATTCGGTGGAAATCGCGGAGGTGGAAAGGCAAATCCTTATTCAACACCTGTTGCTACACCGTCTGGACTCAGAAAAATGGGCGACCTTGAAGTGGGCGATTTGATTTGCACGCCATACAACGGCGTTCAGAAAGTGAGCGAAATCTTTGAGCAGGGAGTGAACACGGTATATGTCTTACACTTCGACGATGGATCAACCGTAAACTGCATGGATAACCACAGGTTCTGGGCGAGGACAAATCCAACTGAGGACTTCCACGAAATGACGGCAAGAGAAATCATCGATTTATATAAGATTGGTGCGCCATTTCCTCTTTCATTGAGAAAAGGAGTAAAGAGTTTCGTGGAGTTCCCGCTGTGTGGAGAGGTCGAAATGAACGAGAAAATGACAGCTATTGACCTGCCGATACACCCGTTCTTGCTCGGATATATCAGTGGAACTGGTTTCTGGAACTTCGCACTGACAGGTGTCAAACTTACCAAAGACCAATTCCTCGTACGGAGATTTTGTTCGTTCGGCTACAAGGTGAGAAAAAACAGACAAAACGGATTCTACTACCTCAGGGGTTTGTCGGACGATAACAGGAAACGGATAACGTGTAGCCGTCAGGAACAACCTGCAAGAATACCTGCGGAATATAAGACCGCATCCATTGCTGCAAGGTGGGAATACCTGCGAGGGGTCATGTTCCAGAAAGGGCGTTCAATGCACAAGCACCCATATCTCGCGCTACCGAACAAAGAACTGATTGAAGACGTTGCAGAGGTCGCTCGCTCGCTCGGTATATGGGCAAAAGTTTCGCAGATTGAAGATGATCCTGAAAGAATAGGATTCTGGAAAGTTTCGTTCGTTGCACCTAATGACGGAGATTTGTTCGCAAGAGTGAACTTCAAGCAGAGAGCACATATCAACGCGGAAGTTCCAAAGAAACCAAACGCAAGGAATGTACTCACGAAAAAACTCCAGTGCATCACAAAATCGAAACACCGACAGAATTGCCGCTGCATAACAGTGACGGGAAGAGACCATCTTTACTTGACAGACGCTTTCACCATCAACCACAACACGGTTACGATGTTGATGGAACCAATGTATGACATCAAGAACAAACATTTCAACGGAATCATCTTCCGAAAGAACAAAGACGATTTCGAGAATATCATCAACGAAAGCAAAAGATGGTTCTCTGACATCGGACGTTACAACAAGTCCAAGGACGATATGACGTGGAACTTCAAGTCGGGGGCAAAACTCGGACTGACAATCTACGACATGCCAATGCACGACTTCGACATAAAATATAGAGGACAACAGTTTGCATACATAGGGATTGACGAACTGCCTCAGATGCCGTTTGAAATGTTCAAGTTCCTTATGACGGCAAACAGAAACACGGTGGGAGTTCATTCAAGGATTCTTGGAACGTGCAACCCAGACCCGCTTTCGTGGCTCAGAAAGTTTATTGACTGGTGGATAGGAAAGGAAGATACCATCTACGCCGACGGTCTCATGCACCCCGAACGCAAAGGTTTTGCAATTCCTGAACGCGATGGCGTCGTTCGATATTGCTACATGCCGGATGATTCCGTTGACAACATCATTTGGGGAGATACACCAGAAGAAGTTTACGAACAGTGCAAAGACATGATTGACGATGCGTGGGATCCTGAATGGGAGCAATATGGCTACACTAAGACATCATTTTTCGTCAAGTCTGTAACTTTCATCAAAGCAAGTTTGAAAGACAACAAGGCACTTCTGAAAAACGACCCAGGTTATATCGCCTCTCTACTCAACCAGCCGCCAGAGATTCGGGCGAGAGAGTTTGACGGGAATTGGGATATTGTCAAAATGGGAGATGATATAATTCAGGCATACCACCTTGACAAAATTTTCCAGAATGCACAGATGATTGGCGATGGAGTGAGAAGGGCAACGTGTGACGTGGCAGGTACGGGAGGTGACAACTGCGTGACGTGGTTCTGGATAGGACACCATGTAGCTGATGTATATGTATGCCGTCGAGACCCATATACAACCGTGGATTTGCTCAAAGCAAAACTACAGGAATGGGGAGTTTTGGAACAGAACTTCGCTTACGACCTAAATGGTATGGGACAAGTTCTGAAGGGGGCTTTCCCAAAAGCAATACCGTTCAACAACCAAGAAGCAGTAGATCTCAAAGACAAGCACCTCTACGACAACAAGAAGTCGCAATGCGCATACAAGTTCGCAGAACGTACACAGCAAACAGGATGGAGTATTGAGCAAACACTTCTCAAGAAGAAATACAAAATAGGCAATGAAACAAAAACTCTTTACGACATTCTTCAACTGGAACGGAAATGCGTGAAACAGGATATGTCGAAAGAAGACAAGGGATGGTGTCTTATCCACAAGGAACAGATGAAAAACAAAGCCGTCGTAGGACATTCACCAGACTTCTTCGAGGCTCTGTTCATGCGAGAAATCTTCGACATCAAACACACACAAGCCGTCATACCTTCGTGGTTACACAGGTCAAACCGTGTAAAATCAATCAGGAGATTAACAACACATAAATCCTAACATACCTTAAAATATGGCAGACAACATCACACAAACACAGTTCAAGGTAAGAGACCTTCTCACGAAGAAACCTTTTACCCGTATCATGCCCGATGGCCACTATGACCACGGCTACACTTGGAATGAAGTGTCAGAAGTGCCACTCACACAAGACAGACTGCGACGCAAAATAGTTACGCAGGAGGATTTCATGCGAGAACTTGACCCTGCCGGACACCTCATCAATGACAGAGAACTTTTCCCTGACATCTGGCAGAAAAATGAGGAAGACGGGAAATGGTACGTACAGGAGATTCCCAGATATGCCTTCTCGTACCAGCAAATCATACTCGTAAAGCATCTGACACACCTTTGCGGAAACGACATTCAGTTTGAATTGTCGGACAAGAGAGTAACGGACGATACCAGAAATGTTTTCAACCAACACCGTAACGGGTGGGCGAACAAAAACATGGAAACGGCATGGTATCAACTGGCAAAGTCAGTCAAGGCAACGGGCGACGGCGCATTTGTAGGTTTCCTTGACAAAGGTAAGTTCGGATGGAAAGTTTTGTCTTTCCTCAATGGCGACAAACTTTTCCCTCACTATGACCTGCGAACAGGAAAACTCAGCACGTTCGCACGAACATATTCCAACTACGCAGAAGATGGGACAGTCACAAAAAGGTACATTGATGTATGGGATGAAACATACTACTACCGATTCGTGGCAGATGGTGATCCAACCTCATTGCTCGATAAGGCAAAGCAGATTATATTCAAACTATTCTCTACCGATGGCTACAAACTGGAATGGATGGAACAGCATGGGTTCGATGATATTCCAGTAGCATACCATCGTGACGATAACGGACCGTGTTGGACGTTCTCGGAAGAGAGCATAGAAAACTATGAGATTGCTTTCTCAAACCTCGCTCACAGCAACCATGACTTCGGACTTCCTATCATGTATGTAAAGGGCGAAGGTAGTGAGGAACTGACCACAAACGATATGTCCTATGCCTCGAAGATTATGATTCTGCCGTCGGACGGAGAAATAGGATTCCTCAATCGTCAGGATGCAAGCAGCGCATACAAAGCAGAACTTGACAAACTGGAAGACAATATCTACAAGCAGTCTTTCGCTGTCAAGACACCTGAACTGAAGTCGGGTGACACACCGGGCGTATCACTCAAAATCATGTATTCGGATGCCTACGAAAAGGCAATGAACGATTCACAGGAATACGACGGTGCTGTTGACAAGATTATTGATATTTTCACTTGGGGCTACGGCATCGAATGTGAACAGCGACTTGCGTTCATCAACACAAACATTCGCCACTACATTGAACCGTATATCCACCTCAACATGACGGAACTCACGACCAACCTCAATACTGCCGTTGTCGGTGGTTTCCTATCCAAGCAGACAGCATCAGAAAAACTACCCTACTCTACCCCACAGGAATGGGAACGCATACTGGCTGAGAAGAAGGAAGAACAGGCACAAGACCTACTGCTGACAGAGCAGAAACTTGAAATCCAATCCGACATTACCATCAAACAGTCTGAGGCTCTCGCGGAAATCGAAGCTGACCATACACAAGAGACTACCACAACGACGGGTGTGGATGAAAGTGGAAATAAGACGACCACGAAAGGCAGTTCACGGAAACGTACCAAAGGCAGCGTAGCTACTGGCCATGGTAGGAAGAATAAGTCTGGTAAGACGTGGGATGAAAACGGAAACGAGGTCGATCCTGCTACGGGTAAGGCTAAGTCGAAGTGGGATAAGTGGGATGCAACTCATTAAGTAGTGTGCCAGGCGGTTTCCCCGCTTGGAAAAGAATATGGCTAATTCAATCAAAATAAAACTTGATACGTCGCAGTATAGATTGCCAACACAGGAAGAAATTACTTCTGCAAAGCAATTTATATTGCGGCGCAACGATTATGCAAGGCTTTTAGAGTCAAAAGTGGATGACAGCCTTGAAGACGCAGCACAGAACATCGTGAGGATTTGCTATAAGTACAACGTTGACCCGAAGGAGTTTGCCATCAACAGCAAGTACAATGAGAAGATGATGGAAGAGATTGCCGCCGTCATGGATGAACTCGAAGAAGAAATCCTAAACCTCATCTTCGACTACTCTACAGCCACTGTGCCCGAAGCATCAGATTCGGGAAAGAAAGCATTACTCGCATGGATAGCCACGCTCGGAAGAGGAAACCGCAACCTCCAAGAAACGCTCGATACATACCTATACAAAACGCTCAAAGATTGGGAGGCTGCAATAGCCGCTCTTCGGTTCGCTAATGTAGCAATGGCAGAGGCGGTAACAAAAGTGAAGTCCAACCTACATTCCATCTATACCATGCCAGAGGTGACGGAGGCTTTCAAAAATGCAGACGATTTCAATGCAACATACATTCAAAGTCATGGGGTCATGGCTGGAGGTGTCGGTCTTTCCAATAACGGAAGCACGAATGTAACCAACATGGCACGGCTTACCCTTCAAATGGCTTGGATGAGAGAACAGGGCATAGAGTTTGACGAAAGCGGAGCAGCCGGATATTATCAGCTCAGAGGTAGTTCCTACCCTTGCTCAATATGTGACGATGAGGTTGGATTTCACAAAGGACTGGAAGACATATACACAAAACCATATCCGCACCCGCATTGCTGCTGTTACAGAATACCAATATTTCCCTTGGGAACAGAAGGTGTCATTGAAGATGATGAGGAATCATTATCGGAAGTTCAAGTACACACACCAGATGATCTGCCAGACGAACTTTTTGATATTTATAATGACCCTGCAAATGGTGTTTCATTCAAAATAGCAAAGGATATTGATACAAGTAAAAGCGACTATCAAGACTTGTTGATGATTGCATCCGAATTTGCAAAGATGGGCGAATCTGTTGCTATCCTAAGACCTTATCACGTTAAAAGCAATGAGTACAGTATTGTTTTTGGCGCATTACAGGGAACAAAATATTGGGGAAAGAACCCAGACCTTCTCGTTGGAGATAAATTCTATGAATATGAGAGCTATGTCAGACCTTATACCAACAAAAAAATAAGTCGTATGCTTTCACATGGGATGGCTCAATCAGACAAAATCATTATCGACAACAAAGATAAACAGGAAGATTGGTATATACAAAAACTTATTGAAGCACGGCTAAGGGTTGGTGCAACAATCAATGAAGTTTGGCTTTTGGAGAGTACAGGAATACGAATCTTATTCCAACAATAAAAGGGAACCTTTCGATTCCCTTTATTGAGGCGACGTGCCGTGGCACACGCTAACTTCTTATGAAGCTGCTGCAAAAGTACATCTTTTATCTGAACCTACAAAATAAAATTGAAGGAAAATAACAAAAACACATAAAATTATGGATTTATCTAAGCAAAAACAGACAGAAGCAAAGAAATTGAATGTCACTATGCAGTATCTTGTCATGGCTGACCTCATGTCCGTTGGATATTCCGAAAGCGACGCTTATGCCATCGCATACCCGGAAAACGTGGCTCTCGCCATGCAACAGAACAACAGCATACGAAACAACATCGTTGAAAGCGTAAAGTTCAAGAAACTGCTTGAAGCAAGACGAACGAGAATCAAAGACGGCATCGCAACACCTATACAACTCGAAGAGGTGGAACTGGTCGGAACTGAAGAAGTGCTCAAGGAGATTCTGCGCTCGGCAAAGCAACAGCCCATTGGCTCAAAGGAACGTGCTGACCTATACGCCAAGTACAACGAGATAAAGAAGGAAAGCGAGCAGGAAGCAACAGACGAAACGGACACCATAAACTTCGTCCTGCCACTCAAATGCAACCAATGTCCATTGCTCTACGCCTACAACGACTACCTGCGCGAGCACGACCTGCAAGAAGTAAGACCCGTGGAAATGGGACGTATCATGTCACTCTCACATACAATCATTCAAGCGGCCATGGATGCTGAATAGCTTTCAAATTGGTGGTCAAAAGGTGGTCATAAACCCTTCAAAAAGGTGGTCAAAAGATTCTTTCGGTTAAGTAAATAGCATACTTTCGCGCATCAAAAAAAGTGGTCAATTTCGACCACTTTTCTTTTTATCGTCTGTGTTTCGCGGTTTTCCCGCGAAAATCATTCCCACAATTCCCGATTAGCCTCTAACCATTCATCTTCTTGCGCCACATTCCAGCTACCGTGCTTCAAATGCAGGATATATTCATTGATGTTCAAATGATTCTCCGGCAAAACAAGATTGTGACAAGCCTCATAGAACCAGCACCCCGTATCATAGAGCATATTAGGACGCTGACGGCTCAAGAACCACATCTTTTCACCATTGAAATACCTTACACCTTGCTCTGACAGCATCCTGACATTGAGATAGCACAGATAAGGCAACACACGCGGAGTATTATAGTTCCAACGATTCCTATGCAACTCGGTCTGTCCTACCCATGCACAGCTATCGTCGAAGAACAGGCTGATGTCTTTCCTCACCAACACATCACTATCCATGAGCAAGAAGCCTTCTGGGAACAGGTCAAAGCAATAATCAATAGTCCTGCAGTGTTTCGCGCTGCCGTAATTATTCTCAGGACAAGGATATTTGTCGGGATATTCAGCCAGCATCTTATCGAAGTCTATCAACTGACCTTTCGTGTTATCTATCACCTCAACATTGTCAAAAGCGACCGTGCCTGCCGCGTCAGCGGAAGGTATCACAAACGCCTCCTTGTCACTATTGTCAAACACCACTACCCTGCAACCAGGAGTGTGCTTGTTCAACGACCGTATAGCAGCCTCAGTAAGCTTCTGTGTGTTGAAGTTCACGATGACAACCGTCTTCTGGCTTGGAGTAATCCTCGGTTGCAGACCAATAATCTCACGCATGACATCTTCCTTCTCCTGCGTCCATTCATTGTACGTCCAGAAACGTCCGGCATAGCGCATTTCAAAGTGAGCACGATTCAAATTGTTTCCCGTGCCTTTCTGCCACTTGTTACCGAACCATTCCTCAACAGTCTTGGTTGCATAGTGTTTCAGATAGGCTACTGAGAAGTCGTAGGGCTGGAACGGACGCTGGGAGCATGGATCACCAGAGGCATTACAGCAACGCAGACGATTTGATGGCAAATGAGGATTGTCACAGAACTCAACAAGAGGAAGACCTCCGCGAACAATACATTTGACATGGTTATTGTCGGGCATACCCTCATACTGAGCTACGTGGTCAAAAGGTAGAGGTTCTGTGAATCGCTCACACAAATCACGACCATCATCCCGAACCAAGCCGTTATCGCCGTAATTCATCCAGTTAAACAACACGCAGTCATAACCCTCATAACCACCCATCAACTCCCCTATTGCCACTGTACCCGTCGCATTTGCGGCGGGAAACACCAGAAACTCGTCAAAGTCGAAGAAGGCTATCCATCTATAATATCCACCATACTTGCGATAAACATCTTCATAGCACTCGCGTTGTACGCCTGTCCTATTGCGATAATCAAGGACTTCGAAATAGCCGTCCTTTATGAAGTCGCCAATAACGCTTTCAAAACGTTCCTCACCGTCGAAGTTGTTATCACAGAGAATAATCTTGTTGAAGCCAAGATGCAGATAGTGTAACACAAACTCACGGGCGTAACGGTTTTCACGCCGTCCGATAACGCACAACGCTATGCCGTCGCCCGTGATATGAGGTATGGTATATGGTCTTTCCTTACGCCCTATCTCCATCGCTATCTGCTTTTTCCTGTTGCTGTTCCAACTCGTCAAGCATTTCCTCGGCAACCTGTTCTTGATGAACATCTTCCTCGGTAGGCTTATTGGAGGCTACATGAGCGTCATAGTCCTTACGCCATGCAAGGAAGCCTTGAACCAATGCCTTCACGTCTTTCATAAAAACATCATGGTTCTTGTCTTCTTCCTTTAGCAGGTCGGGATTGGCATAAAGCGTAGCACACATGTTGATAGCCTGCTGGAAATAGCCATTGGCGATACAGGACGCATACAGCATATTACCAAAGAGGGTTGTCAACTGACCTGCGCGCCTGTCAAGCATCGAAACGCCACCACCATCGGGCTTAGAGTACATTTGCGTGAACAACTCACGAATCATCCCGTACATGTCGAAAGTGGCGGGTATCTTAATCTGCCAGCTCTCGTCAAGGGTGCTGATGTTGATCTGGTCTATCTCAACCTTATCCTTACCCTTGCCAACGACCTTCTTGGCGCGCCAGACCTTGTAGTTACCTACCCTCGCAGGCTTGCCGAAAGGTATCTCCGGCTGTGCCGTATGTTTAGATTGCATTGCAACCTTATTGCCTTTCTTTTCCATTGCCGAAAATGTTTTCAACGTAAAAACACGTATAACATTCTTTTCCTAACAGGAGAGTATATCTCACGGAACTTTTCAAGCTTTTCAGCGAAATCGTTGATGCGCTTGATGGTCTCCGAATTATCAACGTCAGCACCATTGGTGGTTCTGTCACCTTTCCGCTCTTTCTCCTGCTGGTTGAGAAGGTCAAGTTCCTCACGTACTTTCTTGCACTGATAGAACAGTTCAAGGTCGGAGGAGAAACCATTATCGACCATGAAAACGGGTTGCACGTCGTAACCACGTAGAACCTGCCTGCAACGTTCCATCTGGATATAGCAAGATATCAGTTGCTCACGAAGTTCTTCTTTTGTCAACTGTTCTACAAATGCGGTGAGACTTCTTCTGAATGTTTTTTTCTTACTCATACTTTTCGTTTTTTAGTTTTGAAGTTTGCGTATTTGATAAAACTTTTGGTTAGGTGTTGTGCATATTCACGCGCTGCAATCACCTTTTTGCCCTGCGACCGCCACGCTTCGGAGTAGCCTTCTCAGAAGGTTCATCCTTCGAGCCAACCACATCGGGAGATGCGCCGTTGTCGGATTCTTCCTCAACAGGATTATCGCCACCGACAACATCGGTCACACCAGTTTCCTCGGTGTTTTCATTTTCACCATCCGTAGCCACCGTGCCTGCAGATTCTGCGGAAGGCAACAGCGTCGTGAATCCATTGGAAACAACCCGCTTCGGGTTCTTCTGTCCTACTCTAATAGTTCCCATAATCAATAGTTATTTAATGTTCCACATTTTGTTTGCTCCATCGGCGTTGAAAAGCACATCAATGTTAGCACCTTGTTTCTGTGCTATAATATCCCATGCTTTCAACTGAATAAACTGCTGTGCCGACAATCCCATTTCCTGTTGATATGCTTTGTCAGCAATGGCACGTTGACGCTCGGCTTTCTCACGGGCTAACTGAACCTCAACCTCACGTTCTTGGGTTTGCTTCGCCTGAACAGCCTTTGCCGTCTTGTTCATTTCCGCTAACTGTTCAGCATTTGGAATAGCCTTTCCGATTACAACATTCTTAATCTCTACGGGAAAGTCTTTCTCCTTTGACAGTTCAGCAACATATTCGCGCATTTCATTCAATACCTTTGTATCAATCTCATTTAGAACCTCTCGGTTACTCATAAGGTCAAAGGGCGAGTGCTGAGAAACGTAGTCACGGACACGATTGCAATAATGGTTGTAAATATTCGTATTGAACCAGTCAACACCGTAATTCTCCAACAGCACAGGCGACTTACCAGCCTTAATCTGAGTGATAATGACAGTATGGAAGTCAAGAGGGGTGTTGTCGTTGCTAACGAGGTCTTCCATATCCACCTGCTGTTTCTGAGGTATGATCTTGAAAGTTTCGCTCGAAGTTGACCACCAACACCAAGTCAGACCAGTCTCAACGGGGTCTTTATCGACACCGCCATGACCAAAGAACCAAGGCTTGTAAATCAAAACAGCCTCTTCACCTGCCTCTGGACGAACACCATGACAGGACATCATTGCAATGCTTACACAAGCGACTGCCAGAAGATAAATACACTTTTTCATAAACGTATAAAGTTTTAGTGAAACAATATATCTCATAGTTTTGTGTTCATTTCAGTTCTTTCCAATTCTTGCAACTCTTTAAAGAATTAGCAAGATTTAGCAGGTTAGGAAATCATCAACATCAAGATAGTCTATGCCAAAGTTCTCGGCACATTTCTTGTCAGAGTCAGAAAACTGCCCGGGCTTACCGCTTGCATCGCCAATCATAAGCATATTTGCCTTGTCTTTGAGCCATTTCGCGGCAAAACGCAACCTTTTATCAAAAAATGCCTGTAGCATTCCAGTGTTAGGCTTGCGATTCGGGTTGTCTTTATCCTGCGACATGCAGTAGTCAAATGAAACTTCCACGTCACCCATGTAGGCGTGAATGAATGATACTATACCCCACAGTTTTGTTTCAAAATCCTTCTTTGATATGTACTGCGGTATTCCACCTTGGTTCGTCACTATGTGCAAGAATGACAGATTATCCATGCACTTAATCTTATCCAGCACGTCCTTCCTTATGCGAAAGTCCGTGCAATCCTCGGCAAAGGTCTTGCCGCTTGCAGTAGTGATCAACGTGCCGTCTAAGTCGGCAAACAAAATCTTCTTCTCGTTCAAATTCATAATGTACTCGGTGTATAATTGTGATAGAGTTTCTGATAAATACGCAGTTGGGTAAGTCTTCCCAACGTCTCGTAGTGGATGGATTCAAACTTCATGGCTCGGCGAAGCACCAAAGGCTTCATAAACCAGAAACTACGCTCGGCCATGGAACGGTAGTATTCGCTACATGTGATGCTGTAACGCATCCTGTCCTCCAGCAGACGGGCGTAGCAGATGCAGAACGGAAGAGAAAGAAGATTATCGTCTGCCTCGAACTTCTTCAAAATATCAAGTTCGCTCTCGAACAAAGACGTGAAAGCCTTGACAAACTCCCTGAACTGCTTGGGCGTGAGGGACGCACCATTTACTCTTGCGGATGATTTATACATATCGTTCATTTTTTATAGTTCTGCCTGCCAAATCATTTCACATATCTCGTCCAACGTCTCTGTCACATCGAGAGCTGAACCAGAATAGACAATCTGCCTGCAAGCAGGCTTAACACCATAATCAACACGCTCCTGAGCGTTGTCAAGAACAGCAATGATGCTTTCGGCACGTATCAGTGCCTTCTTTCCGTCGTACAACGACGTGACTTCGATGAATCCTTTAATGTTCTTCATATCTTCAATGCGTATTCGATAGTTTTTTCACAGAATATCCCATAGACATAGCCTGTTCCTGTCCGCTTCCTGTTACCGTTGCCGTCATGCCAGCCCAACCTCGACATTTCACCACCGAAACTGCGCTGGTTCATCGGCTCCTGCAACCACTTGTCACAGAAAGAGACGTAATCAGCATAGAGGGAAGTCGCGGAAACCCACTGAACCTTGTCATCCCAATGACCCGTCCGGCGGTCGCAGTTATAGCCGCTCTTGTTCAGGAACACCTGAACCGTCTGACCATTCTCCAGCATATAGTCCGTCATCTCATCGTCACCGTCCTTGGTCGAATTGAACTGATAGCCGTCACGCATGAGCATCTTGTAGCCCTCTATCATCCAGTTACGGATGCCGGACAACTCACCAAGCAACTCAGTACCTAACTCCCTGTTCATGTCCTCTGCACGAACAGAGGTCTTGAAGGGAATGAACAGCAAACGACGTAGAAAAGCCTTATCCATGTTCTTGTTCGTCGGTCGCCTGTTCATGTTGAACACCAGGAAAGGTATGTCATACGTAGTCTCTGGATTCCGACCCAGCAAGCGTATCGTCTGAGGCTCACCACTGCACAACGACTTGAACGTGTCGGCATACCTCGATATATCGTCGCTCTGTATCTCGCCGCAATAATTGAACAGCTTGCCGACAATACTGCCAATGAACCGCGCACGCGCCTCGGACGAACCACTCAGCAACGTGTCAAGACCAACATTAGATATATTGTCTGCTCCATAGACACAACGGACTATATCGAAGATGGTGGTCTTGCCATTAGCACCACTGCCAATGAGCCACAACGTCTCTTCTATCTTATGAGACATATTCTTACGGCTGGCACAACCAAGACCAAGGTACTTCTGCAACTTCATTATCTCACCCTTCGGCAATATCGACTGAAGAAAAGCAAGCCACTTCGGACAACCTGCCGACGGGTCGTAGGCATAAGGCAATATGCTGACTATCGGCATACGGTCTTCAAAGGAATGGTAAACAGGATGCTCAATGTCCGTGAAATCCCATACACCATTGCTGAAACCTATCACCGAAGCGGACAACTCCAAGGAAGACATCGAAGCACCACCACGGGCTGAATACATCAACTTACTACGAGAATTTATCAAGTCTGACTTCGGAACACCACCACGTACCATAGCCTTGTTCAAGGCATTCTCCAATACAATGTCAGCCAAAGGACACCATACCTTGCCGTCAAAGTAATACACATCACCCATATATGTCTTGAAACAAACAGCACAGGATTTCAGTACTACCTCCTGATAACCATACACACGATCACCAAAACGAGCCTGCTGATAAGCAGCACGCAACAGCTTCAAGTCAAGAGAACGATATATAGCACCACTCAACTCGTCTATCAATGACAACTTGTCATTCCTGTATGTTTTATCCTTTGACATATCTGAACTTAGCACTTAACATTGACTACAAATTAAACCTAACACCTACTCGATAACTACTTATCACCATTTATGCGAAGCTCAATGCCGAAATACACAACCTGAGCCATCCCTCGAAAACAAAACAATATCAACAACAACAGAACAATGTCTGATACAACATTCAAGGGCATCAAACTACAAGCATCGATTCCGTGAATAATGAGCATATATAAAAACAATAAATAAAATATCATCATTACCAATGTAGGAAATTTTGTTCATTTTGTTCATTTGGTTCATTGCGCTGCAAAGATACAACCTAATTTTCAGCATGTTAACTACATCACTGGAAATCTTGACTTTTTTCAAAAAACTTGCAATTATCGTACATTTATATACATTTTTTGTACACAAAAGACCAAAATAACATACATGTAACACTAATTAACTCGATTTTTACACTTTTTTAACGCCATTTTCACTCAAAATCAATATATCATACACTATACTACTTAACAACATTCATTACAATGACTTACAATAACAAAAAACATGGAAAAATAAACATTATAACATAAGAAAAAATTAAAAATAAAATTCAAAAAATAAAAAATCTCGGCGATAGGTCAGCATGGGTACCCAATCACGTTAAAAGGGGGTGTACCCCATGCAAAACGACAACACAACACACAAAATTTGGTCACATTATACATATAATGAGACCTATTATAATCGCTTAAATATCAGCAAGTTATCGTACTTTGTCCGAAGTCATTTTTCTTTAAATATTTTTTGTTTAATTTTTCTCTTTTTCTTATTTTTGTTATCTTTGTATTATTTTTTATGTTATTTCCTATTATTACCTATTATATATATTATGTACCTTATTATTTCGTTTTGTACATGTTATTTATTCATTCATGCCATGCCATGCCATAAACAGATGAGAACACACAACAATACAACAACACACAACAACACGCGCGACAGCTACGACAACACGCGCACACAATAAATATAAATTATATTCCTCATGTGCTCATGTTGACAATAAAAAAGAAGAATAATATATATATATACCTTATTATATAAATTTACTTCGACAATAAAAAAACAAGTTCCTTTTTATTTATTCTCTGTTATCCTCTTTTATTCTCTGTTATAATAATACATGCTGCATGTGTTTTTGATATTATTTGGTTCTGGTTATTTCATCGACTTTTGTATCTGGTAAAATACCATGCCATACCAAATAATATATAGTATATATAATAAGGTAAACCGAATTAAAAAACCGAGCTTTTCGCCCTGCTTAAATGCTTTGCCCTGGTTATTACCTGGAATCAATCAAAGAGGGCAAAACATGTATATAATATATAGGTATAATATTGTGCGCTGCATGATATAGAATCAATCAATAAAGGACAGATAAATGAAATACCTTTCTTTTGTCTGTTTAACTGTTATACCTTATTTTGTCAGATCTGCCGATTTATCAGATCGACACAAATCAACTGGAAATAAATATACCTTATATATATTATTTACTCTGCTGATATTTTGATGTATTTACCACAATGGGGACACCTGAAGACGTTTTCATGTGTTGTGCTTTCGTTAGGGTTAAAGATAGTCATTCCGAGTGCTTGGAAAATATCGCCAAATAGATATGAAGGTAGTGTTTTCTCTTTTAGTGCCTGCATGATGTCCTTTTCGTAGTTGATGGCTTTTTGCAGTTCTTGTATGTTTGTTTTGTGCTCTGTAATATACCTTAATGTGTCATCATATATATCTGTTATAGGTTTGTCTGCTGGTTGCAATAGGTCGATAACGTTGCAACCGATGGCGTTTGCAATGCGTTCTATGGTATTTAGTTGTATTCCTTCTTTATGGATGGTAATGGATAATGATTCGCGAGTGACATTTAATTTAATCGCCAAATCCTTTAAAGATAAACCGTGTATCTTTGCAACTCTCTTTATATTTTGTGAAATATCCATATTTTTGTATTTTGATGGCGCAAAAGTAATACATTTATTTTAAACCACCTAATTTCCCTCAAAATGTTAACAAGTTTTTAATATTATAATGTTACGCGATTATTATGTTAAAATTTATATAATGATATTACTTTTTATCCCTTAATGCTTGCTCATATAATATAATTATATTACTTTTGCACCAGATTTAAGAAAGCAAGCGTGCATTCAACCTTTTAAAGGTTTATCATTTGACATATTTTGTAACACTAATTAAAAAGCAAAGCAACATGGCAACAAAAAAGACCATCGTGAATGTTGAGAAGGAAAGTATCGACATTCAGAACCAGAACACCCAAAACCTTCCTCCCGTGGAGGTCAAAGATGTAACGACAACAAAGGGCAAAGTTTCCGCAAAGTTAAACATTGTGGAACAAACATCTACAGAAGCACAACTGCAGAAGGTTGACAAAAACCAGCTTTTCAGTGTTGAACTTGTGGACTACTTTTGCCCTGTTAAATTCGATTCTTCTGCGCTGGAGCAGGCTCTTTCCCAGTTGGTCGCTTCTGGATTGATGAGCGAAGACTCAAAGACTGCCGCAATAGACAAAGCAAAGAGGGAATTTTTAGAGGCTCACGATTCAGAGATAAAAGCCTCCCAGAATCTCACCTTTGAGGAAGTTGTGGCAAAGCTCATGGAAAATGAGGCTCTGTTTAAAAAAGTCCTTATCGCTTGCAATGTTTCCGACCTTGACAAGAGTCGATACATCAAAGAAGGAAAAGTCCAAATCTTTCGTGCAAATCAATGTCAAGACAAAGACGGAAACGACCGCTATCAAGACGCGACTCTTTCCAGAACTGAAAACGGTGTTGTTTTCTCTGTTCCTCTTTTCGTAGAATACAGAGAGGTAACAACGGGGAATGTTCTCCTTGCAATCCGTTACCATCAAAGCTACTTGGACGCCGCAAAACGTCTGCTTAATAAGATAGCAGACTATAAACGGATATTGACACAAGTCTTTGAGGCTGCAAAGAAAGCGAAAGACAACGGATTCAATCTTGAGCAAGTGACAGAGCAAGTAAAGAAGGCTTTTGAGGAAACGACAGAAACGGAAACAAAGTAACAAAGCAAAAAGTTTCCAGTCCATCACGCAAACGAGTGGAGGCGAGTCTTTCAAAGATTCACCTCCACTTTTTTCATGCTTTTTTTTTAGTTGTTACAAAATTTCGGATATTTGGAAAACAGACGAAAGTCTTTTGTCTGTTATACGTTCGATTCGTATCATTCCACAAAGGAAAGTCTTTTGTTTCTGGAATCCTTGAAAGATAGGATGAATGAAACAAAGGACTTTCGCCATTCTTTGACTTATTTAAGCCTCCTCAAAAGTACAAAAGTTAGTTTGACTCTTTCGCCATCTGGTTAAAGAGTTGAACAAACGAGACATGAAACGTTAAGAGGTTGGAATCCTGCTAACGTCTGCAAATGTTTACGCGATAGATAAACGCTGTAATAAAGTCGTATGACTTCCTTCATCCAGAAAGTTTTCTTTCTCTCTGGTGAAAAGTTTTCGTGTATCTTTAAACGACTGCAAAGGAAATGTCTTGTCACATAAACTTTCAAGGCTTTTGGGTTTGTGTCCGAAAAGGAAGGCACAAAGAGTCTATAACACCGAGGCACGAAAAGATATGTCCATAATTGAATTTTATCATTTGGTTCTGGACGGATGGAGAGAGTTTTGCTTTTGCATACTTTCATCCTTTCGTCCGGGGTAATCTGGCGGGTGAGTTTGAAAGACAACTTTCCCGCTGCAAGTTTCATCTACAAAAGACTTTATCATCATGGAACAAGTTAGAGCAATTCCTTCCTCTCTCATGCAACAATGGGAAGAGGAAGCCATGCAGCAAGGACTTTCTTATCTTGAAGTTGGAAACTTCTTCAAGATGAAGGAAAGACTCTACTGGCAGAGCAGAGAGGAAAAGAAAGAACGTCCTCACATCTTTGCCAATGCAGCGCGTAACAAGCTCACTGAATATGGTCGTGAGTTTGTTGTGAACTACTTTCTTTCCATCCCCGTTGTCGAGCGTACTTGCAAGATAGCAAGGTTTGACATGGAAGATCTGAAAAGAAAGTTACGGAATGGTTTTGCCGATGACCTTCAACGGCAGAACTTCAACGAAGAGCGTGAACGCTGGTTCATGCATCTGAAGGAAAGGATGAGAGACCTCAGAATCTCAAAAGAGACGATGGAAAGTTTCGGTCTTTCTTGGAAAGATGCCAAGGCTTTCGCCTTCCAGACTGTTTGATTACAGACTGGAAGACCAACACACTAAACAAAAGATTCATTATGAAAGACAAAGTTTTGACCATCATCGCTGCAGCTGGTCTGGTTGCACTCATCATCATTGTTCTGATAAGTAACAGTTCGCTGTTCACTTTGTTCATCCTCTTCTGTTTCTCTCTGATGGTTCCAGTCAGAAAGTCTGGCCGGAAAGAAGAGAAGCAGAGTACGAGAACGGAATAAAGTTCTACTAAAGACGAAAGAAACGATGCTGCATTGCTCTGGAAAGCCTTGTCACTTTCCAGAGTACGAGAACCCTATGTTTAACCCTAAAAAAACTTTCAATTATGATTACCAATGCAGAAAACGCTTACGATGTTCTAAAAGTTGGAACAAAACTTTATCGCCTCTCGAAAGGCGGTAGAATCATCATCCGCGAGTTCACCATCGTCGGCTCTCATCTTTCCGTTATTCCTTCCGGCAAGGAAGGTTACGTAGACAGAGACGTACGATATGAAATCGATGGAGATAGCATCTCCTACGTCATAGACTTTGACGAGCGAGAGATTGGCAAGAACTATTTCACCACCAAGGCAGAAGTCATCGAGAACTTTGCAGCGCAGAACGGTCTTCGCGTTAAAGTCTTAGAAGATGCATAATGAAAAAAACTTCCTGCATCCCTACGACCCTTGGAAGTACGAGAACCAAACCCTAATCACAAAAAAAGATTCAATCATGAAAGATTCAGTCATCATCTGCATCTTGGCTGTTGCCCTTGCTGGTTCAGCCTTAACAAACATCGGTCTCGCCCGTCAGTCACAGAAGTGGCATGACAGGTTGATAACGACCGCCAAGACTCTCGGCGAAGTACGAGAAGAGAACAGAGTCCTGCGGCAGAATGCCGAAGGAGAAAAAGCGAGCACGGAACAGAGTCTCGAAGTCCAAGCTTACGAGGCTTTCAAGTGAAAACAGACTTCCAGCAGATTAGCGTCTGTTGGAAGTACGATTATTAAGAACCAAAAGAAATCGCCATGCAGTACTCTTATCTAAGCAACGATGAAAAGAAACTTCTTCGCGAGCACAAGAGCGTCAAGTTTCAGCCATGGCCAATGACAAAACTCCTGAAGATTAAGAAGGTCTTCATTGGCCAGCCCTTACCTAAGTGGTGCATTTTCTTTTCGGGTGACTTTGTAGGATATGCCGACACCTACGGCGAATCCCTTGCACTCCGAAAGAAGATGTGGAACAACTGTTAATCCATCTTCCCGCGAACCGATCTTTGCGGGAAGTACGATATTATTCACACTAAAAGATTATGGCATTATGGAAGACTACAAAGTTGTAAACGGAATCAGTTTCGACCAGAGGACACCTGACCAGGTGTGCAACATTCTGGCAAAGTATTCTGGTAACAGAAACCAGAGAGTACGACTATTCTACGGAGATACCACAACGGGAAAAGACTGGTTTGAATCTTACGACACAATCGGCTACGTTGGCAGGAGTACGGGAACGGTAAAGATTCCCTTGCTCGTTGCTACTTCAAGAAGTCTTGGCGGCGGCGCGATTCTTGACCACTGCATCGTGAGGATAACTGTTGACAAGCAGACCGTCTATCAGCATCCAAACTATCATGCACCCATTGAGAAGCGAGGAAACGAACTCTACGACACTGAGAAGAATATCTGCATCTACCGCAACCCGAAAGGCGTTGAGCGTGAACTCCAGTTCTTTCTCGGCTCGCGCAACTCCCACTAACTTTCCGGGGAAAGAGATTTCCCCCGAAAGAACGACAAACCAATAAAAACTTTCAACTATGACAGACTACTTTGTTATAACTCCCTACGAGGCTATGCCAAAAGAGGAATTTATCCAGAGAAAAGAAGAACTTGCAAGCGCAGGAAGAAAGGTTATGGCAGTTGTCTTCAACTGCAAAGACCGAAAAGACTTCCAGCGCAAATACTTTGGCGAGAAATTTTGTTAGCGTTGCTTTTTTTAGTGTGTTTGGGTGCGGCCATTTTGATGAATGGACGCACCTTCTATAAACCAAAATTCAATAAGACTATGGAAAGAATAGAAATGCGTTTCAAGGTCGATTACAAAGGATGGATTGACCGAACGCGAAGGACTTTTGACGATGTGAAAAGTATCTTCGGCGATAGCGACCGCGAGAAGTTCACGGCATGGGCTGATAACGCAAAGTATGGTGCAAAGACTAATATCGGAGGTATAAACATTGAACTTGTTCCATCTGAATACGAGATTAGCCAAAGATGTAGGTATTTCATCAACTTCTGACACTCTCCATCCCATCTGAAACCGAAACTTTCAGGTGGGAACAATGATATTATTCACCTAAAAAATAAACAATTATGGAACCGAATGAAAGACTTATTGTAAACCGCTTCAATAATGAGTGTTTTACAATGTGCAAGATTGAAGAAGTTGACGCAGAGATCAACCGCGCAAGAGAGCATTATCAGAATGATGTGGAAATATACAAACACCATCTGATATACTATCCCAACATGTCCGACCACTGGCAAAAGCAACTTGAAGTTTGTGAGTCTGTGTTGAATGCAGGCTTTGAGGCCATCACTTGGGAAGAGTTTGAAAAGCGTCAGCGAGAAAAGTGGCTGTCAAAAGAGCCGAAAGAAATCACAAGGGAAGAATACTACTATGCGCTGAATGTTTTGCCGCCATTAAGATGGATTCAGAATGAGCGCTACTCCATGTTCTTCATAGGAGAGTGTACTACAATGACTTTCTACGGTCAATATCTCTACGACAAAGCCAGCGGCAAATTCTATTATGCTATGGCTGACATCTACGATGAATCCACTTGGCTTGACAAGATGCTCAATCTCTGAACTTATGGGCGACCTACAATCGCCCACAAGCACCAACTATTAACGAAACATAAAGATTACAACTATGGTAGAAATTCAAAAGAAAGAGTTGAGCCGGGCTATCTATCACCACAAGTTAGATGCCAAGTATTCGTGTGAGTGGGTAAGCCACCACGAATGTCGTGGAGAATGGAAACTTGGCTATGAAGTCTTCGGCAAGGAAACTCACATAATCGACTACAAGAATGGTGACACGTTCAAGGTAATTGTCACGGAATACTTCAAGCAAAGATACATCGACACCATACCTGACAATGTGTGGAGGTGTAGAACCTGCGCCATGCTGCATGGATGCAAACACGTCAGGAAAGACATGGAATGTTTCTGCCCGCTATGGCATACCCAAAAGACTCACACAGCCTAAAAACTGTGTGTGTCACAACTTATGATAAAAACATTTTAAGTCTAACCCCCTAAAATTATTCAATTATGACAAACGTTTTATTTGGTAGCAGAAATTCTGCACCCGTGGCAACTATGCCAACCGTGACCGAGACAACAACCGTTGACAGCACCAAGTTCTTTGACTGGAACGAGAAAGGCTACGGCACACAGCCGCTGACTCTCGAAATGTTGGAGAGGACTCAGCATGAGAACGATGTGCAAGGAAAGCCCCTCAAGGGTATCTATCACTTCCAACTCATTAACGAGATACTTTCCGCTTGCAACGAGTACGGCTATCAGACAGAAGTCTATGACCTCTTTGCCGCACAGAACCGCGACAAGAACATGCCTGGTGTGACAGTTATCCGTCAGGTTGAGGAAAAGTATGGCGACAACGCCGTTGAAGCCCATATCCTCAGAAGAGTCTTTGCCAACATTCGCATCAAGGACTTCGACAACTCCGAAACTACCACTGGCTTGGCTATTGCCTACCATCAGAAAGGTATTCAGGTAGGTTTCGGCCCGCAGGTAATCATCTGTCACAATCAGTGTATGCTCTCTCCAGAACTTTACATCGCCTCCTATGGCGACCGTGGTACTGGTCGTGGCAATGGCTCAGACATCGAAACTATCATCCGCACCGTCCGCGCATGGTTGCAGGATGCACGAAACTTGATCGAGACCGACCGCGCAAGGATTGAGCGACTAAAGAACATTGTCGTGACTCCCGAACAGATGTTGATGATTATCGGTCAACTCACGGCAATGCGCGTCAAGTCAGACACTTCGCGCAAGACTATCCGCGCCAACATGACCTATCCGCTGAATCAGTCACAGATTACAACTTTCACGGAGGATATGCTGGAGGCTTACGAACTGCATGACAGAGTTACGGCATGGGACATCTACAACAGCGCGACGGAGATGTATAAAGCCGACCGCATGGATATTCCACAACTCCTGCCCCAGAACCGCGCAATGGTTGCCTTCCTCAACGACTGGTTTAATGTCGCTTAATCTCTATGAGCATGTGAGGACATGCGAAATCTAACTCTTATGGTTGCTGCGAACCAACCTTCACAGCAACCGCACAAACTTTTATATTTTATGCTTATGGAAGAACTAAGATTTTGTTCAGATTGCACGTACTACGTACCTGCGAGATACGAAGTTTGCGCCACCTGCAGTATTGGTGGCTATGCTAATCACCCTTGTAAGAAATTTAAACACAAGTAATATTATGGCAATTATTGAAAACATCTTCGTCAATACGTCTGAAATCGTAAAGACTCTGAATGACATAGGAGAGCGAAGCCATTCTTCTGACTGGAAAGAAGGTGACGGAGCGAAACTGTACGAACTTCAAGAGGAACTGAAGAAAGAACGTGACTTCCTGCAATCTTTCTGGATAACGGAAAAAGGAGAGTCATCACCGCACATTCCGCTTGGAGGCTTGGCTTGCTGGAAATGGGAATCAGCTCTCTATGACTTGCCTCTATACCTTCAAGAGTATGCGCTGAAACGATGTGACGGAAAGTTTGGCATCTTCCATGAGCGCGAAAGATGGCTTGAAGAGCTTCAAAACGACATCGTACATCTGTTCCACATGTGGCATTTCGACACAAAAGGCTGGACAGCCCTTTAGAATCCTCCTTATTGCATACACCTCCACTTGCAAGAACCAAACCATTCTTGCAAGCACAACTAACCAAAAAAACATTCAACATTATGGCAAAAAGACAAAAAGAAAACTTCCGATTTCGTTACCTCAAATCGGAAGAAAAGTTCGTGATTACATTCCTGCGAGGTGAATCACCGCAAGAATGCCATCGTTGCTCGTCATTGGGCGAAGCCTTGGACTACCTACGTGAATGGATAGAACGTCTTCAACTCACGCAGGAAACATTCACAGTCAAATACTCATAACATCGGTTACTATGACAATCGGCTACTTTTACAAAGAGTACGAGATAAACGGAACAAAGTATTATGTAGCTCAGTATGCAAACAAGCCATATTTCGTGAAACTCTGGGAATATGGCTACGTTTATCCTCCACCATGTTACAATGTCGCCATCAGTCGTGGCTTACGCTCACGCCCAAATCTCAAAAGACTATTTGGAGCATAACAACTCCAATAGTCGCCTCACCTAACCCTAAAATTCAGCAATTATGGAAAAGTATCTCAAAAGATTGTGCAGGGCTATCCTTGCAGACAGATTCAAAGACGAAAACTTTCGTCAGCGAAAGTTATGGTATGGCAAATACATTCAGACTGAACCTCTTTTTACGTCATACGGAGCAATCGGTTTCACCGTCGCAGTCTATGACTGTTGGGAACACTTTTGCACCGTGCAATGGGATGGAGATTTACACGAACTTACCATTGACGATGAACCTTGGAAAGATTACATCAACGAACTCTACCTTGAAGACTTCGACATCACATCGAATGGCGACGGAGAACTTGAGTGTTATACCGATGCAGGCGAAGACATGATTATCTCGCTTGACAAGGTACGGAAAAAGAATCTGCAAGAGTACATTGACAATTTCGACATCAACGATACAGTTCTTTCGTGGTGGCAAAACGGACAGCCTGGCAATGGAGTACCATTCGACAACGTGAAAGAGCACTACGAAGACTACGAAGCCTATCTTAAATGGCTCCAAGGTATCTGTGACAAAATGCCGTTCTAACTATGACCATCGTAAAGAACTCTAAAGACTACGAGATCAACGGAGAAAAGTATTTCGTAGAGAAGTATGCAGACAAGCCACACTTCCGTTGGTTCTGGAGGTATGGTAAGTATGGGAACTACGGTCATGGAGCAACCGCGAGAGTTATCAAAGACGGTTTGCTATCACGTCCGAACCTCAAAAGACTATTTGCAGCGTCATAACTGCAGTAGTCGCAAACTAATTCAGATAATTATGGAAAAGAATCTAATTGAATGTCCTATCGACAACAAGAATCTCATGGAAGACCCATTTGAGGATTCAGAAGAGTTGTTTGGTAATTTCTTTGTTGGAAGAAACCACCGTGTAGGCAGTGAACGCCACTTTGTCGGAGTCGTAGAAGTCTATGACGAAGAGTTTCCAAAGTGTGTTAATTCCTCTGGTATTGTAGATGCGTCTTGGAACTATGGCAGCAACACAGTTACAATACATCTGCTTGCTGTTTCTCCTTGCGAAGACTTTGACACACAACGAGACGAGATTTTCGAGCATTACAAGAAGATTTTCAAGTCTTGGGAATGTGAGGAAAACCCCGGACTCGTTGTAAGATTTGGCTCAGAGAATGATAAACTCTACGTCCATTTCTATTACGATACTGAAAAGTGCTAACTCTCTCACTTGCATTGTCTCTGTAAACGATGCAAGTACAATATTCACCAAACATTATTCAGTTATGACCTATCAGGAAAGAAAAGAAGCTGCCCGTCAGGAAGCAATCGACTGGCAGCTGAACGATGCCGACTACCCCTATTCTTACGAGGGCTTGGCAATCATTGGCAACTACTTCTACAAACTTTCCCGTCGCTTCGGTTTGATACGCGAGTTTCGTGAGAACGGAATCCCCTGCTAACTCTATGGTAAGTACGATTGACACCGTGCTTACCGGCTATTGTCTTATTAAAATTCAGTTATTATGGAAAGTCAAGAGATTACATTAGAGTTTATGAAAGTCATTGCTCCTGTCATTGTTCAGGAAGGTCTCAAACTTCAGAACCGTCTTGCAGACATCGGAAGCGACCCAGCAAACTGTACCGTAGGCGGCAAAGACATTCCTCATGCCTATGCAGAAAGCGCAAAAGAGTGGGCTATTGCATTTGCAGAAGTCTGGATGAACGACTAAGGGAATTGCGGATTTGCATCCGCACCCCTGCTATTGTCTAACAAATAAAATTCAGTAAATTATGGAAAGAAAAGATTATGCAGAGAAATTCATGGCTATCAAGAATGAGATTCTTGCTGAAATCCGCGAGATTATTCCAGTGAACAGCGCACACCATTTCAGAGACAAGTTCTACGTCCACTATGTTGATGGCGAAGTCGCTACAACTGAAATATGTTCTGCCGTGGAAGTCTGGAGCGATGGGATGGTAGCATTTACCGTAAATAGCGAAACTTGCGCCAAGGATGATGTCATTGGAGGCGAGTCCGTTTTCAATTACGACCCAGAATCATTCCTTGACATTCTCGCCAACTTGAAGAAAGAAGTACGGGAAAAGAAACTTGCTCTACTGCGTGACATCGTGAAGCGTAACAACGGGCTGCACTTCGACGGCAGTTTCAAACTTAACATTGACGATGGCAGCGATGGCGCAAACGGCTGTACTATTGCCGAGAATTGCCAGTTGACAAGTCTGGAACTCATGCACGATGGCACTCTGGCTATTCACAACAACTTCGAGGGCGAGGCTTTCGTCAACGAGGAAAGTTCATTGCTTTTTGAGGACATTGACAGACTCCTTGCCTATGCAAGAAGTCAGACGTATCGAAAATTCGTCATTCGAGTGTCCGGCTCATTCTCCAGAACATTCGACGTCAATGCCTCATCTTACGAAGAAGCACTGGCACTGGCAAAGAAAGATTGGGAAATCAACCCTCTTTACTTTGGAGATTCAAACTGTGAAGATTGGGAAGACTACACCGCACTTGCTCATTGACATTCAGACCATTTTTCGTCCAACGACGAAGGTGGTCACTATTATTTAACCCAAAAAACAATTCATTATGGAAAGAAAAGAAATGATCTACAACACGCTCATCCAACTATTTCAGTGGATGGATGCATCAGAGGTAGAAGACCTTGACAAACTATTAGGTGACGATGTAGCCCTGATACTCAAATGCGAGAAAAAAAGACCAACGAAAGCAAACACTATTGATGCTATCAAGAATGTCTTGTTTTCAAAAATCAGACTTGGAATCGCAGAAGAGAAATGTCCTACTGACGGCTTCTTGTCTATTCAATCATCATTGATTCAAGACAAATGGCTGCGAACAACACAACTGCTGAAGTTCATCAAGAAGTGGAAACAAAAAGGCTACTTCGACCCTGTTTGTACAGATTTCTACATGAGGGATATTCGTCAAGCTCTGGAGAAAAAAGACAAGGAAAGATTGCTCAACATCAAAATCAATCTCGTAGAAAGAATCATGCGGCAATGCCTTATCAGTGAGGAATTGCGTATCGACCTGCAACATTCATTCGGGCAGTTCGACGGAGCACAAATCTGCCAATACTGTGGAAACATCATGTGGGATGGATATTCATGGAACGGGACAACTTACTGCGATGATTCATGTGTCCTCGAAGGAGAGTGTATTGACAGAAAACAGTTCAACAAAGAACTTGAAGACGCAGAAGACCCAGACTGTCCTTGCTACTGGACTTCATGGTTCTAAGTTCCGTATGTTGCAATTCTGTTGAAACCAATTATCAGCAAGCCGCATGACAACGGCTGCTGAACTACAAACCAATAAACTTTCATATTATGGCTATTACAAGAAAATGCGCCATTTGTGGCAAACACGTCACATCTGGCTATCTATTCGATGGTACGACATGCCTTTGTTCAGAAGATTGTGCAACGACCTTCTTTGACAACGACAAAGAGTGTGTTGAAATTCTCGTTGACGATGGCGACCGTCTGGAATGGCACGACAAGTTTCCTCAGAGAGAACATTTCCGAGTAAACATCGGACACTATTCTCCAGACTGCTTTCACCACTTCGACAACGAACAAAAAATGTTCAGTTGGATAAGCGAGAAAGTTGGTGAAGAAATCCACTCATTCGATGACTGCGAGGAATGGACGCGAAGACAAGACGATGAACATGGCTCATACATCGAAATCCTGTACTTCAACGACATCAAAGAGTTCTACAAAATCCGCAGAGAGTACATTCAGTGCCTACGTGACACGCAGGACTACTTCGACAAAGCGCTCGTGCTTCCTCCAGGAATCAAGCGCGACTATCTCATGCGACTTGCAGGCAAAAGGTACGAGGATGCAAACTGGTATTGGGATATGTACCCCGAAGTCTGGCAGGGAGAGATTTAACCATCTCCCCCATGCACGATTATTCATTTTCTAACCAACTTAAAATTCATCAATTATGACAGACTTACAGAAAGACCAAGCCATCTATCAGGCTTTGTGCGAAATCGCAGACAAGTATTTCAACAAGGCCATCGAGTGTAACAAAATGTTCCGCAAGTTCATGGCAGAGAAGAACATCGTGACTCCAAAGGAAATCACAGAACTGCCTCAGTACAGAAGTGCCGTAGGTGGGTATGAGAATGTTCACAACACGCCATTCTACGAAGAAGAGGAAATCATCGTTGACACCTTCAAATGTCACTTTGACGGAGAAAACGTGTTCCGAATCATGCAGCACTTCAAGAGTCTGGCCAAGGCAAAGGGCGAACACTGCTTCACCTACGAAGAAGTTATTCCAAATGACTTCATAGGCACAGTCGAAATCACATTCGACAATCCAGCAAACGCCAAGAACCTTGTAAACCATGCAGAGCATGATGAATCTCTGAAACCCATACTTGAACATATCCTTCTGGAGATTAACACACTCTCAGGCGACATCAACTTTATCGCAACAGATGGGAAAACGCTCGCAGTAATCTCCAACGACATCAAGAGCGCGAAGAAGCAACCGAAAGACGAAGGACACCTCATCCAAGCTCTCTTCACAAAGGCAGACTGGAAACGAATCTGCGACTATGCACGCAAATCAAAGTCGAGAGTCACCTTTGAAATGTACCGCCGCAGGAAGGTGGTCAACAAAGACACCAAAAGTCTCGTAGAAGAGAAGCAGGACACCATGTGCGCTATATTGGGCGACGTAAAAGTACGTAGCATCGTCATGAGATGTAGTTATCCTACTTGGCGTAGTGTAGTACAGAATAACACAAACAAACACTTCGCCATACACCCAGACGATGTAAAGGTAGCTCAGAGTTTCATTCAAGGAATCAAAGTACCAGGTTCGGAGAAAGATAGCAAGAACATCTTTGTATCGTTCTACCATGGCTCCGATATCGCCTACTTCGACTTCTTTGACCGCGGAAACGAAGTATCGAAGACAGTAACTTTCCGGCTGGCTGAACCTGCAACTATCACCATCGGAACAAATTACAACATCAAACGCCTACAGAGGGTGAAGTTCACAGGATTCAACATCGAAGAATCAACACGACCGTCACTGCTTGATAGCGAAGACACTGACCTCATGCTGATAATGCCCATGCTCTCTGATGGTGGATATGTGTTCAACGCCAAAGAACGTGAGAACGTGGCAGCATGATACTGTCCTGAATGTTACGCCATTAAACAGAAAGTGTTTGGGAACCTAACCTCCCAAACACGCCAACCACACAATAAATTTCAAATTTTTACGTTATGGTATTAAACGAGTCCTATCATTAAAAAAGACATGAAGAGACAAGATGACAAAAGAACAGGCTTTACGCATCCCAGAACTACAAATCACGCCAAATGATTTGATAGAGGATTGTTTCTACTACCGACTCGCACAAGTAGGGAAACTATCTTCAGAAAAAGGACAGAAAGCACTTGACAGACTGAAAGGCAAAGAATCTGACCCGTGCTACAAAGGAGCGTTCATCGTCGCAGACCTCATGATCGCCAACATCGAAAAGTATGGCGTGCCGTGCGCCGCATGGTGTCCGTAGTGGTCTGGTACTGCGCGTATTCACGCGAACAACTTCCATCCTCTTTGCAAAAGATGGAAGTACGACAAATCAAATTTAATTTATTATGAACGAACAGTTTTCAAGGAAAGACCTCATCAACGCGCTGCTGTTGTCTTTCCAAATAACCTATTACGATTTCCAAGAGGTGCATGGGCCGACCGTGACCCTCTATAAGCTACGTCCAAAGATAGGTGTTCGCGTCAACAAGATACGAAACCTAAAAGACGAACTTGCTGCAACTCTTGGAGTGCCGTCGGTACGCATCATAGCACCGATGGAAGATGGCAGCGTCGGCATCGAAGTTCCAAACGTGCAACGCGCCACAATTCCCGTGTCAGAAATCTTCAAGGAAGAACAATTCCAGAACACAGACATGGCTTTGCCTCTGTGCATCGGTCGTAAGGTCGATAACGAAGTATTCATCTCAGACCTTGCAGAAATGCCACACCTCCTTGTGGCGGGTGCTACAGGACAGGGAAAGTCCGTCTGTCTCAACGTCATCATCCTTTCACTTCTCCAGAAGAAGTCACCAGATGAAATGAAACTGGTGCTGATAGACCCTAAGCAGGTGGAACTAAGCATCTATTCACGCATCGAAGATTCCTACCTCGCTTGCCCAGTAATTACCGAAACAGACGAAGCGGAAAGTAAGTTGGAAGCGATTTGCGATCTAATGGATGAACGCTACGAACTTCTTTCTTCTGTAGGAGTGAGAAACATCAAGGAGTACAACGCACTTTCCTTCGTTGAGCCTATGCCGTACATCGTCACCATCATTGACGAATACGGCGACCTCATTATGACTGCAGACACGAAGATTGAACGTACCATCTGCCGAATAGCACAGAAAGCCCGGGCGGTTGGCATACATCTGATTATCGCCACCCAACGCCCAGACGCAAAAATTGTCACAGGTAACATCAAGGCAAACTTCCCCACACGAATAGCATTCCGTACAACAACGGGGGTTGATTCACGTGTCATTATCGACCAGAGTGGAGCAGAGAAACTTACAGGCCGTGGTGACATGATATTATTCGGTAGCAATGGCACTACAAGAATGCAGTGCGCATACGCCTCAATCGAAGATGTCAATGAAATCTGTGAGTCCATAGCGGAAAGGTATGAAGACTACAAGAATACTCCAGTGGTCAAAGAGCCAGAGGTTGTGAAGCCTATACACATTGTGAGACTGAGAGAACCAATGCACAAATTTACAAAAGTTGCTGCCTTGGCAGTCGCCGACCAGACGGAAGTCTCTGAAGCATGGGTGCATTGTACTACAAACTTGAGTTTCCCAGATGCACGAATGGTGTTCAACCAGTTGATTCAACTTGGAATACTTGAAATACACTCACAAGGAAAGGGAAGACACAGCGTTCTCATGCACAACAAGGACGAAATAGAAAGTCTCATAGAAAAATACTCTTGAAAATCGAGAGTTTCCAAACAGATTACTTGGAGACATCGGGTAAAATACATACCTTTGCACCGATGTTTTTACCAAGCTTTTATTTAGAGTTTTTGGGGGTTAGACAATGGGATATTGTTTAACCCCTCTTTCATTCCGTAATTGGATGTTTTTTTTGGTTAGACTGGCACATCTGAACGAAAATTCAGGTGTGCTTCTATTTTTCGTGAAACATATTAAAAAAAGAGAACGTATGAATATTTTATCATTTGAACAGGAATTTACACGGAAGAATCCGGGTAGAGTCCAAGTCCTACGCTTCATGCGAGAAGCGATAGGGGTAACAGAAGTAAACTGGCAGGACATCACTACACTAAACCTCAACAAGGTACGGGAACTAATCTGTGAACGTGTGGCGGGTAACTCCGCTTGCACCTATCTCGCCATACTGAAGGCGTTTCTTTCTGCCTACATCGACGAGAACTTGTTTCCATGCAAGAACCCACACAAAGAGTTGAAGGCTAAACGTGTGCCGTCTGAGCAAGTCGTACTGACTGCCGAAGAGATTGCGCTGATAGAGCGTTACAGACCAAGGACAGAGAAAGAGAAATGGGTCAAAGCCCAATTCCTCTGTGAGTATTATTGTCTGGCTCGTTCATCAGACATTCAGCAACTTACCACAGAGAACATTCAGGGCGACTTCATCACCTACGTTTCCCAGAAGACCCGTGTAGCAACCACCGTTCCTTTGCACAAGAACTTCATAAAGTACTTTAAGCAACGAGGTAAGACGCTCGACCGTAGCGTTTACAACCGAATCATCAAGCGCATCTGCAAGAACTGCGGCATTGACGAACCCGTGAAACTCTTCTATCACGGAAAAGTACAGACACGACCAAAGTACGAACTGGTTGGTTCGCACACAGCCCGTCGTAGCGGAGCAACAGAACTGGCAAAGCGTAATGTACCTATTGCCACAATCAGCAGACTTATGAATCACCAAAATCAAATGATTACGAGCAGATATATCTTTGCAAATACTCGTAATCTTGGTGAAGAAGCAATGTCATTCTTCAACGGAGAATAAAAATTTATTAGGATTGCGCATTTTTTCATTTATTTTGGCGCAATCCACAAAAAAAATCGTATCTTTGCAGCGAGGATAGGACGGAGTAGCTACCATCTGAAAAGGCCAAGTCAACGGGCTTTCCTCGTTTTACAAATCGTTGACTCATTAAAAATCGTTGACAACTATGACATACAAAAAAAGTTGGGGAGCAGCCTGAAAACTACTCCCCATCCATTTTCGGCCATTGTTCCGTTTGTTGCAATGACATTGCAACTAAAAGTCTATCTCTGGTTGTATCGCGCGCCATTTGCAGGGTTTCTTTCTTTCTCCGTTATCATACCACCGCAAATACGTTGTGGCATACGCGCTGCAACCCTTTGGATTTCTTTTCTGCAATTCTTTATATCCCAACCAGGCATAGAAGAAATCACATTCCCCTCTCAACCCAAACTGTCTTATGGCATCATCAATAGAACCGATACGATTGTAATCGGGAAACCATGTCTTGATGAAGTCTCGAAGACCGTATGCAAGCGGACATTTCAACTGATCTTTGGGAATCTCCCATACACCAAGACCAAAGCCATCGCCAGTACCAAGAACCAACAGCAACACCCTCAACTTATAGAAAAATTGACCGATACAGCAATCTTCAAGAAGGTAGGTCATGACATCGAAGTAAGAACACAGCTGAACAGAGGATAATCTGCGCAAGGTATCTTCGATTCCGCTGAACTGGATAATAGGGTAATTATGTTCATTCCATAGAATGTCCATCAATTTAGCTATCTTCCAATTCTCAATGCCGCCAGTACGTTTGTTTTGTTCGTTTCCCATGGAAAGACAGACAAAATCACGACGCAAGAACCATTCCCAAGGATGATTACCAAGAAGTCCTCGAAACGTCAATACACTATCCAGCTGGTGCGATACGGTTTCCCCGTATCGTCCTTCATCGCGTATCAGCAAGCTCGCAAAAGCAGCAATCTCCCTGTCTCTCTTGTCTGTGTAGTACGACGGCAAAACAGCCATCGGTATCAACGGAGCAGCCACCGTTCCTGTTCGCAAACCATCCTTATACCTGTCTGCCAACTCTTGCATCCATGGCCGATGATACTTGGACTGGTTGAGGAAATAATTGGCGATATTATGCTTTCTGATTTCCTCAAGTTCCTTCAGCTTTAAAGCATGTTCAAAGTTTTTCTTCTTCATTTCTCAGCTCATATTCTTCACAACATACACGGGCATTTACAGGAAACTCGTTCTGTGTGCAAAACAGGCGGTCTATCCGTTTCCCGTTATCAATGTAGAAAGGTTGAGTGTGCGAACAGGTGGTGCAGTTGGGTTCTTGCACCCACTTCAAGTTATCGTGTTCATCCATGTTTCTTCAATTCGCTTTCGGATAGCACATGCCACTACCTATTTATCCATTTCAGTTTCGTAGTCATTTGAACCATCAGGCTCACATTCTTTTCCTTGACGTAAGCCTCCAAGTTCTTGTAATGAACATTGTCTTTGAACACAGGCAGTACGGCATATAGGAAGTTCTTGTTGTGAGTTTGCAGATGCTCGAACATTTTCAGAACCTCGGTGTAGGTGAACCTCCTCGCTGCGTCTGATGTGTTGACAAGACGAAGACGATTATCCTCAAGACGGGCAAAGTATTTCGTCTCTTCCTTGCCTCTCTTGCTCGTACAGGTAATCATCATTATCGGTGTCAGCAGTTGGTTTACAAGATTCAAATAGACAGACCTGAGCCCGACACGCGCACCTAATCCACAAAGTTTTCTGATATTATCGGAACTGGCACTTGCGCTTTCAAGGTCAAAACTTATCTCTGCGTCATCAATGTCATTCGTCCACATCGCTCTCTTTCCTGCGACATGTGATAAATAACCTGCAACATTGCCCTTCTCGTCGTATGTACAGATGACCCAGACCTTGTGAGTTCTGAATGTCTTTTCAAACTCTAAACGTTCCGTGCAGAAAATCTTTGCATTGGGATAGTCTTTCCTGATTCGTTCACACACCTTGTCAATAACTTCATTGTTGGTGAAAGGTGTGCATTCAATAGAAGACAAAGAGTATTCGATACGCTCTTTCCTAAACCAGCCTTTCTTCTGGAAGTCTTTCACAAAACGGACGACGCAACTGCATTTATGCGTCTCTTCAAAATAGATGATTGTTCCCATAATTTTTTGTTTGATATTGATGAAGTTTATGTATAGCTTACTTTGGATTACGATTTCTGAAACGTTGATTATTTAACATCTATGGCATTGCCAAGAAAGTTTGGATTCTTCTTGTGTGCTTCTGCCATACAAGCGTCTATATATGAGCCTTCGGCAAACTTCATGCACATCTTATTGAACATACAGGTGACTTGTTCAGAGTTCAGATCTATGTCAAAACCCTTATACAACTCTTCACACATCTTGTTCCAATGCCCTGAGACTTCGCCTATACGATACTCCAGAAAGTCCTTCTTGTAGTCACGTCCCCACCTGTCTTTGGCTTTCTTCATGATGCAGTCAAATTGCGTGATGCTCATTTCAAGCAACACTCTTGCACATTCGATGAACGCATATAAATCGGAGTCCGGGAACTTTACCCTGTCAAGTTCTGACTTGATTGAGACCCTGAAAAGAGTGATGTCAGATTCGGCCACGTCGATAACACGGTCTGAGTAGTCAGACCAGAACGATTGATCTTTCATGTTGCTCTTGATATAGACTTCACGCCGACTGGCAGCACTGACGGCAAGGTTGCCAAAACGCTTGGCAGTTTGACGAAACAGGTCTGGACGGTCAAGGAGCATACTATGAGCTGAATACAACTCATTGATGGCGGCTATGACGGATAAACTAACACCGAAATCAACAGTGCGAGCAGTCCACCTCATTCCTTGGAGGTCTTTCTCACCGTAATAATAAATTTTCTTAGGCATGGCTTGGGGTCATTTAAATGATTTGCTCAAGATAGAACTTTGCTTTTAACTTTTAACTCTCAACTCATTCATGCGTGCATGAATATATCGCCGACCTCCGTGTTTCCATAGAAGGTTATAGCGTTTTGTCGTGGGCTTTATGGCTTCGTCAGGACTAAGGTCGTACATCTTCAATCTCAGCAGGGCAATATCATCTTCACTAAAAGTCTTACGACCATTTTCACCAACATTGAAGCCCACTATGCCAGCATTTGCGTAACGCAAAATTGTAGCACGGTTGACACAAAGAATCTTACCGACCTCTGTGATACCATAATTCATAATCCAATAGTTTTTTTTTTATTGTAGATAGTGTGCCTTGCAGTTTTTACAGAAAGGTTAAAACAACATCGGCTCCCTCAATTCATCTTCTATCCTCTTCTTCGATATCGCATAATACTTTGGGTCTTTCTCCATCAACACATACTTACGCTTCTCCCTAATGGCGGCTATTCCCAAAGTTCCGGAGCCGCAACAGTTATCAAGAACGATTTCACCTTCATCGGTGTAAGTCCTGATCAGCCAGCGTATCAATTCCACAGGTTTCTGTGTAGGATGGAACACCGTACTTTCGTGTTCCTTCTTGATGGCAATGATACTACGAGGTAGTTTCTTCCCGTCTGGAACAGTTGACTCCACTCTCGGAACACTATCATAAGTCCTGCCTTGGTAGTCCTGTTTATACTTGCCGTAGCAGGTATTGGTGTGTTTGTGCTTGCCGGTACCGCGAGGGTGATTGGGTTTACCATCGACATACTGAGGATGGTATGTTGGAAGACTCTTATAGAACACGCAAATGTCTTCGTGACACCTCAGAGGCATACGATTGGCGTTGAGAAATGCCGTCGTTCTCTGCTTATCCCATACCAAGTTGTATCTCCAGAGTTTTTCGTTACTCAGCATCAGTTTAGCCGTAAACATACCCTGTGCGAATAGTACGATTGCACCGTTATCTTTGATGATTCTCTCGTACTGCGCCCAAAGAGGTTCAAAAGGTATGATATTATCCCACTTCGCATGTGGATTGTTTCTGTGAAGAACTTGGTATGGATTGTCTGCAATGATACAGTCTATACTTCCAGATGGAATTTTAGGAAGCAAATCAAGACAATCACCAAACAGTAGTTGATTCTCAAAGTTCATAAATATTTCCAATAATAGCCACAACTTTTTCTACCCTCTCTTGCCGCTTTGCCTATTGCAGCAAGTGACTTTGCTTTCATAGCCATAGCTGCAGCTGTTAGACTTGGATAAACGCAAATTACTTCCTTGTTTTTAGATAGACAAGCAATCCTTTTTTTATTAGATATTTTTGCAGATTCTATCATTTTTGGAAGGTCTCTCAATCCAGAAATCTTCCTCATTGTCTCTCTTCTATTAGTCGAATCTAATTGCCTCCACGCATGAATAGCATTTTGCCGATTTGTAACCATTTCAAGATTCTCAACTCGGTTATCGTGTTTGATTCCATTCTTGTGATTAACCTGCAAATCCTCAGAGTAATCAGGAAGATAGATTAACGCCACAAGCCGATGCACCTTAAATGGTCTTCTCCCGTCTTTGTTTGTTGAATCGGGATATGGCAGTCTTAGTATTTTATACCCTTTCTTGTCAAATGAAGATACATATTCATGTCCTGTCATTTTATTAAAAATACGGCCATCCGCAGTAATATTATACAAAGAGCAAAATACGTCTTTATTCAGTTTGTTGTATTTCCTTTTCATAGTAACATTCTGAAGGTAATGTGGTAGTTCGTTTGTTCCCATTATTCGTGTAATATTATGCGAAAATGTCTAACTGCTTTGCCACTCTACCATCTTTCATCACGTACTCACCAAGACATTCCCTTCTGAATCTCTCTTCCTGTTGGTCGTAATATTCCTTACTTATTTCACAAGCGTAGAAGTCTAAGCCCATCTGATAGGCTGCAATTCTGCTTGAACCGCTACCAAGATGGCTGTCAAAGATGGTTTCACCCGCTTTGGCAAAGGTTCTCAACAGATATTTGTATAGTTCTATCGGCTTGCAGGTAGGATGCCAGTTCACTTTATCAATGTGACCACCGCGATTGGATGCAGTGAAGAGTTTTGCAGGTTTGTCGAATGAAGTCCAAGCCATTTCGCATTGACTGAAATTCTCCCAAACCTGTTCTTTATCCCAAATCACGAAACAACGACATGGCGGCAATGGAAAGTAGTTACCGCCCCAAACTATCTGATTCTTGCTGATTCTGAAAAGTTCCTGCCAATACTCAGGTGGTGGCGCAATATCCCAACTCATATCGTGCTTGTTCAGAGTGCGGTTTTTTAGTTTACCACTTCCTGATACAGACGATTTCTTTAATTGGTACGGTGGATCACAGATTGCCAAATCGAAATAGTTGTCTGGCAATGACCGCATATATTCCAGACAATCACAATTATAAACTTCACTTATCGGATTCATCTTTCAAAGTCACATTACCTTCATAATGTTGCAAGACAAAAGACCACATTCTTTTCCTAATGTGGTATTATGGATGAAAATAAGAACATTCAACTGAATCTTTTTGGCGAACCAATAGAACAGCAACCAAAAGAAGAGAATTTGCAAAAGAAGATTGACAGGGCTTTGCGGCTGTTACGTTCAGCAGAAAGGAACGCCACAAAGAATGGTGGAATACTTGAAATCAGTTATAGCGGAGGTAAGGATTCAGACGTGATATTGGAGTTGGCACGAATGGCAGGTGTCAAGTACAGAGCCATATATAAAAATACAACCATTGATCCGCCCGGCACTATTAAGCATTGTCGTGACAATGGTGTAGAAATCGTCAGACCAGAAAAGAGTTTCTTCGCTATTATCAGACAAAGAGGTTTCCCAACATTTTACAGGCGTTTTTGTTGCGAAATACTGAAAGAGTATAAGATATTAGATAACGCCGTTCAAGGAATCCGACGTGCTGAAAGTAGCAAACGAGCGAAACGATATGATGCAAACGAACCCGTAATCTGCCGTATTTATGGTTCAAAGAAGAATCATGTCAATGTAATACTTCCAATCTTATCATGGACTGATAAAGACGTTGAAGACTTTATTGCCATGAGAGGTATTAGATGCCACCCATTATACTACGACAAAGATGGAAAGTTCAATGTAAAGTGTCGTTTGGGTTGTATGGGATGCCCACTTCCAAGTGATAGAAGTGTTGAAGACTTCAAGACTCATCCTGCATTACTTCGTGAATGGCTTCGTAACGGTTTGTACTGGTGGAACTCACACAAATTGAAGAAACTCAAGAAAAAGTACCACAACATATATGAATTGTTCATTGGTAATACTTTCTTTCACTCTTATCGAGAGTTTCGAGATTGGCAAAAGAATCCTCTATTTGGTGAGATTGATTGCAAGAAATTTCTGGAAGACTACTTCAATACCAAAATCAACTTTTAAGCCACATTAGGAAAATAATGTTACCTCATTCGTATTTATAAGGTTTGCCGTTGATTTCTCTAATATCCGTTTGCGACACCCTGTTATCATCGGCATCACGTTTTACAGGTTCGCCCTTCTTGCTTAACCGAGTACCACGATAATACATACAAGGGAAACGAGAGCCAAAATCATAACCCCACGAAAACTTCTCTACACGAATAGTCTTGTAATGGTCGGTTATAATATCACCAATCTTTACAGGATTGTTTGTGCTGGCAAATTCTCTTGCAATTACTTTCATCTTTGCCTCATGTTCTTCTTCAAGAACATTCTTTGCTTTCAAATACTCTTCTCTGTTCATAATATTATTTGTTACGTTATAGCGATAATGTGGCAATGAATATCGGGCTAATAGATGTTGACGGTCACGGATTCCCAAATTTAGCCTTGATGAAGATTTCAGCATACCACAAGCGTTGTGGTGATACGGTAGATTGGTATTCCATCTTTGACCACTACGACATTGTATATATGAGCAAGGTGTTTACCCACAAGCCAGACTATGATCAAGTGATACCAAATGCAGACAGGATAGAGAAAGGTGGTACGGGTTATTCCATTACCAAGCAACTTCCGACAGAGATAGACATGTTGCAGCCGGACTACTCGATATACCCTACCATTGACAAACGCACCGCATACGGTTTCCTTACCAGAGGTTGCCCGAATAAATGCAAATGGTGTGTTGTACCAAAGAAAGAGGGTCTTATCCGTCCGTATATGGACGTTGACGAGATAGCCATTGAAGGCAGAAGCAGGCTTATCCTCATGGATAACAACATAGTAGCTTGCGACTACGGATTGCAACAGATTGACAAGATTATCAGTCGCCGTTACAGGGTTGACTTCAACCAAGCCATTGATGCCCGTCTGATAACCGATGATGTTGCAAAGCAACTTGTTAAGGTGCGTTGGCTTGACGGTTACATTCGTCTCGGCTGTGATACCAGGCAGCAGGTCGAAGTGTGTGAAGATGTCATTGAACGCATGTTTGCATTTGGCTATACTGGCGGATTCTTGCTCTATACGATGCTTCACGGCTCGTTAGATGAGTGCTATGAACGTGTATCGCACTGGAGAACAAAATATGCTTCAAAGGTAAGATGTCAGGCTCAACCGATGCTGGACTTCAACAAGCAGAAACAGGACATTCCAAAGTGGCAGCAAGACATGGCTCGTTGGTGCAACAAGCGTTGGATATATGGTGCATGTGACTTCAAGGACTATGAGCCACGAAAGGGATTTCATTGCGCAGAATACTTCAAGTAACGTCACATTATCGCTATAATGTTTGTTCCGTATGCTACAATGACATTGCAGCAGCAGTTCTCTCTGCTTTTATATTGATTCTTACGACTTTCCCGTTCTTGTCTCGCTCGTAGAAAGCAATAAGTTGGCAGTCCTCGTAGAGCCACAGACGTACATTGTCTTTGCTCTCTAAAAGAAAACGAATCATCGCTTCACCTGCCATTTTTCTATACTTTCTGTCAAGAGGGAAATAATCAGTACCTTCAATGCCAGAAACTTTGCCTCTGCTTTTCATCGGAACACTCGGTGTCATGCTAAACTCAAAACACTGCTGCAACTTGCACAGAAGTTTTCTCGCACCGTTGATCTCGGCACTCTCAACCATCGAACTCGGCAGGTCCCACGCAGGGGAGGCAGTTACGCCCCTCCTGTGTGAAGATGTCATCTGAGTTTTGTCACTTTGTACCTTTCCCATAAGCGATCCAAGTTTAATGATTCTACTTCTATCTTGATAGGCTTTACCAGCTTGTGCCAGTATTCGCCGTATCTTCCCTTACGTTTGATGTCTGTTAGCATCTTCTTGCAGAAACGCTCGTAGTTGTAAAGACACATACCATTCATTATCTTCTCATACATGGAGCCGATCACTTCTGGTACGGATTCCATTGCCTTGCGCTCACCCATTTGCAGGGTTTTCATCGCGTACTTCATAAGACATGGATATAGATAGTTCTGCACATGGTGGTTTATTTCATCCATCTTCAATGTCTCAAAGTAGTGCAAGGTCATAAGGCTCTCGTCGGCTACCAACTGCAATTTCCGTTTCCTTTCCTCTAAGGTGTCTGGCTTCGGACTTGAGTGTCGCTGCATATAACGCCAATAGCCTTTCTTGTCTTCAAGAATAAGGTTGTCGGCACAGATATTATGACAGTTCTCGTCACGGTAGGTAATGTAGTCACCTGCTTCGTAACCTCGCAACCAAGTCTCGGCTACCAACCTCGCGGCTTGCCAGTAATGGAGTTTCCCATGCATCATAATGTGAAGCCTTACCGTAGCCCTGCGACCTGTAATGGTATGGCAAACAATAGCCTTCTTCGGCTTACCATTATATCGGAAATGCCCGTCACGGCTACATTCAAGTCCAGGCACACTATTCACTGGCTTGTAAACGGTTTCTGTCATTACGAATGGAGTTTCATGCCGTAGCGGTCAAGTATCAATTTGTGCGCCCATTCGGGAACACTTGTCTTGTCTGTCTTATGCTCATTCAGATAACTTTCCAGTTCCTTCACATAGTGCTGGAGCAATGCCACAAAGTCACTGTCTGGTGTCTCACCGCCTTGGATGCCGAACCTGTCTTGTATATACCGAACGTCGTTGACGAATTTCAGGTTAAGTACAATTTCTTCCTCGCCGCCACCATACACATATACAATAGCCATGATTCTCGCACTCGTATCGGTAGTGATGGCTGGAATACCAGCCGACATGCAAGCGTCAAGCCAGTCACGTTGTAGTTTCGTTGCTTGTTCTCTGTTCATAGTATTCTACATCAAAACCCGGGCAAGTTCATCGCTTACTTCGCGAATGGAAGTGCGACCGCCAAACAAGGGTATCAAGTCTGTGTCAAGAAATCCTTTCAGACTTTTCAAATAAAACTTTTCAAAGTTATCAAGGTCAACTATAGTCCAATCCTTATTCCGCTTACGGAATCCTGTATTACAGTCGTGGGCGCACTTCTCTTTGAAGATACGCCCACAATGATTGCACTTAAATCTCATTTACTTGATCTGGTAGTTTGAAACGGAAACATGCACGGAAATGTGGATTCATCGGCTTATTAACGTCTGGATGATAGCAAACACCATTCGCAAATGCGTCATAGCCATGCCACTTACATTCCTTGCAGTAGAATTGTAGGTAGTCCATTGTGCTATAAAGAGTTTGATTTATATTATAAATGAATTACTTTTGCAAAATCTTCATTCGTCATTTCGTTTTTCGCCTTTGTCATACACATGGTGCGGATCAATACCCGTCATGTCGATTATCAACTGACGAATACGCTCACCAAACTCTAACGCTTCTTTCTCACGGATGCGACCTTCCTTGATACCGATGTTTGAACACACATGATTGAAGAGCAAGGCAACATTCATCACGTCTTCTTTGTCATAGTTCAAATCGTAAGACCATCGGTCTGCATCTGCCATGAGACAGATTTTAGCCCATTGTTCAATACCATCCTTGATGTGGACGTTAATTTCTTGAATTTGTTGTTTTCCCAATTCATTCATAATTGCTAAAACTTCTATTTAATTCGCTTTCTATCTCTTTTTCTACAAAGCAAATGGGCATAGTTATGGCTTTGGTGCGTTGATGAAATGCAAGCCGTTTCTCGCATTTCCACTATTGATGGCGTTCCAAAGTGACTTGTGAGATAGACCTAATCGCTCACAACATTCTCTGATGGAACCAAACACCTGCCCCGTCTCTACACACATCACTGGACGTTCCCAATACTTCTTAGGCTTTACCTTCTTAGGTTTATTGACAATAAACGTCTCCTTGATGACTTCACACTTGCGGGGACGCTCGATTGATTTCTTCCAGCGTAAGCCAGAACGTATAATCTCTTTCTCTACCTGCTCATGTGTAAGGCTCTCAAAGTTTTGCATGTCAAAGACGCTAATATCGCAATCCTTGTGAAGTGCCTTGATGGTTATGAGATCGTCCAGATTCTCTGAGTAATACGAATTGACATTCTTGCCACAAACAAATACCGAAATGAGATAGTTTTGATTCATTCATTCAATATATTTGCCGCCGTTCCATGCGATTTTACGCGAGGTCAGTCATCGTACTCGGCGTAGGGGTCAACATTGCGATCTATGACATAGTACATGACTCCGTTTTCGCCCATCTTCGACTTGGAATCAAGTTCTGCAAGTTCCTCTTGTAGTCTCCTCTCAAAACTTTCCTCACCATCGTCACAACAGATAAGGTAGTCTGTCCTCTGAGCATAGATGGCAGCACGACGTAAAGCGTAAACAGCTTCTTCCATTCTTCTCAGAATCGGATCTGGGAAAGCATAGTTCATTGGCTGTTTGTGAGTTTCCTCAAACTCCTGCCTTTCGTAGAAACTCCATTCCTGTTTAGGTATGGGTTTACCACTCAAAATGACTTCCTGCTCTATCTAATCTGCAATGTTTTCGATGTGCCATTGCTTGTAAGAGAATTTACCTCCGCTCATAGTAGTTTGGGTTAATGGTTTGATATATGTGGGTGCTTACGCTTATAGTTCGGGTCTTTCTCACGACCTTTAACTTTGTCTGCGGCCATGGTAAGTAAATCGTCCTGGGTCAAACCAAGAATACCTGCGATATGGAATACAACTGCGTTGAGGTCTGCGAGTTCGTCAATGAAATCGTCAAGATTCTCTTTGTCATTAAAGATGTCCTTTTCGGCTGCTTCCATAAGTTCGCCATACTCTTCACGGAGTTTTACCAATCGTCTGTCAACGCTCGTTCCAAACTTTGCGTTGAACATTGCCAATATTTCTGTCTTTTCCATAATCAATAGCGAAATTTTGTAAAGTGAATAACTGCTAATGGCCCTGTGAGGTCGTATCTCGAAAACCAGTTGCGCCAGTCACCAAGAGTAAGTCCGTCGTTATGTGCAAGTACATCGGCAGAAACGGAACAGATTTCAACATATATCGGATGAATAATTGCGCATCCCGCAACTGTCATTCTCTGCAAACCGATACCGTCCTCTTTCGTCAGAACAGCAATCTCAACCTGCTTACTGCAGTAGGGTTTGCCAGTCCACTGTCTGATGCAAAGACAAGCCCTACCAGCATTGATCTCGTCAAATCGTTTCTTCCACAACTCATAGTTGGCACGGATGGTATGGAGTTTAAGCCAGTCACCATCTGACCTACCGATGGCTGCAAGAAACTTATCCTTGAATCCAGTAGGCTCACCATTGCGAATATGCGTCACAGGAAAGACCTGAGACAATGTGATTACGTATTTCTTCATCGGATAAAAAGGACAGCCCTGCCATCACAAAGATAACAGGACTGTCACCAAAGGTAAAGTGAATAAATAAAGTGTTCCGTATGTTGTGATTGCACAGCAATCAATCAATCCTTGTCTTTCTCAGCAGAAAGAGTTTGGAGGTGCTTGCCGTTTTCCAGAACATCAAGGATTCTGGTCTTCACAATGTCTGCGATTTCGTAGTCTGCGTTGGAGTCCTTATAGACCTCATCCTTGATGGCCTTGCGTGCTCCTTCAACATTGGATGCCTGAACAAGATGGAAGTGTGACTGTACCTTCGTCTTGGTACGTGTGCCGCCCTTGCGAGTACGAACTTCTACCTCCTCGGTAATGCAGACCTTGACCTTGTAGAAGTTCTCGGCTTCGGCATCGTCGCTGAAACAGATAGTGCCGTACTTAGGCTTGATCATGGCCGGAACCTTGATAGGACGGTTGTTGTACGTCATTTCGTCGCGGATGCGCTTCTCACCGTCAATGAAGGTGGCGGCTTCAACGACATAGCGTTCTTTCGACTCTTTAGAGATACCTTTCTCATTGGTTTCGTTGAAAGCAATAGTAGCCTCCATCCAAAAACCGCTGCGATTTCTTAAATTTGCCATTGTTCTTCTTTTTTTATTGGTTATACTTAAAGTTGGTGTCTTTCGGTTTTCCCGAAAGGTTATTTGCGTGCTTTGATTCTCGCCTTGTTTCTGCGCTTCCAGCGTGCATGAGTGTGATTGCTCTTCTTCCCCTTTTGGGGTAGGAAGTCACGATGCTCATGCTCACATGGGAATACAGCGTTTGGACCAGGTAGCGGTACTAACGGGTACATCTTCTGAAATTCATAACGATTCATGTAGGGAACTTTGATAAGATGTGTTTTGTTCTTTTTCTTCTCTACTCTGTAGAAGTAGTCAGTGTAACGTCTTGATAAATGTGACATGTTTTGGTATGATATAATGATTGAACATATTCTTTCGGTTGTGTGTGACGCATATTCGTACAAAGCTTTTCAGTATAAAACAAGTGTGCTCACTACAAAGATAACAAAAAGTGTAATTATTAACAAGAATAATAGAGAATAGTTATCGTATCGTCGGCGATGCCTGATGTCCCCACGGGCATAGAAGACAACTTCATGTTGAGCACCGGGAAGAATTGCATTGAGTACATCGTACTTGTCAGCTTTGTAAGCTATTTCAAATACGGACATTCCAAAATAATAAGGGGAGTAGGAATAATAGCAATAACCTCCATATTGCTCATGGACTCCACTGACAACTCTCTTGATGGCGTTGACCAGTCTCGGATAATTCTGTTTCTGGTATTTCTGTTTCATATTCTCTTGTTTTTTGGTGTCCCCCATCCGTTCAAACGATAAACTTCCGCTCTCGCTTCTTCCTTCGTCTTGCAGTCCTTGACAAAAGAACCTTCTCCTCCACCAGTCACAACAACTGTGCGCATCGCATTAGCGATGGGAATATCACGCCAACGCCAAATACCCCACAAACTACCATGTGGCGCATAGTAGTATTCCCCATCCTTCCTATTCATGGCAATTGAAGTAATAGGTGGTGTCTGTCTCATAGGAAACTCTCTCGGACAATACAAGTGACAAACTATCACGCTCATATTCCGCATGAAGCCTTGCGACACGCTCTTTGGCAAAAGTGATAAACCAGCACAACAAGATAATACAGACCAATATGGCAACTATCAGCGATGCACGAAACTCACGCCGACAGAAAGCATTGACGGACTTCCACATGGCGAAGGCAATACTTACAATGCCTAAGATGAGTGAAAGAAAGATGCGGGTCAAACCCTCGAATAAGTCACATACGCCGGAGAGACAATAACTCTTCCAGTTCTTGAATGTTTTGAAAAGTATCATAATGTTTATGTTTTTGCGATGGCTTCTACAACAGAGCCGTCTGGTTGAACGAAATAGTATTTACCCCATTCCAATCCAAAGTCGTGAATGAAATCATCCAGTTCTATCAGCGACACCTTGCCTAAGTTACGTATGCACGACAGTTCAGACTTACGTTTGGAAACCAAGTCTCCTATGGTATAAATATCTGCCGATCGTAAGCAGTGAAGCGTTCTCACACTGAGGTCACATTGAGACAAACGCATGGTTAATATGTTTGGTCTAACATCTTCACTTTGCTTGATTTCGCATTGAATCTTTTCGTGGGTTCTTGTGTTTAGACGGAGGGCATCGACTTCCGCAAGCAGTTTGTCACGTTCTTCTTTCAATTCCCTGTAACTTTCAATGTGAACACTGATGTCGAAAAGTTTCTTGCGGATTAGTTGCTTGATACGCTCTGACGTAAGGTTGAAGGTTTTTGCAATGGTCTTTATATCATCACCTGCAAGCAACATCTGGAGAACCTTACAACCGCTATCTGTTTCTGAGGAATCTGGCTGTATGACATCGTATAGCACTGGAAGAACATCAAGAAGAGCCTTGCGACTATTGACCAATGCATTGTTACCTTCTATACATTTACGGAGTTCTATAATGCTCTCTCTGTAATATTCTTCAAGCTCTTTCAGTCTTTTCTTGTAACTCTTGATGCTTTCTTCCATCACAACGAAGACGTTTATAGAGTCTTCAACTTTCTGCAAACTCTCACGATGGATAAACTGAGTGCCATCTATCATAACGCCATTCAGAATACCTTTCTTGACCCAATTCCTGATTGTCTGCCTGGTCACGCCAAACATTTCGGCGACATCACTTGCTTTGATATATTTCTGTTCCATAACATTTATGCTACTTTTTGCAATTCCTCATACAGAGCCTCACACAATACCCTGCTCATGTTCACCTCAACAGCATTGCCAATAAACTTTTTCTGTTCTGCCTGTGTGCCGATAAGAGTGTAGTCCTCTGGAAATCCCATGATTCTTTTAAGTTCCACAATCTTCAGCATACGCATCTTTATGTCAACGATACCGTACATTGCCATAAATTCCTTGACTTTATTCGTCATAGGAGAATCATCGTCATAAATAGCTATGCCAATGCCTTTCTCTGTACTGATTAAGTATGGAGGCATCTTATCCATTCTTGCTATCAAAGTAAAACATGGCTTATCAATACTGCCACCTTCACTCTGGTACTGAGGATTCATAAGGTACTGAGCAGATACGAGATTCTGCTTTGGAGTGGCAACGACCGATGGAGATGGGCTGTCAATTTCTGAAGGTGTGCCGTTTCCGTACTGATTATCCAAGAACTGACAGTTAGCAATACCGATTTGATTGACTGTGCAAATGGTAGGTGCTGGCTCTTCAATGGAACTGCCTGTGTTGTTGAATCGGTAGTTTACAATGAACTTAGGCTTAACCAATCCAAATCGTTCTTTCGTCGTTACCGTAGGCGACGGATTTTCTATTGTCTTGTTGAATCCTTTGCCGTAGTAGGCAGTAATGAAAGCATGGTGATCAACTGTTGTGATAGAACCTGCTGGTCTGTCAATGGAAATATTCTTGTCTTCTGGACGACCACTGAATTGCTTTGACAGAAAATTTACTTTTACCTTCGCAAATCGGTTCTCAGTAGTAACGACACCACAAGGCTCTTCAATAGACTTCACTGTATCTTTTGGATTGACGGTATTGTAACGCATCAGATAGTTCTCATGGCGTTTCTTACCACCTGCGACAAACTTCACAAGTCCGGCATAGATACGTTCCAAAGTACGCTCACACAAAGGTTTCTTCTTCTCAAAAATGCTACAGCCTTCGTCTTCGAGGTCTAAGACTTCTCTGACTGGTTTCCACTTCTCATAGACTTGGAAGAGACTGTTTTCCTCAACTTCTTTCGCATGAGTCGGTACAGGAAATGCTATTGGAAGTCCGTGACGGGCAAACTGACCAAAGAAACGCTTGCGACTTGTGTATGCACCAAAGTCGGCAGCATTGAGAATACGCCAATCAAAATCATACCCATATTGCCGTACATGACGTACCCATCTGAGATAGGAACGACCCTTGTCTTTGCTAACAGGCTTTCCGTTCTCGTCTAACTCACCCCAACACATAAATTCCTCTACATTCTCGATCAAAATGTAGTCAGGATTCAATGCTTCAATGTATCGGAATAGGTGTTCTGCGAGAGTACGAGAGTCTGCATCCCTCGGCATACCACCTTTGGCACGGCTGAAATTCGTACATTCTAAACTGGCCCACAATACAACTAATGCGTCAGGATTCTCACGTTTCTTATTCTCCAAATGCGATACCAAAGGCGAAAGTTCAAGCGTGCGTATGTCTTCTGTGAAGTGTAGGGTATGTGGATGGTTGGCAGCATGAGAGGCAATAGCATTTGGGTCGTGATTGACACAAGCTATTACTTCGGCACATTTTTCACCATTTACAAACGCTTTTTCTACACCACTCGATGTACCACCTGCGCCACAAAACAGGTCGATATATAAAAGTTTCCTTGCCATAATCGTTCAGTATATTACTATGTCTTAGTAACTCTCATCCGTCACGCAAACATATCGGGCGTGACAACTATCTTCTGGTTGATAATCTTGATGTAATCTGGATTCAGCTCATAGCCGATAAAGTTCCTGTTGTATGTCCGGGCTACCCTTGCAGTCGTACCGCTACCCATGAACGGATCAAGAATGATACCACCTTTCGGACAACCTGCAAGGACGCAGGGTATGATAAGCTCTTCGGGATAGACTGCGTAATGGGAATTAGGGTCTGGCTTGGTATTTACAAGCCACACATCACGCTTATTCCTGTTAATGTGACAAATCAAAATGGGACTTCACCTTCTGGAGGCGGTCCAAAAGGGTCATCAGTAGTAGCCACCGTGTCAGTGGCGTTAGTCGCTGGCTCACCAAACATCACCGTCTGCCTACCAATATCTCCCCTCCAACCATATACTACCTTTTCCTCATTCGTGTTCTTGAACCGACGGCTTTCTATCTCGTAATACATACCACACAAGAAGTCCTGGACTCCCATCATGCGGTTCTTTGCGACCTCAATGACATTACCGAAATTGTAGAATGTCTTGATGTATTCGACACCAAAGAAATCTCCACCTGTCTTTCTGAAGTCGTTGTTGACGCGATGGATAATGAAGATATTGTCTGCCGCATCGGTAATGTTTCCAGTACCGCTAATGTCATTCTTTCGGATGAATGTTGTTGTCTTTCGTGGATGGGCAACGAGAATGATATGCACTTTCTCCTTCTTGGCAAAGTCGCATATCTGCTTGATCAGTTCCTTTTGCTTGTTATTGCTGTCACCGTTGAAGATGTCTATGTCAAGTGAAAATAGATTGTCGAGGATGAAGATTCTGACACCTGCTGCAAGCAGCTCCTTCATGTCGGCAAATATCTGTTCCCATTTGTTTGAGTATTCGTTATTGTAGAGATAAAACTTTCCGTCAAGCCAGTTATCAATGTCGTGAGAAATCTCGTTCGGAACAAACCAGTACTGACCATTTAATGACTGACGAAGACATTCCTTTCCTGCAGCCACCATCTGAATCCATGTCTTCAACACATCGGGGCGAAGCTCACCACTCCACAATGCACATTTGTACTTCTGTTGAATGGCATTAAGAATCAAAGTATTCAGCCAAGAACTTTTGCCGGAAGAGTTCGAGCCACTAACTATTGTCAATTCACAGAAGAACAAGCCCTTGATGGCTTTGTCTAACTCCGTAAAGCCAGTCTTGAAATGTTCAATGTCGTTGATGTTGATTTTCTGAATATCTTTCAACGAAAACCATTTCTTACCCAACTCTGGCGTTTCAGGCTTGATAACTGGCTGTTGCGGCTGTGATACCTGTTGTGGTGCTACTTGTGGTGTACCCGAAAAGGATAGCGGTCTGTATTGTGGTTGGTATGTCTGCTGATAGTTATGTCTCGGTGCGTATGCGTTAGGGTCAAGCATCTGCCTTACCTCTTGCCATGTGTGCTGTTGGCAGGAGTTATGAAGACATGTGTACTTGATTGCGCCGCTTGCCATCTGAATGATTGCGGCATCCTTACCTCTATGTTCTTGGTTGAAAAAGCAGTGGTCTAATACGTACTTCGTCCATTTCGCACAACTCTCTTTCTTATATTGGACGTTATGCTCATTAAGGAACTTCTCTAAGTCAAACAACTCATTGCTTCCACCGCTATGATAGGGATAGGGCGTTGTGGGCTTTGGCTCTTCTTTCGGTAAAAGTTTCGCTACTGCCTGAAACAGCGAAATGTCATTGACCTTTATCTCTTTCGGCACATAGACGATTTCTGACATTCGCCACGGACGTTCAGGAAGGTTAGCACCTTTCTTTGCCGTCGTACCGTATAGCTTGCATATTCTTGCTGCGTTGAATACGGCTTCGTCAATATCTACCTTTTCATCGGTAAACATCAATGAAACCGACTGGAGGAATCGTGAAAGCATGTCTCTCACTTCCTCTGTGTTCGGCATATCACACTTGTAAATGGTGTGCCAGCCGTTGCCGCTTTTGCAGATTACGGGGTCACTGAAACCTACACTGCGCAAATAGAGGAATACCTGTTGCGCTTTCTTGTGAGCAAGTTCAAACTCTTCGTCGGTAGCGTTTGTGCCAACCACGCGAACAGGGTCATAATCAATCAATACCCAAGATCGATGTGTGATATTGTTGTCCGATGTCGTAGTCTTTGGAGACTTCAATATCTTCTCACATTGTGCGCGACCGTAACACCCTTCGTCAATGTCGTTGAGCGTGAAATAGATTTGCTCATCTGGCAGTTCCTCGTAAGGCTTAATGTCTTCTATGAGCTTGTCTATATTTTTATAGTAGCCACTATATTGGAACTTTCCAAGTATTCTGATTTCAACCAACTCGGAATCGTTCTTGAAGACATGCCACCATTGACGCAGGGTATTCTCGTTAATCATTGTCTATTCCTAAGACTTTCACCTCTAAAGACTACAGGTGTTGTCAATGCACGTAATCTATCTAATGTACGCTCTCCGTACTTCTCTTTTATTTCGTTGATGGAAAGGTTGGTCGTGACAATCAATATCCAATTATTTCGTTCTGAATCATCCACAAGCTGATTAAAGACATTTCGCCGCTCGCCAAAGTTTCGAGTGTCATATTCAACACCTATATCATCGACAAATACAATAGTGCCTAACAGTTCGTCGTAATCTCTTGCTATGGAATATGCCCTAATCTTTCCGATTTTTGCATACGAATATGTCTTCTCTATAATTGGAAGGAGGATTCTCTCGCAAATGAAAGTCTTGCCACGACCGCCATCGCCGATACAGAGTAGCCCTTTGCCTTTATTGTCGGAAAGCCAGTCTGCAACGCAGTCGTATTCCTGCAGCCATTCAGCATGTTCACCAAAAAAATATCTCAGACCTCTCTCTATAAGCTCTTTTGAGTTATCCACGCTGATACGCATTGGATCGTTCTTCTGACCGAACAGGTCTATATCTTCCATCATCATTTCCATAAATCCATACTATCATACTTTCCAGTATTGTTACCATGCAATATGACACCTATTTCCTCCCTGCTTTGCGGGGAGCTGGTGTTTTCGCATCGTTTTCTCTCCCATGTTCTACAAGCAGCTCGCCAGTCTTTCATCTTATTCTTCCCTACAAGCCAGCCTTTACTCTCATAGAAGTTCACGAAAGCATCGGCATCGAAGTGAAATCCCTGTTCAAGAATAAAGGAATGCACCTCATCTACCGTTGGCGGCACAAATAACCGCGATTTCTTCTTACTTGCGATAGCAAGTTCTTCTTTTTCTTTTTCTAATTGTTCTATTCTTTCTTCTAATTCTTTTATTCTTTGTATGTGGTTGTTCTCATTATATGTTGCTGGTTGATTGCTGGTTGATTGCTGGTTGATTGCTGGTTGATTGCTGGTTGATTGCTGGGTGGTCGTTTCCGAAGAGCGTTTCCAACTATCATATTTACAGATAGTTATAACACTAAACTTGTTGGTTGATTGCTGGTTGATTTCACCGCTTTTTATTAAGTGGTCGATGGCGGTTCGTATTCCTTGCTCACTTATACCTAAGTCGGAAGATAGTTGTTTTCTTCCTGTTACAACCTGTCCTCTCAATACCTTCACTCCCATATATTCACCATCCTGATTTTGGGCTTTTAATAGAAGGTGAAAAAAAACACGGAACGTATTGGCATCACGATACCAACCCCACTTTTCTATTTCACGCGATATAAGCATATAACCTTTGCTATTCAAAACAATTCAAATTTAGTAGTGACGTGCGAAACCAATCACACGGCACTTGAGTGATAGCGTCTTTGGTCGGACACCTTTCAGTAATCAATACGCAGTTGAACGACTTTCAAACCATTTCTCCTGCAAGCCTCAAAGTAGGCAGGAATAAAGGTATTCGCGTCGAACCAACGCTTACCCATACAATGAAGAATCCAATCATCCTCGTCAAGACGATCACTTTCAATAACGTAGTCTGACCAGGCATTGAACATATCACCCGATGGAGAAAGAAACCAATCATTGTTGAAATCCTCATAACCATCAGGACATTCATTACGCATACGACCACCAATCTTATGACGTGTGTCTATAATCCTATCGTTCATGTATGTTCATCTTTTTATATGAGCCTAATATCATTCAACTTACCGTTGTAGCCAAGTGTGCGAGCCAATGAATATGCGTCTGACTTACTGAAACCAGTAACAACAACAAATTCATCGGCTATCACACATATATACTCTTTTCGACTAACCACGTCTTCCGCAGTGTGGCCAAATCTTACATCAACGGACTGCTTCTTATCCATTAACCTTCGGAATTGTGGTTGTCAATCAGAATGGCAGAACTTCCGCACCAACGTCACCGTGCGGTGCTTGTCCTTGAGGTTGTGGGGGGAATGGTGATGCACTCTGCTGAGGTGGCGGTGCTGCTACCTGTTGAGCTTGTACCGTAGGTTGAGGTTGTGCCACAACAGTTTGTGCCTGTTGTTGCGAACCATGTTTTGTAACATTAAAACAGGAAATCCTCGGAAACCATCTGCCGTTCCATTCACGACCGTCAATATCGAAACTGATAGTTACGGTCTCGCCAATCTGGATATTGAACAGTTTAAGCCTATCCTCTCCAAATACCTCAAAAGGTATCTTCTTAGGATATTGCTCAATGGTTTCAAGAACGAATGTTTGAGTACACCACGGATTTCCAGTACGTTGCGATACGCCACTATTCGCTGGCAATATCGCTATAATCTTTCCAGTTGCTTCCATTTTTACTTGTATTCGTTAATGATAGACGGCATGTTGTTTATGCGGTTAATCTGCTCACGGAGATAGTCAACACCAAGTTTCGTGCGTTCCAAGAGAAGTTCCTGCATTTCCTTTTCGGCAGGAATACGCAGCACCTTCAGTTGCTTCGACTTCGAGGTGCGAGGGTCGTAACTGATAAAGTCACAGAAATCAACATTGTAGCCAAACTCACGTTCAACGCAGATCATGTTGTACTGACACTGGACGTAATACTGGAGGTTGTCCTCTTTCAAGTCATCTGGCTTCTCAAACAGGAAGTGACGCATGTGTACGGATGGATTGAACGGACATTTAATCTCAATGATTCCGTTTGTTCGTCCATCTGTTTGCGCATCGTTGTTTTCCCGCAATGAATCACCACCTAAACGAATCACGCCATCTGGCGAACCACCTGCGAAGTTCTCAAAATCTTTTAGGGCGATAAAAGGTGCGTCGAGGATTTCAAATCCTGTTACTTCCTTGTATCTGTTCCTTGCGCCCTCTTCCCAGAAAGTTCCCCACTGCATCGCCTTGGTCTCAAACTTACACTCTTCCATGTATTCGATGAAAGAGTTTTCCGGCATATACATTTCGGCAATCTTCTCGTCGAGATAAGTGTAGGTTCCAGAACTGAAAGGAACTTCTTTCGTGGTGACACGGCTCTTAGGATTGGTCTTCTTCCATTCTGCAAGTTCGTCATCAGTCATTGCTACCTTGCTATTGTTCAGCAATACGTAACATTCCGATGCTGTGATTTTGCCTTTTCTGGCAAGATACCACTCTCGCGTTCGTTGCAAATCGTTTGCCATAATCAATTAGCCGTTGTGCCAGCCGCATCAGCGGGTGGTTGGTTGAACAAATCACTGCTTGGGTCAACCTCTTCGGCGGTCGCGTCCTGAATGGATGGCTCGTTGTCAACGTAGTCAGCAGCAAAGTAGTCTATATTCAAGTCTTCCACATTGTCGGAATTTACTTTGACGGCAGCTTGATCGAACCTAAGAGCATTGACCATTTCAATGGACTTCGGTGCATACTTGAGGATAGACTTTAAGACGGTCTTGCAACCCATTTCGTCATAGTTTGTCTTCCAAGGCGAAGTCCATCCTTTCTGTACGGCTTGGGAATACCTCTGCGCGTGCTTGTCAACTTGTTCTTTCGTCCAGTAAGCACACTTTACGAAACCATTGATTAGTTCAAATTTAGCATAATAGCCAATAACGGTGTCAGACTTCTTCTTTGACTTGTCAAACACCCAATCCTCGTTGAACTCGTCACCACTGACAAGTTCACCGTCATGGACGGGAACGGTAAGAATGCGCTTGAACTGACCACTACGCTGACAGAGCTGAAGCAGTCCAAGGTAGCCAACCTGTATCTGTGCCTTTGCACCGTAGGGGATGATGTAGCATTGACCAAGTGTGGGGACAACTTGCAACTGCAAGGTCGCTGCAACCATGGCCGAGCCTACAACAGACATAGCATCGCACTTCCTCAGATTCGGATTTCCGTTGACAATAGAGATAAGTGACGATGAGAAACTGGCGGCGATATTGGGATTACCCCACACCGCGTTCAACTTTGACACCATCGCGGGCATCGCCATAATGTCAGATACCGTTTTCTTTGGTTGCTGTGTCGCAACCTGCGTGTTGTTTGCCATAAAAATAACGTTATTTAATTGGTGAATAATCTGTCAGTCCGAGAATGGAGAAATAACCCCTTGCAGGATCGTCTGGAAACACATTTGAAAAGTATTCATACAAAGACTTTCCAAATTTCCAAGACATGTTCGGACTTTCAAGTAGTTCATGGTCGGAGATTGTCTTCAGCAATTCGCTGTTCAATGGAATATAGGTCTTTGTGGCATCGAATACTTCCGGCTTTGTTTCTGACCAGATAGCCGTACCGAATGGACGTGGGCGAACCATCATCATCACGAAACGCACAAACTTGTTTGGCAGGTATTCAATAGATGTTGGCATCTGACCAATGCCAGAGAACATATCACACAGCACTTCAAGCGTTGCGTCACGAACATCGGTAGTTTCCATTTCCTTGATGCCGGACAAAACTTCTTGAAGAATGGTGCTTCCGTTGGAGTAAATCTTGTAAAGCCTACCCATCAACTGCCACCAGCTATGCAGGGTGTGGTTGGTCGTGAACTTGTTATAGACCTGCTGAAAGCGAGTCCAGTTCTTGCTCTTGTTAAGGACATATCCAAGAGGATTTCCATTGAACTTGTTATATGCCCACATAGCATTAGTGACACCCTCACTGCGAACACCTATGTTAAGCCAGCAAGCGGATATAGCCATGATTTCTATATCCTCAATAGTTCTATATTCCGAAACATACTGCTCAATGTTCTGCTGAATGAAGTATCGTTCAGCAGAACAAGCATAATGTATAAGATTGTCTTTTGTTATCATCATCTGGTTATGGCGCATGTATGCACAAAGAGAACAAAAAAAGTCAGCCTAATCTCACGACTAAGCTGACCTCCTACAAATTACTTTGTAACGTCTAATTAAAAAAAACATGGTTAAGAATGTATAGAATAGAAACGGGAGTTAATCAAAGAGGCTGGGTGATTGGGAATCTCGTCGCTCAACACCGCCAACCTCAACAAGTGTGAACTCTATCCTGGGATTGTTCTTGTCAATGAACTTGTTCGCAACAATCTTCACACAGTTTCTGTCATTCTTGATGGCCTTGCAACCCTGCAAGCAGTCAAGTAATCCCTTTAACGAATTATCCAAGTCAGGCTGGTTGCTCTGGAAATATACATCGGCATAAAGCTCAAAGAAACCTTGAATGTTACGATTCCTATAAGCACCACACTGGAGAAAGAAGTTCTTCTCGTAAGTCTTCATTGCGGTGGTCTTTCCAAGAGAAGCGTGACCGCCAATGGTGATAATCCTATAGCAGTTACTCTTGCTCGGTACACTGCCCAATATCACTTGTTCATGTTTCATATTATATATCGTTCTGTATTTACCTGCGTCGTAATACCCAATTTTCGCACTCAAATTGCATACCCAAATACGCAGCCTTTTTCAATCCAGCTTTCACATCATCGCGTGTATAACTGCATACAATACCGTCTTCAATCTCATCCAAGATGTCCTCGGCAATCTGGGTTGCTTGTTCATTCCAGTTCATATCAAATGTTGTTTAGTGTAACTCATAATAGAACAAAGAAAAAGTCCACCTATTTTCACAAACAAGTGGACGCAGTGGTTAAAAATTCATCAGTTATGTATCGTGTATCTACGATAGCTCATACAAATAGCCACACCACCGTATTGTGATGGGGCTGCGGCACACCGATTGTCTGGCCATTTGCCAGAGAATCTGAATACACACCCTAAAAAAAGTTTTGAGAAAATGGGTCGTGGAAGTGCGCTACCACTCTCTCTCGTCCTGCAATAGTCGATCGTCATGCTACATATTCTTGAGCAATCAGACGTGATGAAGCAGATAGTAAATGTATGGCAGAACTTCTAATGGACATACCAAACGACCCCGTGCGAATCGAACGAACATGACGTTGAGTGTTTTATAGGGAGTTTCCTTTACGTCGAATTACTCTCCCTTGTTGCGGAAGGGCAGGACTCGAACCTGCGACCTCTGGCTTATGAAACCAGCGAGCTACCAACTGCTCCACCCCGCAATGTTAAAAACCAACCTATTTTCACAAACTGGTTGGATAAAATGATTTAATGAAATATAATGAATTACCGTTTTACCTATAACCAACTACTTTCACAAGCTGTAAGGTTATCTTCAAGTTACGTTGTCAGTCTGGATGGACTTGAACCATCGACCTCCACATTATCAGTGTGGTGCTCTAACCAACTGAGCTACAAACTGAGATATGCCGCGTACTGCGCTACCAGTATCTTTTATATATAATATAGGTATATATATAGGAGACATACTCCACGGCTAAAATTCGTATTCAGCCTTCAACTTTTCTTCACAGAGAGTACCATGCCTTTCGGTTTCCCAGAAAGGAGAATACCTCCTTCAGTATAGGCGGCTTTATCCCGCCAACCCCTTTTCCTACTATTCACCTTTGACTGGTTTTCGGCTGACGCAAGGGCTGCGACCGACTCTTCCGAGTGTGCGAGACTTACAGATAATACAAGTCCTTCCTGTATCGGTTGCCTATCACGTAGGCAATTGTCTGGATGCACGGTACACGACCGTCTGCCATTTCTCTTGCTCGCTATGTCTTTATATCGTTTTACCGATTATCGTTGTTTAGGAAAGCATCAAGGTCTCGCTTTTTGAAGAGCCAGCGACCTGCAGGCTTCGTACATGGGATGATTCCATCTGCAATATAAGTCTGCAACGTCCTGAAACAAACTCCGATGTAAGCAGCGGCATCCTTGCTCTTCATGTAAGTTTCCTTACCCATTGTTGAACTCCTCCAGTTTTACCAATAGTTTGTTGTCTGCATCACCAGTCTTCGTCACAAGGTTCAAACCTATCTGACGCAATTTGGTCTTGTTGAGCCAACTTGTCGTACTCTGCGCCTTTTTGCGCAAGTCTGCCGATGGGAATACGAGCGTCCGCACCTTGAAATCACGACGTTCTACCATATCCATGATGGCTTCTGTGCTGATTTTATCGGTCTGAATTGTTAAAAAAGCGTTTTCTGACATTTTTGACCTTAATGTTTCTATTGTTTTTACCAATAATCCAATTTTTATGCGTATATTTGCACCAGAAAATCAAATTGTCGTGAGACAAATGACCGTTTTATCTGCGTTTTCAACGCCTGTTCTTGGATTTCGCTTGCAAATGTACGGCGTTTTATCCGAATATCAAAATAAATTCTAAGATATTTACTCAATATCTTTGATTTTTAACAGGCGTTTACATTCATAATTTGACCTACAATATTCACTTTTTATTTATTAACGTCTAAATATCTTTAAGTTATGGTTAATGAAACATCAACTCCTTATGAAAGGCTGCTTCAGCTCAGAGAGTGGCTACAAGTCAACGATCCAAAGTGCAAGACCAATGAATCGCAAATCCTACGCAGATTAGGATTAGGGAGCGGCTACTTCGGCACATCGGAAAAACAGGAAAACAAGTCCCTGCGAGAAAGTACTTACAAGAAGATTGGCGAGGCATGGCCAGCCGTCAATTTGGAATGGTTGAGGACAGGCGAAGGCGAAATGTTCACAGAACCCGTCATTTTTGATGAAGAAACAGACGACGGCGTGCCATACTATGACGTTGACTTCCTTGGTGGATTCAACGATAGGGTCAACGACCAGTCAATCTACCCATCCTATTACATCAACTTCCAGCCATATAACAAGAAGGGTAACGTTTGGTGCAACATCGTCGGAGATTCCATGTCACCGCGTATCAATAGCGGGGACAAGATTTGCATACAGCCAGTGAACAGCGTTGACGATATAATCTACGGAGAAATCTACGCCATCATCACCGTCAATGATATGCGCACCGTCAAGTGGGTCACACGTTCACCAGAACCAGGCATGATTCGACTCGTTCCAGAGAACAAAGACCCACGATACGGCGACTATCAGGACATAAGAAAGACAGACATCTTTCGCATCTTCAAAGTCATCGGCTCACTCCGTTCATTCTAAACCGCGACACAAAATCGTACCACCTAATCATAACTTACAGATATACGATGCCTACAAAATCCCGACGGAATCACGAAAAAAGGATGAAATAGGTATCAAAGAAAGATGCCTATTTCATTAAATGGTTAGTATTCTTTTAGTTATTGTATTAGGTATTCTACGATTAAGTGACATTATAACGTGTACCACTTAAATACGCAGAAATACGCAATACTGCGCAATACTACGCAGAATTTGTGTACCAATCTCGTACCAAGTGTGTGTACCACTTTTAAGAAACTTAATTAAGAGAATATGAAGATAGCAAAAACAAGGGTTGTCTTTGACAGACACCACAAGGCCACAAAGAAAGTGGCTGCGTCAATTTACATTGAAGTTTCGTATGACCGTGTTCGCAACTTCTATAACACGGGAATCAAAGTTTGCTCTCATCAGTTCAAGGATGGGAAGGTAATCAACTGTGCGCAGATGGCAGAATACCAGGAACGGATTAACAACCTGCGTAACACCATCGAGAACTATATCAACGAGAAGGTAAAGGCAAAGGAAACATTTTCACTTGACAACCTCCATCAGTACATGGAAGGAAGGATATGTGGCAATGGCGATTCTTTCCTTCGCTTCATGCTCACAAAGATAATGGAACGACCTATTGCAGAATCAACCAGAAAAGGGCATATCTCTATTCATAGGACATTGAAAGCGTGGGGGCATATCCGGCAATTCAGTGACATTACGGAGGCTAACATCAAACTATGGGATGATTTGGCACGAAAGAACGCACAGAAAGCTAAAAGTGTGTGGAGCTATCATAAGGTCTTGAAGATATATATAAAAGAAGCCGTTATGCTTGGTTACATCGATCGCAATCCATACGACTACATGAAGTTCAAACGAGATAACCCGTCAGGACACCGCTTCATCACAATGGAAGAGATAGACAAAATAAAAGAACTTCAACTAACGGAGAAGGCTCTGATTGAAGCACGGCTATGCTTCCTGTTTCAATGCTACACAAGCCTATCATATTCCGACATGAGGCTTTTTGACATGGCTAATGTAAAAGAAGTGGACGGGAAATTGCGTATGCGCGGACTTCGCGTTAAGACACATGAGGAATATAACATCACTCTCATAAGACCTGCAATAGCCATTCTCGAAGAGTGTGGGTATAACCTGCCAGTTCAGGATATGCACTTCTACAACCGCAACCTACAAGCGATTCAATACAGGGCTGGCATTACAACAAGAATAACGTCACACGTAGGGCGACATACCTTTGCCACTACAATAGCACTTAAAAACAAAGTGCCTATTGAGGTTTTGCAAAGGGTTTTGGGACATAGCAGCATCAGGACAACACAGGTCTACGCAAAGGTACTACAGGAGTCTGTGGATGAAGAGTTTGACAGACTCGATGCCATTATCTAAGAGAAAGAGCGGGTAGGTCATTTCCTACTCGCTCTTTTTATATGGATTCTCAATTTCGTTTTCTGCCAGAACTTTCGCGTAGAAGTCGTTTTCCTCTTCCAGTTCGCGTATTCTCTTGATTAGCATTTCCACGTACTTCTTATATGTAGGTGTCTCAAACTGGCGTATCGTGGTTGGGCTGCAAGTACACATGTCAATGTCCTGTGACACAGCAACAGCCATGCAGCCCGGTATCAGAACTTTGCCTACACCTTTTATATTCGCGTAGTGGCATTTCATACGCTAACATCAGCTTTGATGTGCGGCCATGGATCGTAGTTTTCCAGAACAAAGTCCTCATACTTGAAATCAAAGAGGCTCTTCACGTCTGGGTTGAGTTTCATCGTCGGTAACGGACGTGGTTCGCGTGTCAGTTGCAGTCTGGCTTGTTCAAGATGGTTCAGGTAAAGGTGTGTGTCTCCTGTCGTATGAATGAACTCGCCTGGTTCTAATCCCGTCACCTGTGCAATCATCATACAGAGCAAGGCATAGGACGCGATATTGAACGGTACGCCAAGGAATGTATCAGCACTCCTTTGGTAGAGCTGTAGTGACAATCTGCCGTTTACGACATAGAACTGGAAGAGGGTATGACATGGTGGCAATGCCATTTTGTTGACCTCTGCGACATTCCAAGCCGACACTATCATGCGTCTGGAATTGGGATTTGTACGAATCTGGTTTAGGACGTACTCAATCTGGTCAATGACTCCACCATCGTAGTCAGGCCATGACCGCCATTGATGCCCGTAAACTGGCCCTAATTCGCCATTTTTATCAGCCCATTCATTCCATATCCTAACACCGTGTTCCTGTAAGTACCTAACATTGGTATCACCTTTGAGAAACCACAACAGCTCGTAGATGATAGATTTCATGTGCAACTTCTTTGTCGTCAGTAGCGGGAATCCTTCTGAAAGGTCAAAACGCATTTGGTGGCCGAAAACGCTCAAAGTACCTGTGCCAGTGCGATCGCCCTTCTGAACACCGTCATTCAAAATGTGTTCCAGTAAATTCAAATAACTTTTCATTGTTCTCTATTTTAGTTCGTTCATTTTCTTCTGGAATGAAGATGTGATGTTGTCGTAACGAACCTTCATCTTACGCAGAACAAACAACAATTCTTCTTTGTCCTGTTCAGAAGAAACACTAAGGATGCAAGCCTCCATGTCAGAGAAACTATCCTGCATCTTCATCAATTTCTTGATAGAAGACAGAAGAGCCATTCGCGCATTGTCGTTTGACATTTTACCACGACTAAGACGTTCAAAAACGGACTGGAAAAATTCTTTTGTTCCATAATCAAGACCATCGCAGTCGTTGACAGCATCTGCAAGTTCACTAAAGCGTTCTTGCATCAGTTTGTAGTTCTTCTCAAACTTGCTATAATACGCCTTGCGCTCTTCGTCGTATTTCTTGAACTTGGCAATAATAGCATTTTTCTCTTCAATAACCTTTCTGAGACGCTGCAATTCACCTTTCAACGTCAGTTGAAGATTTCGATTTGACATGTTAGCCCTAATCTCATCTTCAGACAATTTTTGACCAAAATTTTGCGAAAAATTTGATTCCATAATACATATATATTTATTTTAACCAATATTGGAAGTTAATATATTCTTGTTAAAACCAAACTCCCGATTGAGTGAGCCGTTGAAGTATAGTTTGCCCTTACCCGACAAAGGCAGTCGGCAAACTATTCAATGTCAAACTCCCGCATATCGGTCGCCGTACATTGGGTGGATTCAAGCGTCTAACCACCTCTCCCGTTCTTTTTCGTTACGCTAACGTTGGTGCAAGTGGTCGGGATTTCGTCTTCACTTCTTGGTGCGCACACCCCTTGTTCCAAGTTTTAAGATTGCCGCCCAATGTCTAATCGTCATGCGATCTTACCCCGACGGCAAAATGGGTATAAAGAACCCTGCAAAGTGGGACGATCTTTGCAGGGTCTTTGCATATACAGAAGGGAGGTAAAACCATCCTGAACAGCCTTCATTTCATGCAATTCGTCCCAAATTGCGCTGCAAAGGTAAATATAATATCTGAATATCCAATCATCGGTTATGATAATTTAACACGACATTTCTGAACTATTACTATGTAATAGAAAAATAATTTGCAACATTATGAAAGTTAAACTATTTAAACGCACAAAAGAAATATCAGAAAAAATTTTTGATATTAAGATATTCTCCCTACATTTGCACCCGAAATCCAAGACCCGTAGGTGGCTCTCCGGGAAACAAGAACGATATTTGAGGACATTTGAGGAGGCAGTCGAGAGCCACAAATGACTGCTGAATCATTTGCCCTCAATTTTATTTATTATGAACGCGAAAGATATCACCGCATTTAAGAGGTTCTTAAAGAACCACGGTGTGAACACGATGTTTGTGGGACTCTACAAACAACATCGGTACACAGACAATCCAGAATCGGTAGAACAGTATTTGGTTTCCGTACCAAGGAATCTGGCGATTGCCTACGCATTCGACTTGTCTTCACTCCAAAAGTCAGAGTTTGGAATGGCTTATTGGAATGACCTTGACAATAAATGGCGTGGCTTTATCAACAACAACGATGAGAGAAAGGGCTTCGAGATGCCAATACAGGAAGAGTACGCAGCGCAGGAAAAGAAGCAAGAGGAAGAAGTGCAAATTGTTAGCAACGACTGGAGCGGATTAAACCTTATAGACATTGGGCCGTGGTCATCTAACAAGCAGCCGATGCCAGACGAAAATGAAATACGTATCAACACATTTAAAAAGAACTGCGTAGTCCTCAATAACATACTCGTTCATATTTTAGACAATGCCAGTTTTGACACAATGGGCATCAGTGTTGATGCAAACACCAACAGAATGGTGCTGGTCTTCGGAAAAGGGCTACAGTACAACGTCAGCAAATACTCAACGAACATAAAATGTATCAACAGCAAGAAGTTCGTTGAGCATCTGGCAAAATATCTCCAAGTTGCTTTTGACCCACAAAAGCACTATTACGTGAGAATTGCACAGCGAATGTGGAACAACTCACATACTGCTTACGGCATTGTATTGTCACAGAAGATAACGATTAAATAGGGTATTATGGAAATCGAAAATCGTACTACTACCTATCTGATATTCTATTCGCGTGCTGGGAACCGCCAAAGAACGAGTGTGGTTGGTGTTGAGAAGGAAGAAGATTTGGTGAATATCATCAGAACAACATTCAAAGGACGATTCAAACGACCTCTTGCACTCTCTCCGAAAGACGGCGTAAGCATCCAAGTCAAAAGACTCGACCACGTAAGAAAGAGTATCTCGCTTGTGCTCATTACCAGAATATACAACAAGTCTGTTAGAAACGCAAGAATCGATCTCGAACAAGCAATAAGGAGAACACAATAAGCAATGGATAGTAACATTCCAAGTTGCAAAAGAACGGAATGAAAATAACTTATATCATATTTTTGTGATATTAAATAAAATCAGTGAGTTTGTAATGTTCACAATTAGCAGACCATGTTATGAATAAGAAAGAACTTAAAAAGAAGTACGACAAACTTGTTGCTGAAATAGAATCAGCGCAAATGTTTGACGGTCGTGACAAAGGCGTTGACATTTACCAGTGTGAAGATTGTGGTTTCCAATTCTGTACGCGATATAAGGACAAAGGCGTAACACCTTCTGCCATAAAATGCCGCAACTGCAATCATGGTACAGCCTTCCACGTAACGATAATTTCGGAAAGTAATGCAAAACTTATGAACGTCAAGGTTCACAACTGGGTACGCCCTACATTTGAGCAACTACAGAAACTCAGTGATGGTGCTCAAGAGCATGTACTGAATGGTGGACTTTTATTGGAATATGAACTTTAAAAAACGTATGGTATGGATAAGAAAGAAATCAAGAAGACTCAGAGAATGGTTCAAGCTATTCTTGAACGGCTGCAAGGAGAAGATGCTTCTTTCCTCTTTGTCGGCGACGATGGGAATTGTTTCACCATCGGAGGTGATCCTGTAAATATCGAAGCTCAAATAGTCTTCTCCATGATACGCTACCCTATCGTAAAGGGCATCATCAAGAAATGCGCTACACATTTCGATGAACTTAACAATGAATTTGGTGAAGACATAAGAAACGTAAAAATGGAACATCTAATCGAACAAAACTCTGGTAATTAAAACTTTCAGATTATATATGTCGAATATGACGAGTCAGCTCTGAGATTCAAGCTGCACACCATCAACAACTTCCTCGAAGACCTTGTTGTATTCAGCATTTATGAAGTGCTTGGAAACACTTTCGAGAATCCAGAACTAATACGCAAAGATAATATCAAACAATTAAACACTATAACTATGGAAAGAAAAAAAATAGATTCAAAAGTTAAAGAACTTATCGCTCAATTCGCAGACTGCGAGGTATCAATCATCAATGACAACATTGACCTTGAAAATGACCTCGGACTGGATTCTATCGATCGACTGGAACTGGTCATGAACATTGAAAAAGAGTTCAACGTATGTGTTTCGGACGATGTAGCTGACAACGCTACCACCGTGAAAGACTTTGTTGACATGACAGAAAAAGCCATTTTAAATAATTAACAAGTAACAACATGACTAAGAAAATCAATTATGAAACTTATCGTAAGTACCTGTGTGCATTGCAGGATTCTTACAAGAAACGAAAAGACCTCAGCGGGATAGGTAAGCTCTCGAAAAGATACAGAGTGACACACCTCACCAAAGAGCAGTTCTTTGAGTTCAACGTTGCTGAAGGAGAAATCACGATGGAACGTGCCATCGAGATTCGCAACAAAGTGAGCATACAGAATCGTGAACGGCAGAAAGAACGTGATGCCGCAAAAGCTCTGGCAAAGGAGAAAGAACAGCAACTTCCAGAAGATGTCAAGTTCAGCATCGAAAGCCTACGACTTCCATATCCACTCTTCTCAAAGATAATCGCCCTTAATCCATCGGAAAAGAACCCGTATCGGTATGCTTTACAGACACCACCTTGCGACAATCTTTCAGCGCACATCAGACCTGTTGAATCGCCAGTTGTGGAGAAATTGCTGGAGAAAGGACTTTCAAGTATCAACGGAGATTACATCACTTTCTTCGGAGAGTTCAATCTGCCAACGATGTGTGATGCCAACGATTCTATGCTGCATGACATTCGCATCGGTGTCGTGAAATTCAGCATCAATGGTACTACATATTGGCTGTGCAAGAGCGACATCGTACTGAAACTTCTCGCGTGGATTTCCTCATACTTCACAAAAGAATTGTTATAATGACAGATTTAGAGAACATCGAAAAAGAACTTGGAGGCAACAATGACTTTGTGTCATTCTGTATCATCTATGACAGGAAGAACAAGAAACTTCTCACCACGGTCAATGGAGATGAGAATATCATTGACAAGATGATGGCAAGAGCCGTCAACACAAACGACCGAGTGAAAGGGATTGTAAGGCGCGTTTCAGCTTTCACCAACGAGTCAAGGATGCCTCCAAGTGATTTTCTTGACATATTCAAGAGATTCAAACATTGAACGATTATGACAAAGTTACAGCAATACATATTGGATAAATCACAGCAAAGCATCAAAGAACTTCGATTGCAACTCAATGATGTGATGAAGTCGCCAGAAACTCTTTCTGGTGAAGAGTATATGAAAATTAAGACTTCATACGACCTTATTTGTCAGGCTAACGCAAAACTTTTCGGAAGCACCTAACACGGGTGTTTGAAGAATTAGAAAATAGATTATGGAATCTTATAAGATTATAAACGGAAAATCAATATATACACCGAAAGGTGCTGCATTGGAATACGGACGTGTCGGCTGTAACTTCTACATTGGCTGTCCGCATGATTGCGAATATTGTTACCTCAAACGTGGCGCACCATCGAAGCAACTTGGAGGTAAAGAGGTTCGACTGAAGAAGTGCTTCAAGGATGAAATGGACGCTCTCGAAGTATTTTGCAAAGAGGTTCGGAAGCATATAGACCACCTCAAAGAGACGGGCGTATTCTTCTCTTTCACTACCGATCCAATGATTCAAGAGGCAATAGGTCTCACATTGTCTGCATGGAATATGTGCATTTACAATGACATTCCTGTTAAAGTGCTGACAAAGGATGCTTCTTTCGTTGACCACAAACGGATGCAGTTGAACTACAAGTCAAATGCAGTAAGGGATTTAGTGCATTTCGGTTTCACTCTTACAGGTCGTGACGATATGGAGTCTATGGCATCAAGCAACGCTGACCGAATAAAGGCTATGAAACGGCTTCACGATATGGGCTTTAAGACTTGGGCGAGTATTGAGCCTGTCATTGATTGGGAATCATCGTCAAAAATGGTCTTAGAAACATTAGGCTGTTGTGATCACTACAAGATTGGCTTGCGAAGCGGTGTCAAACGTGACTACTACGACTTCAAAGAAACTGCAGATATAGTAAACTCTCTTACTGTTGCTATTAGAAACGCTGGTCGTACTGTCTATCTCAAACAGAGCATCCGCAACTTCTTAGGAAATGCAATGCCTGGTGATGATTGGCAGAAGATTCTTAGCCGTACCGTTGACATGGATGGCAATGAATGGAACAACCTACAAATATAATAAGGTATGGAATTAAAGTTAAACCAAAAGAAGTTCATTGAGGATTTGCTTTCTCGTCTTACTGCTAACGAGCCTGCGCGAGTCGCAATAGAATACGCACTACAAGAACAGGGCATGAGATTCTATAATGGTGCAGTCGTACCGATTATGAATCCTACTTTTGACTCCGAACATAACACAGAAAATACAGGTGATTTGACTGACTTTGAGAATGCAATGATGCACATAGGAGGCTCTTTCTTTGGAGATAATGCAGGATTAAACCCGAATGATACAAATGCAATAAAAGAGCAGGCAAACCTTCTATTAAGCATGGCACCAAAGCAAGAATGGAGTGAAGAGGATGAAAGAAAAAGAAACCATTGCATTGCTTTCCTAAATCATCCTGATATGATAATAGCAACTCCAACTGTAGCAAAGGGTTGTAAGGAGTGGCTCAAATCCCTAAGACCTCAACCAAAAAATGAGTGGAATGAAGAAGATTCCTATATGCTTGGTCAGGCAATTAAATGCATAAATAATTCAGGAAAACTTGATGTATCAACGGAAGAAATAGAAGATTGGCTCAAATCTCTCGAAGAAAGAGTGCAGCCTCAGAATAATATTGTTACTGATGAAGAACTTGCCCAAGCAAAGAAAGATGCTTATAACAATGCTCTTGACAAAATTGAATATCATAGTGGAGAACCTTCATTTGATGATGGTTGGAGTGCTGCAATATGGTATCTAAAAACGAGAAATACACAACCTCAGAACATTTGGAAGCCAAGTGATGAGCAAATGTGGGCTTTAAGTACCTTGGCAAATATTCCAGAAAGTGCTTCTGATACTTGTAAAAAGAATGCACAAGAGCTTTTAGAACAATTAAAGAAACTAAAATAATAAACTTATGAAAGCAAACGAAGCGCCAGAGAAAATCTATTTCAGTGGCCAGCAACAATGGTCTAACCCTTTTATTGGCTTAATGCAAAAGTGTGCTGACACGGATATTGAATACACCCGCACTGATGCCTTTATTGAGAAGGCTGTAGATTATATTGCCAATAATATGCGATGCGATGGTTATACATCGCAGACTAAGGCAAAATTTATAAAAAGTTTCAAAAACTATATGAAAGGAGAGTAATGGTATGGAATTACAAGAAGTAATAGAACATGTAAAAGGTGAATACAAATCAGACCTCGCAAAACAGATAGCAGAAAAACTTGTGATTCTGGGGGCTGAACACATTAAGTATGTAAAAGAAGGTAAGTATTCTTTTAATCACGGTATGAACGTAGGGCAAACTAAAGCATTATCTTGGGTGTTAGAACGACTTAAAAATGAATAAATAATTATGGAACAGTATATACCAAAATCCGCTTTAGTAGCGGAGATAGAGAAAAAAATAAAGAACCTTTACCCAAAAGGTGGTCAAGGTATGGTTGTAACAAAGATATTAAAAGACCACTACGAGGACTTACTTTCTTTCATCAACACCATTGAAGTGAAACATGATTCTTTGGAGAATTTCAAATCTTTGCAGCATATCAGCGGAGACTTAAAATCCACATTGCAAGATTGGGGATATGCTCCAAATCTATATTTCTTTGATACAATGTGGCACGTTTCCTGGATTAGTTGTGAAGAAGGCGATGGTATAAAAGACTTTGACGGTAATACTCCAGAGGAGGCTATTGATAAAGCATATAATTGGTTTCATTCAACTTTTTGTAATAGTTAATAAATTGGACTATGATACAGTACATTGACAAAGATACTTTAGTAGCAGAGATAGAGAATTTGGAAAATACCTATAAAAAATGCCCAACTCGTAACTCTTATGAAGAAGGATTAAAAGAGGGCAGACTTATTGGGTATAAAGATGCTTTGTATAAAATCGACACCCTTGAAGTGAAAGAGGTGGACTTGGAGAAAGAGCTGGAGGTTGATTTACTCCAAGAGTTTAATGATTTTCTTGAAAGAGAAAATGCCTATGTAGATGATGATTGTGCAATCTTTTATTATAACGGAAGCACTTTCAACCATACATGTGACATCTACCCTATCGCCAAGCATTTCTATGAACTTGGCCTTAAAGCACAGAAAGGAGAATAACTATTGCAACAATTAAAGCATATACAGATTTAGAACAAAGCAAGCCAACGGAATACGTGACGGCAAAGTTACCTATCACAGATAATCTTGCACTTGCTGACAAGTTGATGGATATTATCTGCCAAAAGTCTATTGTAGATGTTGACACGGAAGACATACCAAAAGAGAGGTATCACGACCGCACGTTTCCAAAGGACTTCTGGAAGAAGAAAAAGGCAAAACGTAGAATACAAAAGCAATCTCGAAAACGCAAATAGTTTGGAAAACAAAGTAAAGAATATGAAGAAAAAAGTAACAGCAAACACAGTTCTGTATATTGCAATCATACTTGCAATAGCAATCGTAGGTGCTATCCTTTGTGGATGCACCGAACATGGAAAGGCAAGAAAGTGGGGCGGTCAAATGACGATCACTTTGCCAAAAGGTCAAAAACTTCTCAAAGCGACTTGGAAAGAGGCTTCTTTGTGGTATCTCACAGAGCCAATGGATTCCGACTACGTGCCGAAGACAAAGACATTCCGTGAAGATTCCAGATTTGGAGTTTTTGAAGGTGAAATAACTTTCGTTGAAAGCAGATAGATATGGGAGCGTTTATTTCAAAACAGCCAAACGGAAAGTATTGCAGATTCTCAACATTTGTCGATACTTTAACACACATCAATATGACAGAAGAAGAATATATTGAAATGTGTGCCGAAAGAGCAAGGGAAGAAGCCCGTGACGTTCTTAAAAACCACATTCAACCATTTAGCATGGTAAAAGAATATTTCCTGCCAAATAACAATACGGTAGAAGAGTTCAATGATATGTTGAAAGAAATGGGAGAAACAGAACTTCTTGATCCAAAAGATTACGGCTAATAGTATTTTATTATCAATAAAACTCAAACATTATGAAACATATTCAATTATGTGTGCCTGACGATCAGGCTGAACTTTTTGCAGAGAAACTTTCTGCTTTAGTCAAAGAGTGTGGAGGTGACATCGACACCAGTAACAAGCCCAATCCATTCATCTACAATGACAAAATCCCTATCTGGGAGAGAATCAAGACCGTTGAGGATGCCATTGCCATAACTGGAATGACATTGCCGGACAACATCGACGAACTGCCTCTTGACGTACAGGCAATGCTAAAACTCCGTATCATCTGTGCCGCTTACAACGAACTGAAGGCTGATCAACTCGACCAGTTCCCGAAGTTTACGCCTGACGAATACCGATACTATCCTTGGTTCTACCTCTACACTCAGGAAGAGATTGATGCCATGACAGAGGAAGAGCGAAGCCGTGTTCTCGGTCGCTCGTACTACTACGCGAGCGCGCACGCGGGTGTCGCCTGTTCGTTCGCGAGTCACGCTGCATCGTACTCGAGCGCGAGCTACGGCGGGCGGCTCTGCTTCAAAACGGAAAAACTCGCAAGCGAGTGCGGAAAGCGTTTCACGAAATTGTGGGGGCAGTTCTTTGCTTTTCTCACAGAATAGAATAATTTTGCATCCTTAACTATGGAAGAGAATTATTTGCGAGACAAAAGTTTCGGCTTTGAGATTGCACACGTACTTAGAGAACTTGGGTTCAGAAAAGAATCCAAGTTCTACTACGTCAAAGCAGGAAAAATAGTTGGTTCATTCCCAATGAGACAAAACAATTTCTGGAACTTTAAGCATTACGACTTCAATAAGAGTGACAGATTTGTTCCGTCTATGGGTGAACCTTGGATTCAGAATAACCATTATAACTTTCCAATCTTTGATAATTTTGGATTCTCTGGCTATATCTGTACTTGCCCAACCTACAAACAGGTCTTTGATTTTTGTGATAGCATCGGAATCACTCTATCTAACAAGAAATGTTCGTCCATAATTCTTTGCGACCTTATATTGTTCTACAGAAAGAAAGTTCATCAAGACCGTGCTTTTGAAAAATATTGGAAAATCATAATGAGTACAATGAACGGGTACGACCATGATACAATACTGTCACAAAATAATGGAGTTGAATATAAAAAGCACGACAAATGGGTAAAAGAACATCTGCAAGAGATTCGTTCAAAAACAGCAATGAGTCCAAGGGGTGAATGGTTTTGGTACGCTTCTGTCTTCGATGGTCACATCTATGCAATCGGCGAAGAGCAAGGTAACTATGCAGGTGGAGACCTCTGTTCCGTAAGAGGTGGTGAAAACCGCCTAAAAGCCTTTATTGAGGAAAGAATGGCCAACGCCAGCCCTGACTCATACGAAGGCTCTCTATATGAAAAGATAAAGGATATGCCAGTTGCTACTTTTGAAATGTATCAGGAAATGGAACGTACATTGCTTGAATTAGCAAAGGAAGACGCAATACATGGGAAATTCCCCTCTAATTTCCCATGATTTCCTGCGAAGATAAAAATCCGCTGTCAGTCAACAACTTAAACTGGCAGCGGATTTACTCTGCAAATAAGATTAAAACAGACTAACTGTTACGCCAACACCTATAAACGGTTCAAACTGCTTGGAGAGGAATCCATAACCATAACCGCCAATGATTCCGACATTCCATCGCCGGAACTTCTTTTGTTCAATAGTTTCGGTCTTGACAATAGTCATTGTAACTTCTCTCTGCCTTATGAAGATACTATCAAGTCTCGTTTCATAACCGCTAACGTATGCAGTATAGGAACTATCAGAGTAAACTTTCTGCATAATAGGCACTTCTACCAAAACACTATCTCCCACAAGTTGGTTCTCTGCGGTTTCCACGAAAAGAGTATCAATAGCAACCGTTCCAGATGCGTCATAGTCTGGTTCTGCAACCTTAAGCACCCGTGTAACATACCTCACGACAACACTATCCCGTGGAATAGGCTGGTAGAAAGTTACGGTATCGACAACAGTGACATACGAAGTGTCAGAGTGAAAGGATGGCTTGCCTCCTTGACTGACACCAGCACGCCATCCAAAATAGCTGGAAAGGAACATAAGACCAATCAGTCCTACGACCCAAAGCAGATTCTTCAAAGCATCCATAACTTAACCTCCTCTGCTCTACGTCGCATTAAACCAGGCAACACAGTGAGCTTACCGTTGACACGCCCTTTGTTCCATTTCTTGAACTCAGCGGCGATCTCTTCATCCTTCGCACAAGCAAGAATTTTCTTCTTCAAGGTTGAGGTGTTGAAATTTCCCTCTCCTACATTGAAGATGAAACTCACAAGAGCATCAAACTGTCCTTGACGAAGATTCAGCCTCAAATCGTTAATCAGCTTCTCGCATGGCTTAATGTCTTCAATTAGCAGGTTATCGGCTATCTCCTGAGTGATAGTCATATCTTGTTTGACACCTCTTGTATGACCATAACCTATCGTCCAGACACCTGCAGGACACTTATATGCGTTGAGTTTAAGACCCTCACTCGTCTTGATAAGAGCCAGTCCGTCATTACTTGTAGTCATAAGTCGCATGTGTTATTCAAAGTTTACGTTATCGTCCAAGTCCGGGGTTTCGTCGCCTGTAGTGTATTGGCGCAACGCTTCTGCAAGGATGGATGCAAGTTCTTCCTTGTTGATAAGTTGAGCACCAGTAGTGGCTATCTTCGCCATGCGGCGGCGTTGTTTGTCTTCGGCCTTCTCATATACAGACCACAATTCAACACCACATAGGATGATACCCATGAGGATGACTACACAAGGAACGTCATAGCTTCTATCAATGAAGAGATAGAGACCAAAATGCAGTAAGACATCTATACATTGGGCAATCAGAAGGATGCCCTCATAGATGAGGAACTTTGTCAGTGTACGCGAAAAACCGTAGGAAGTGTGGGCTTCACCAAGAAGTTTGGCCTTACGCCAACCACTCACCAAGTCAACAGCCATCGCAATAATGACTATTAGCATGGATATAACACTGACCATACACATGAGTCCGAGACCATCAAAGATTGTTGTTTCCATATTAAAATATTTTGTTAAGTTAGACAATACACAAAGATTGTCAGCATACAAGAAACTTCTACCCAGAAAAAGTTCTTGCTGCTGTCTTTCTCAAACAGAGTGTAGCCGATATACAGGAACCACAACAACAGGATAAGAGGCTGATTAAAAGCCACAAGCAATTGTGAAGTGATTCCTGCGACGGCTGCACACACATAATGAATAGTGTTTCGTTCCTTTGCTACAAGAGGCAATGCGCCGACACCCATGATTCCTGACACCATGAAGAAAGCAAGGAAACGTGTAGCATCGGAAGACTTCTCCATCAACATAGGCACAATGGCGAATGAGACGAGAAACATCACGATAGTAAACACCCATTCCCATTTCCGCGAAAACTGATACACAGTGGCAGAAATGCTTTCCGGGATGCTTTTCGTGACGATGGCCATGGCCACGACATACGCGACAATGACAATCATTGCAATGATAACCAGACTACTCATAACCGAATACGCTCATGTCAAGACCATCCTTCTCCTGCCAGCCCTCATCGAGAGTTTGCTGGATGAAAGAGACGGCACTAAGGTAAAACCTTGTCAGTTCCTCAACACTCTCAAACTGGTAGTAAGTCGGATTACCATCTCCATCCTCACCGAGTTTGAATGTCATGGGCAAACTTGAACCATTGGTAATCATCGCCACACGCTGAGCCTCAGAAAAGTTACGCTGGTTCTCTTCACTGAGCCATACAGCAATTGTATCATCAGAATCGGCGGGTTTCCACTTGAATCCTCTCAGAATCTTTTCGTCAACGCACTCATTGATGTGGGCAATGAGGACGCTGTGAACTTCATCCTTGGTTGGAATGTGTGTAAAAACATGCCGATAGTCATAGCCTTGACCATCTTCTTCGCCATAGCCGTAGATGAGCATGGCGCGTTTCGTACCGAAAACAAGCAATTGGTCATGTCGTTCGGTTGCTCCAAAAGTCTTTTCCATAATTTCTATTTTTTAAATGTTTGACTTAACTGAACATATACCGCACCTTACCTTGAGCAAAGTATTCTGGAATAATCTTGCACTCAAAGGGCAAACGTCCGTCACTTCTGAACTTATCAAGCCAGAACTTCTGTTCCGAGTCATTGGTAAGGTACTTACCGATAGTGCCATCGTCCTTCTGGAATTGAACAACATAACGTGTGCCGTTCTGTGTAGGTACGTTTTGCTCAAAGTCCAAAATGACGATGTGAGTGTTAATAAGCGTCCGAAGAGCCACTACCTGACCGTTCAAGATACGCTTTCCGTCTTTTCCTGTGAAGTTGATGCCTTCTTGACGCATCTTCTTCGCGATTTCATTGAATGTTTCCATATTTTTTCCTGTTAGTTTTTTGAATAGATGTTTGGAATTACACCATTTTGCCATGCCTTTCAGACTACCAATTATCTCCTGCCGACGCTTGCGGCTCCTGATTTTGTGAAGTTTTCTGGCGGCTTTCTGTTTCGTTCTCTTGCGCAGACGCGCTTTCTTTCCGTCATAGACATATCCGAGAAAGTCTATACCCTCGCTAATGGGTCTCACACATTCGTCTGGTTTCACTTCAAGTTTTATCCCAGCAGCCTGTTCGTGAATGATGTCACGCAATAGCCAGAGTTTGGTCTTCGACGAAGCAAGAATGACAATATCATCACAGTAGCGATAGTAATACTTCACACCGAGACAGTCTTTGAAGAAATGGTCAATACCGCTTAGGAATATATTGCCATAACACTGCGATGAGCGAAGACCGATGCTGAGTCCTTTATCCATCATCGTCACAAAACTATGAAGGATTGGAAGAAGGACGGGGTCTTTTATTTTGCTCTTGACACAATCCCACATCAGGTCTTGGTCAATGCTCTCAAAGAACTTACGAATGTCACACTTGTAGAAGTATGCTGTTCCATCACGGTCATGCTCGATGTCATGACGCATCTTGGCAAACAAACGGTGCATACCTCTTCCGGGGATGCTCGCAGCACTTGTCTTGATAACACTTGGGTACAGCACATCTTCTACAATGCGCATAATGGCATTGCAACCTATTCGGTGTTCTACACACGGACTCTGCACCTTTCTGTTTTTAGGACCGTCTGTAACCCACATTTCATTGTAGTGATCAACACGGAACGTTCCATCGCTGATTTGTCTCACTAAACGTTCGATGATTATTTCACGATGCTTCCTGTACCAACTCCTGCGACCAGGCACAACTTTCTTTTCACCGTTCTTGAGCACCAATTCGCGATCGGGAAGTTGGTCAACGACTTCATTGAACGCCCTATCCATGTTAGCACGTTCAACAATTTTAGGTATCAAATAGCCATATCTTTTAGACATAATCTTGGATAAGTTTTCTTCTTCGATTCATGCGGTCATAGGGCTTTCGACATCATTGCTGAAACTACTTGACCATAATAGACCGCACCCTGTGATGTTCCGGCTTTCCGCATTTCTGCGCTGTTGCCGAGGCTCAAATCCCTCGCTGGCTTCCATCACCTATCTCGTAGGTGTTCGACGTAGCAACGATTGTGTCTGAAGGTCTGCCCAACCCGTGAGCAAGTTTTCAGATGCAGAGTTTCGATTTAGCAGAGCCGCCCGCCGTTGTTCGTGTTCGAGTTCGATGCAGCGTTATTCGTGTTCGAATAGGCGACACCCGCGTTCGCGTTCGCGTTGTTGTTCGAGCGACCGAGAACACGGCCGATGGGATTTTCTACCTTTTTTCTTTTATTACGCCTTACGCTTTCGTTGTTCGTTTGGCGTTTATCGCATGACGGGGAGTAGAGACGGCTTTGCAGCCGCCTCCGCTCTCCGATTTTCAAAGTACATCTTCCTCGTTATCGAACTTTCCGAAGAAGCAGAGCCGCCCGCCGTAGAGCGTGTACGAGACCGATGCACCGTTATCCGTGCTCGAATAGGCGACACCCACGTACGCGTTCGCGAAGCCGCCCGAGCGACCGAGAACACGGCCTTTACTTGAATTAGATGACTGATAACAGGCATATCCAGTGGCATAGACACTATCACCTGCATAGGCAGAAACAACAATGTCGCAGTAACGACCGAAACGGACACGGGCGACATTGCTTGCGGCATTTGCAGTTGCAGCCTTGACACGACGCTCGTTGCCGTCCTGTTGTTTGATGTTGTAGGTATAGTCAACAACCCATGAACTTTGCTCGACACGGTGGGTGCTCAAGAAGACTGCGAACGACGGGGCGTTAAAGCAGCCGTTATCCGTCCACTCGTACATTGAAGCTGTCCAAGCTTCCAGACCCCACATCTTGTTTAGTCCATTGGTGTCCGATGAAGAACCTCCACTTAGACGGGTGTCACCCATACCGACACTATTCCTCAAACCTGTCTGGTACGATGACATAGAACCTTTACCGCAAATGCTTTCAACATCGCGAGTGCCAAACCAAGCCATTATCAAGTTTGCCATATCCTTTGATGTCTCATAAGGTACGGTAGTGTACTCACCATCATCGACATTCGTCTGTGACGTGCGGATGCGGGCGAGATTGTAGAAGTCTTGCGCCGTACCATTCAACGTCGTAGATGGGATGCTGCCAGTTGGATTACCGTCGCTGTCATACGACCAGTCGTTGTTGTACGTGGAAGTACCGTTTCCTCTCGAAGTGCTCTTGCCGCTCAATGAACGGAGTCCAGAAGTAGCAATACCTCCAGTAGTAACACCTACTGCATGACCCTGATACAGACCGATAAGTTCTGCCTTGTGTTCTACCCAATTCGGCTCAATAGCTTCTGTCTCAACGGAATCCGTGAGAAGGATAGCGGCATAACCAGCCACCGTGCCTGGTGTTTCAGTATCGGGTATCGGCATTGCACCGAAAGCCGTTCCGTTGGTGAACAATGACTCAACGCTCGCAAGGGTGCTGAAATACAGATAGACAGCACCAACAGGGATATTTGTAAAGATGTAATCACCTATCTCATTGTCGAAGTCACCGGGGTTTCCTGAATAGTCCGTCATGGTGAAATGTTGCGCACTGATAGTCTTACCATCGACATCGGCAAAGACAAAACCTGCAAAACTATGCTTCAGACCGGGGAATCTCACCTGCTTGTAGCTGCTGACATTCACACGATACGTGTTGTAAAGTGTTGCTGTTCCCAACCAGTTTTCAACAGAACTGCCAACAGCTATTTCGCCACTGCCAGTGATGTCAAGCCAACTGCCGGATATATCCAGACACCTTCCCTCATACTTCGTAACGCCAGAGTCTGTCAGTGCAACGAGAGTTTCCCTCGTTGAAGAATTTGTAGGCTTGGTTTCCATACCAGACAAGAACAGATGCTTCTTGGCTTCCAGATAGTTGTTCACGCCCTTATAGAAATATTTTGGAACATACAGGAAAGCGTCTTGACCAACTCCATCGTTATCGGTGATGGCATTGGAGGCACTTGTCCCGTCGGCAAACAATCCGTAGTTAGACTTTGACAGCTTCGTCAAGTGCATCAATCTCTTCGACTCACCAGTGTCAGGGTCGGTAGTATTCCTAACCATACCCAAAACAGGCTGACACTTGTCATGGATAACTTTCACATGACCACTTCTGTTGTAGCCATTTGGATTAGCAACGTCATACTCTTGACCTTCTACACGATAGTCATAGCCAGTCTGGTTGTCTTCATTGGTGATGTTCGCTGGGTCGCTTTCAGCATCGTGGAAGATGTATTCCGTGTACTGAGCTTCTTCCAATTCCAAACCACATTGAGCAAAGAAACTCTTCACCTGTGCAAAGGTGTACTCAACACCACCTACCGTAACTGTGTTAATAACATCTATCAACTGAACTTTACCGATAAGTGCGGGATAGGTCTGTTCCGTGCCTTGTGCGGTCAAACCGCGATAGCCGGACATGAATGGGAGAAGAACGGATGAACGGACACGACCAGATATTCCTTCGATACGGACGTGATCAATGTTCTGGCATTGGGCGATGAGGGTCTGCCAGCTCAGATTCGGACATTCGGCGAAGTTCAAGGCTGTGATATTTGACGCACCTTGCAATGTAAGTCCGGCATGTGTCAAGTTGGGCAGGTAACGCAACGTAAGAGTTTGCAGCGTTGACGGCATAACCAAAGTCTGCAACGGAGAACCTTCGGGAAGTATGATACTTGTCAGACTTGTGCCACCTGCAAGCAACGTGGTCAAACGGGTATGCTTGCTGATGTCAAAGACTCCTGCTGTACCTGTGTGGACGGCGGTCTGACCAGTTATGTCCACATATTCCAACTTTGACGTATTTCCGAAAGTCAGAGGCGCATTTGCAATACCATTGGTTGCTGGCATCGTTAGTTTCGACAGCATCGCACAAAGCGAAAGATTGACAGTGCCGTTCAACTGGCTACCCATGTTGGTGAAGTCAAGTTCTTTGATGCAACTTGCGCCACCGAGCATCAACGGGTCATTGGTTGCCAACGTCTGAGTGAAGTTGAGCGTCAAACTCTCACCTGCGGCGGCTCTATCCGGCCCTTGTAGCCAGAGTCCGTTGAGTTTGTAGCCGAAATAATACAGGTCGCCACTCTTCAGCGTCATTGATGACGGTGTATCATTCGCGTTGCGGACAACAGTGAACGTAATCACGTCACCATTGTAGTTTCCTGCACCATAGCGGGCATCAAGCAGGCGAGCACGGTCTGTCAAGAACTGAGTGCGGTGCAACTCCCTGTTACCAGTCAGAGTATAGACGTAGTTCATGTCATCAATCGTGTCGATGTACTTCAACTTTCCACTCTTGTTGTACTGGCGTTCACTCCAGTTTCCTTGCATCTTCACGTTGAACTCATTCAGCATAACTTCCGTGGTCAACTGATTGCGCAGGTTGGATGCGCAAGTCTTCAGTTCGTCCTCAAAGTTTGCCAAAACGAGACACCACAACCAACTGCTGTGACCCTCAAATGCGTATTTGGCACGTTCGGAGTCGTAAGTGTCACGGGTAACGTTGTAGAGATATACCATGAAAGCGTCGTTACGGATTGACATGGCGGTATCACCATCGTAATAGGTTGAATACCATATCAGTCCATCCCATGTACGCCAGATAATGTTCTTAGCGCGCTGGTCAACTGATGCCCAATAGTCCGTGAACAGATAATAGGTCAACAAGTGATTGACATTGAAGTACTGGTTTGCCTCATTCTTGAACTTCGTTGAGACCCACTTGGCTTTTGACACATCACTCCAACCTTGTTGCGTACCGTAATCGGGGTTACTACGCATGGCAGAAGGAACACAGTCGTAAATCCAACCCATCAAACGCTTGATTGCAGTCTGCGCACCACCCCAATCCGCATATTTGCCTGTGCCGATGGTTGACCAAACGGCATCTTCTGGATAGTTGAACTCAAAACCGTTGTCAAATTCTGCTGCCAACTGATTGGCCAAAGCGGTACTATTTGCGGAACCTGCGGGCTGGAACAACGTCATTGGAGAAGCATTGTTCAATGCCTCAAGGGAGATAGGTTTGGTATCAGGACCGACAAGAACCATGTTTGGCTCTTCATCTGTGCCCTGGTTCTCATAAGCACGGAAGTCAACGGTGTTGCCACCGCTATCCTTGACACCGCTCATGCCGAAAATCTTATCTGACTTCGATTTCTCGTTGTTCAACACGAATTGACCGCAATAGGTCAACGTGCCGTTTTCGCTTGTTCCGGCATAGACATCACATGGAATACCATCAATGGCTTGGAGAACCTTTGCATCGTATTCTTGAGGTGGTGTGTCAAGGTGTAGCTGGTGCATGATATTGTGGAACAGGTGTGCGCCACCAGTATTCATAACCAACGAGGAATCAACAAAGTCGGTCTTGGCGCAAAGAACGGCTTGCGCAATACTGTTGCCACTGCCACGAAGAGCATAACCGCTTGCTGTGTCAGTAACATCAATGCCGCCAATGACCAAGGAACGGGCTGCATCGCCCTGCTGTGTGGTAAGGTAGATGCGAAGGTTCTTGTATGGGTACTTCACACTTGATGTACCCTGAATCCTCATGCGAACGTTCCTTGCTTCAAAACCATCACCAATGGTGTTGCCTTGATCGTCAAGAGGAGGTTCCCATTTCACAAGGTCGGCCTTGAAGTTTTCTTTCTTATCCTTGCAACGGAACATCTGACTCAGACCTGTACCACTTCCTGCGGCTGCTCCATCGGAGGCGGTATCTGTACTACGAATGATAGTCAGAATACCACGACCCTTGTTCAGCAACGTATCGTGGTCAATGGCGATATTACCGTCAGAGTCGGTGGTGTTGTTCATGTTACCTACGGCATTGCGGGTATGAGTGCTCTGAATCATGGCTGCAGTCGGACGGTCGATAATCCAGTTTGACAAGGCTTCGTCTGAACTCAACGGAGTGCGGTAGTAACGTAGGCTGCGGATGCGGACATCGGCTTTGTCTGAGTCAATGGAAATGCCGACGGGTGTTGTCTGACGCAAGCTGTTGACGTAAGTGTTTGCACGGCTTAATACGCCGTTGATGAACAGCATGGCAAGACCACGACCGTTAGTAACTGGCTGCACAACGAAAGCAAGATGAATCCACTTGTCAATGGCTATGTTCATTGCCGTGCTGTGAGGACGCACGATATAGAGGTCTTCTGCATCGTCGCTGTCTGACTCTATAACGGCTTCATAATACGTCTTCCCGCTGATTGCTGTCGTGTCAGAAGTGAGTGAATAGGAGTGGTCGCCTATTTTTTCGTAGTAACCAGAGGAAGAGATGTCCGTACCTGACGTAACAGTAACCTCGGAGAAACTGATGTAGTTGCCCTCTGGATCAACAACTTTCTCAGCGGTCTTGATTTCTTCAACGCCACCAAAGAACAGTCCTGCCTCTTCGGTCGTGACCTTGATACCCATCGGATATCCGTTTCCGTCGTTGTCACAGAGGCAGTGAATGACGGTTGCGCCGCGCTCCATGACCTGAGAAATCATTATCTCCATTTCGAGAGTCATGCCACGGTTCTGGATAGAATAGTCACCATCTGAAACGTCCTGAACGAATGGCTTGACATCAATGAGTGCCTTCGCGCCGTTCGTCAAGAGCAAGGCATCAACACCGTCACTACCGCGATTCCAGCCGTTCGTGCGCCAGTCAATACCTGTGAACGTGGTGATGCCACCCCAATCTGCCGGATTGGATTCGCCGTTGCTGCGACCAAGAGCTGTCAGTTTCGTTCTGTAACCAACCGTCTCGGTCTCGGTTACACCTGCTGCTGCGGTTACGGTAACGGCGAATGTGCGTACAGATGTACCGTTTGTGATAGTCATGGTGTGGCTACCAGACATATCGAAACGCTGACTGATAGTCTGCATGGTGCGGTCGGCTGTCAATGTTTGTGTCGTTACATCGTCAACGGCAATCACAATCGTACTCGTAAGGGAATCTTCGTTCCATGCTGCAAGGTCAAACGTCAATTCCTCAAACTGGTTCACAGCAAGAGGCAAGGCGGTAGAACCGTATGCGTAAGTCAACGGCATATCGGACAACTGACTGACATCGGTATTCAGTCGAAGACCAAGATAGGGAGTCGTTGAACCTGCCTTCAATACGTCAACGCTGACGGCATTACTCAACAATCCGGCACTCTCGGCGATTAACTGCACGTTGTGCCGTCCGGCGGCAAGGTTGCTCGCCGTGAGATAGACGTAGTTACGACCTGTGCCACTGATGGTTTCAGTAGCGTCAAGAACGCCGTCAACCCATATACGCAACGTTGTACCTGTAGGAACGGTGTAGGTGTAGGGAATAGCGATTTGACCTGCGGCATTGGTATAACCATTGCTCAACGAAAGTTGTGATGCAGGGTCAAATGTCGTTGCCAAATCCATCGTTATGACGGTAATAGACTTCGAGCCACGACTTGTCTTAGTCTCTTCGTCAATAGGAGTCGATGCAACGACGCTGACACTAACAGTACCTGCCTGGTTGATAATGTCGGGGCTTAACGTCAGTGTGTTCGTTGTACCTGGGGCTACCTGTGCGTGAGTCTCGGTATAGACGGTGGTCGTACCAATCTTCACCGTCACGACTACGGTCTGTGCTGGATAGTTCACCCGTTCTGAAGCACCCTCAAACTTTCTGAGACAGTCATAACCCCATCGGAAGTTAATGCTGTTACCAAGTTTGATACGCGACGCACTCAATAGCTCAGTAGTGATAACGGGCTGGATAATCTCGCCGATTTCCTGCGCTGCGGGAATCATAACCGTCAAATCATCCAGCTTGTCACCAGCTGCATTGAAGAAGAGCAATTCCACCATGGAGCCGTCTTGACTGGTCTCACCCAACTGAATGTCAGCAATCAGGTTGCTGTTGATGGCATTGACCTGCTGTGCAACTGCTCCAGCTTGTGCCGCATTTGGATTGCTGGCATTGGTAACATCGGTGCTGACGGTAGGTATGGTGATACTCACCTTTCCGTTGGCATCCTTAGCAACTTCGCTGTTGTTGACAAGCACACCACCAACTTTGTTGCCAATGTTTGTTTCCATCGTAGCCACTTTCGCTTTGATAACACGCTCGACTTCACCGCGCGTCTTACCCCACTCCTTGCCAGCGTTTGGACCACTGGCATAAGTACCACCCCAATCGTCTTCAAAGTTCTGAATAGGGGTCTCGTCTTTAATCTTTTTTGCCATAAAGTTTTGTGTTTATGTTGTGGTTAAAAAAGTTTTATTCTGTGTAGTGTACAGAACATTTCGATGCTCTGTTTTAGTTACCAAGGATCGTTTCTGAACCATCCCTCACTCCTGAACCAGTCAGAGAGCCTTTCAAGCAGTTCCTTTGCTGCCATCATAATCCTACGTCTGAAAGTACTCATACCGTAGCGGCCTCCCATTCCGCATAGATTGCAAGATTGTCAACAATGCTGATCTGGTAGGTATAACCCGGTTGAGGTTCTAACTCGTAATCATCTGCCCATCTCAAACCAGACGGCAATGTCAGAACGGTTGCAGAATCAGTAGGACACGTAAATTGTATCATGTACTCATCATCATACCTCGGATTACCAGCGGCAAAGGTAATTGTCAACTCAGATATAGGAGTGCGCCAAATGTTTTTGACATTTGGATTTATCACAACTTCGTTCTCCGTCTGTAAGACTATCTTTGTCCTGTTGAAGTCCGCAATGGCCTCGGCTACGTCTTCCTGCGCATCAGAAACAGCTTGACCAAGAGTTTCCTGATACTCTTCATGCTTCGCAGTAATCTGTGCTTCGATGCCGTCAATGGCAGCTTGGGTGTCATGCTGTCTTTGTTGTTCTGCTGCGGCACGCTGTTGCTCGGCATTGGCTCGTAAAGTTTCTGCTGCAACACGATCGTTTTCAGAACTGACCCTGCGCTGTTCAGCGGCTACACGTAAACTTTCAGATTCAGAGATAACATCGTCTTGCTGTAAACGAGACGTTTCTGCACGCTGACGCAATAGCTCATTCTGAACGCGCTCATCCTCTGCTGATGCCCTACGTGTTTCCTGTTGTCTGCGGTAACTTTCGTTACTGTTACGGGTTGTCTCGCTCGCTTGACGGGTGTTTTCGTTCAAACGGCGTGTGGATTCGCTCGAAGAACGTTCACCTTCTGCAACCTCTCTGTCTGATTCGGCTTGGACTCGAAGACTTTCTGCATTGGTAACGTCGGAGATAACTTCTGTCAAACGGCTTTCTCTCCTACCCTCGTTGGTCTCAAATGCGTCTTGTCTTGCGGCTTCACTTTCACCAAAACTCTCTGTTCTTTGGGCTTCGCTACCAGCAAAGGTCTGTTGACGTTGCAGTTCTGAGGCTGCGAAACTTTCTTGGCGGGAAGCCTCGGAACGATTAAATGAAGCGGTACGTGAGTTCTCGCTGTCACCAAAGGCGGCGTTTCTTTGCTGTTCGGCAAGTTGTCTGGCTTGTTCTTGGCGGTCGCGTTCCGATTCATGGATTTGACGTAGCTGCTCGTTGTCACCTCTGGAGGTCTCTGCCAAAACACGCGATTGCTCATGCTCAATGCGCTCTTGTTCGTGTTCGGCAATTGGGCGAACTTCTTCCATCAATAGTTCGGTCTGTTGAAGAACGTGTTCAGCGCGCTCAACGCTCTCCACAACAATCTGTGTCGAACTAAGAACTGTGCGAAACTCTGACATCCATTGCTCTTCACTGCCCTCATAGCCATAGTTAACTGCTATCTCGTATGCACTCAATCCGTGGATGCCTACAACCATGTCAGCAGAGTCCAAGGGAAGTTCGTTGGTGCTCATGTCGGTTGGTATGTCACAACTATGCTCAACAAGTTTGAAGGCAAAGCAGTAGTCGCAACAAGTCTGATGCGCCACACCTTCGTTCTCAAACAGAGTAAGACTGTAAACACCAGTCTTGTATTGTTCAGAAGCAAAGAATGTGAAGACAATGACGTTTCCCTCTGTGCCGAAAGTTTCTACCCTCCTGTCGTTACCCCATTGGTCACTTAGGTAAAGGCTCAACTTTCGGCCATCAAGACTGACTTCCTCACCATTGGTCAAGATTGGCCAACGTATCTGTATCTCGTTGCCAATCCTGAAAGTTCTCATGTTTTCGTTTTTTGCCATATCTTTCTTTTATTTTGTTCTGTATGTTGCGCTTTCTACGCAACCATTATTAGTTCTCCCATCCACTATACACCGCAAGATTGTTTACGATGCTTACTTGATAGGTCATGCCCGCTTCTGGCTCAAGCACATCATCATCTGCCCATTTCACACTCGGAGGCAAAGCCAGTGTTGTTCCCGATGCTACGGGGCATGTGAATTGAATCATATACTCGTTGACCTGTCCTGTTGCACCTGCAACAAAGTCTATTGCCAGAGAGGAAACAACACCCCATACATTCAACACGTTAGGTTTGATGCTCAACGTCGTGTCTGTTTGTTGAACCATCTGCATACTTGTTGCCATTGTTTCTGTTCTCACACCACCGATGCAAAGATAACCGTCAGAGTCTATCGTGATGGAGAAACCAGCATTGAGGTAGGCGCGAAGAAGCTCGGCGGTAATCTTCGTAGCGCTCACTGTGCCATTTTGGTTTGCCGTAATCAGCAGTAGTTGGTCACTGTTCTTGATGGCCGATACCTGACTGAATAGGTCTAATACTTCTGCTTGTGTTAATGCCATATCATTATATTTTTTTACTTTATCTTATATTACCTTTCTCAAATAGCCAATAGATGTCTTCATACCCGCCCGTAATCATGAATTGACAAGTTAAACAAGCACATTCATTGGGGGAGAGAACAATACTAACAGGTGATGAAGAAGGAGAGGCTTTTAATCTACCTGTCAAAGTAATGTTACCAGCACTTGCATTGTAAACAAGTATGGTATTTCCAATGAGGCTACGAACACGCTCCTTGTATGCAGAACTATATGTGGTCACATCTGGATATATGGATGGAAGCATAATAGATACTGTTTGAAGATTACCTTCAAAGTATAAAAATCCACCAACAAGTTCTAAATCAAGTTCATAAAATCCAAGTTCATTTGCTACAAGATAATCACTCAAATTCAAGTCTGACAATCTGACTTTCTTCTTGTAAACAAAACCTCTAAACACACCAGACTCGGCATAGACTGTACCCTTGATATTTGCCTTTAAAGCCGTTAACTCTCCAGTAGAACCATTCAGATGAAGATTCGGATTGTTCTGGCTATCCATTGACGTAGAGATGAGTTGTTGGGAACTCGCCATGAAACCACCGATATTCGCATTTGTGCCAAAGATGGTGTTAGCGATAATCGTACGTACTATCCCAGCTGACTCCCAATTGTCATCGCCGTTGGCAGAAGTTGGAGCTGCTGTAACAAGGGCTGTCTGAGAACGGCTCTTCACCAAGAAGCCATACATCACACCACCTATCTCATAATTAACCTTGTCACGGATAACCATGTCATTCACCTTTCTGTAGATGTAACCTGCATATCCGTATGTCTGATGTGTAGCTATATCTACATCATACATGCCGCAGTCACGGGGAAATACGCCGTCTGACCCATCGGAACCAGAATTTCCGTCAAGGGATTTGGGCAACTCTGATGAGATGGCGCGTTGAACACCATCCACGGTAATCACAAATTCTGCCCTAACTACAGCGGAGGAAGTGAGAGCGGTTTGAGCTGCGCTATCCGTAGTGCTCACATACACACACATATTATCTCCAGAAGAGAAACTATTTGAAACATTGCCTGTCACGGAACTTGGCATATCGCTTTCTACGCCGGAGGAATTAACACAGACAAGTTTCCCAGAACCACCACCAGTATAAATGGACGCTACATCACCTTCCCTGCGATATAATGTTGCATATAATGGCAAACTCTTTGCTTGACCGCTATCGTAGCAACCCAAGACTGATACCTGACAGGAAGGATTTTTCCATTCAACGAAATATTCAACTGCAGGAGCACCTGTGTCACCATGCTTGATAACTGGAATTTCCTTGAAAGACAGATAACTGTCGGTCAAATTGCTACTACTATTGCTTATATAAACAACGATTGCGGCGATATCCGAACCTATGGCATGGGAACCTGTGCGGGAAATACTATACATGGAACTTTTGGTGGAAGTTCCATTATAAAGTAATGACAAAGTACCTGCATGGCTACGGGTATAGACCTGAGAATAACAGGAGAAAGAACTGCGTACACCACCCTTTTCTGTGAAGAATTTCAGAGACAGATAGAGGTCAACGCTGGCATCGTCACTCAGTATAGACAGGTGGTCACAGGCATCACCATCTTGATACGATTCGATGATATAACTCACACCATCCTCTCCGTTTGATAGGATATAAACACTTTGGGTGTCGTGAACAATAGACGTGTCAATGACACCGTTTGTGATTCCATATAGAGTAAACTTGACCTCTTTAACACTGCTGGTCACAGGGACGGCCGTGCCGACATAAGTAGTATAATTAGCATCGCTTGTACCATCTACATAGTATTTACGATACACCAATGACAATTTATGAGTCGAGAAGGTAGAACCAGGAATGATATAATGATTTTCATCTGATGAATCACATATAACATCGCAAGTAACACTATTAGCACTCAGTGTATTCGTGTTCTTGTCATAGACAATTTCACCAACAGATGGGAGCAGTGAATATACATTCGTGTCAGTACTCTTGTTGATAGTATGTACCAACGTGCGCTCGTATGACACACCAGAATACAATGCTGTAGTCGTGATATTGAGATTGGTTACAAGTGACAATGAAGCAGGCAAAGAGGCTATTTGAACACGACCAACAACATACGATGAACCATTCTCTGTGATGGTTACAAGGGAAGTTGTCATGGTGATGTTAACACCATTGACACTCACTGTGATTACTTTTGTTGTTTGTGTGCTGTCTGCACCTGATACACCATTGACAGAAATTGCCGTTACATTAAGAGGATCAGCATTGTGCCACATACGCATATTTGTGCTGATAGGTAAACCTACGTAGGCTTGTGTCTTGGTGTTCCAAGAAACAGAACTAAACATATTATCAAGATGGGCATTGACAAATGGCTGGGAGTCATGCTTGATGCGGATTGGGAAATTCTTCTGAATACTGCCATTACCCTCGCAGTCGATGATAATGTCAACACTACAACTATCCATTGCACGCATGGCATCATAGTCAAAGTTTGCATCATCAGGGCTACCCGGAACACCGTCTTTGATGTTTGTGATACCTGTAATGTATATGGTGGAGTTTTCGATTATACACGTACAGCCATGAGGCTCTGCATAAATCTTATATGTGCCTTCGCCTGCATCTTCATCGTCTGCAGCTATCGTCAAAAGGGTATCGTTCTTTCTTACGCTGATAGCTGAATGGATGCGGTAGTTTCGGTATTCGCCATTCTGTCCGCTCGCCGTCCACAAACCACCTATGCAATTCCCAACATCATCGACGGTAATCACATCTACATACCCAGAAAAGTCAATGTTATAGCTCTTCAGCGACTCTTCCAACTCGGCAAGAGTTTCGGGGTCAAGCTGAACAACGGCATTGCCGAAGTACACATTGTCCTGAACATACAGACCATAACCCTGCAACTGAGCTTCACGACCATTGTGCAACTCTACGGTCATATTGCCAAGATACCCCTTGCGGTAAACGACATTGGCAGACTGAATCTTCCAAGTGCTAACACCGTCCAATACCATTTCATAGTAGTGACCGATGCTTGTGGCGTAGGAACTACTGCGACGGTTGGCGTTGGTGAATGAACCGTATTGGGCAAACTTCATAAACACGCAGGGATGCGGGGTATTCGTGTTGCGCAACTCATACTGGAACTTACACTCACCACGTCTGTTGACTACCATGGCCTTTACCCAGAAGTATGACGTGAAGAAACCTGCCTTCGATGAGAAACCAAAACCGTCGCCCTCGCTCTGACTTGCATAAAGCGGGCTGTCATCATCAAGGCTTGCGGTCTCAAACTCGTTGGCTATGTCGTTGTAGATTCCACGGCATATATCACCAACTGCTATACTCGCGTAGTCATTCTCTTCAAGCTTCAAGGTGATGTAACCTGTGGTTGCATCGGTAATCTCAACCTCCTGAATAGTTCCGTAGCCATTCGTACACCACTGCTCGCCATCGGTAACTGCAATCCTATTAAAGCGAAACTCTGGAGTTGAGATGAAGTTTCGGGTGTAGATGCTTTCAAACTCTGCGTTTCCTTCTTCGTCGATGAGAGCACCACTGCCTAACAGTCGGGAATTGAAGTTTCCTACTCTTAGACCTTTCTTGAACTTTGACACGGCTTGGTGCGTAACAACGTCATTAAAGGTAATCTTGCCCTCAGCAACATCATCTTGCTTCTTTGAGAGGAAGAGTTTGCCGCCCTCACTCTGGAGAATACTCAGCAAGGCAGCAGCGTTAGCACCTGTTCCAACACCGCCACTACCACTACTAAATAGACTGCCGTTATAAATGCGGTCTATGCTGGTGGTTAGTTTCTGTAAAGTTGTTTGTTGAACATCGTCGTTCAAGGTCATCTCAACCTTCGGAGTCAAACCATCACCCATACTGATCGTGACCTGCTTAATAGTAAGGTCGGCCAAGGGTAATGGGTCATTCGCACTGGATGGAATACCTCGGAAGGTAAACTTTAAACCTGCATACAAACGCCAGAAAATACTCTTCTCTGGAGTACCTGCTTCAACCATCTTGTCATAGTTGCGTTGCAGGTATATATCATCTATATAGGGTTGATATGTGAACTGCGTCTCGCTGTTGTCGGAAAGATAGTCGCTCGCGGCACGCAACAAACGCACCTCAGCCATCTGAACGTATGCATCGGGCATCTGGATTCCCAATAGCACAAAGTGGTCGCCTGCGGCAATTGGATCTGTCTGACTCGGATAGTAAGTACCCAAGCTGCTGTCTTCGGCACGTTTCAGAGTCAGCATATATCCTTTCTTATTACCATAAGTAACCTTCTCCACGTCTTCCAATATCTCAAACTCCCTACCGACACAACTGCCACTCTTCATAGCAAGAACAGGAGTATCGTCGCTCCAACAAGCATCAAAATCAAATCCCATGTCCTGAACAAAGACATGGAAACGGTCAACAATGTTGTTGGAATCATCTACGGGGAACCATGTTATTTCAGGTTCGTTGGTAACATCATGGTTCAGGCGGGAGTTGCCAAGCTGATAGACAATGGCAAAATTATCAGTGAATCCGCTTGGGACGGTGATATTACGGAGAACTGGAGCGAAAGTGATGGTGATGTCAGACAATGCGGTGACACGTATCTCACTTACATTCTGCGTGGCATTGACATCACCGGGAATGGCAGGAATCTCGACCTCCTTGATGCCGTCTGCACGCGCGATGCTGACATAATAGGACTCATAGTTTGCAATTGTCGTTTCTGAGCCTGTCAGAACATTCTTCTGCTTTACTTTGATGATATAGCCCACATAACAGCTACAACCGTCACGGTGACAGGAGAGTTGAAACCCATAAATAACCGCACCCATCGTTGGTGATAGTCCGTATTTACCAGGCATGACACCTTTCTGTGTAAACAAGGTGCGTTCAGGGGCAACAAACATATTGCCAATATTATTGAAACTGCCGTAGGTGCTGGTGTTGTAGTAGAGACAGGTAGAACCGATGCTTGCTGAAAATGGAACACCCTTCGATGAGATTCCGCTTTCCGGCAAAATGCCGTCCCCTTGGTTGGCATCGTCAACAAGGGTGTTGCCGTCATTATAACCCACAGCAAGCAGTTTGTCGATGCGCTCATCATTGCCGTAGTTTGGGAATGAACCGTTTCCAGTATTGCCGTCTTGGTCTGCGACTGATGCACCACGTAAATCACCAAAAGTAGCCTCTTCGATAGTGGGGTAGATTTCTGGTAGGTCACTGTTGCTGCCATCCCAACGAGCACTATCTTCTCTGATTCCATCTGAGCATGTATCAGCATCGTCGTTCTTGTCAATATATGCGTCGTTGGTGTCACCTTTGACATGACGAATATATGGAAGATTGGTAAGGGCATTGATGCCATACAACGTGTCTCGCGTGGCATTGTGAGTGTTCTTGACGGATGGCGTGGAAAATGTGTCTGGAAGCTGAAGATTGGTTGGAAACAACGTCTGAGGAAGGTTATACTTCCTATTGTAATAACGATAAGGCAAATTCTTCGTTGATCCCAATGCCCTCAGACGTGTAACAATCTTCTGCTGGCTGTTGGCAATGCGCTTAATCTGAAACAATGCCTTGCCAGAGTCTTCGCGAGTTGGATAACCCTTACCATAACCAAAAACGAAAGTTTCATTGTCGTTGTCGCTCGTTAGGTTCTTGAGGTTATAACCGATATAGATGTTTCTACCTCTGATGCAATAGTCAAGGTCAAAGGTGTTGTGAACTTCTGCCAATGCCTGTGCAATGGTGTTTTTGTCAAAGCTCAAAACTTTATCCTCGGTATGAGTAACAAGAACGGTTCTGCCACTGGCATTGACGTATGTAGAAGTAGTGTCAACGAATATCTTCCAGACATTAGTAGTGAAAGCACGGTCAAGGTTGGCTTGTATCTTGGCGGCAAGCGCGCAGACAGCCGTCAAAGTATCACCATTGGCAATGGTCTCGCCACAGAACAGCTGGAACTTACTGCTACCAGTGTAGTTCGTCCCCAAAGCAGCTACATAGTCGCCTGTAGTTGGAGTGATGTCAAGCATGATAATACGGGTCAGCTCTTCCTGATAACCCTCAAACTTCACACTTTCATACGTATAGGCATCTAAACGGTCGTTGGTACGGCCTTTCTGAGTAACGCTCGGAACATAGTTCAAAGTGAAGGTCTCGCCACGGAACACACAATAGTCACCTATCGCCCAAGGAATAGGTCTTTCGGAAGTGACGGTAAAAGTGATGAACTGTTCGCCCATCATCGAGTCTTGAAACTTCCACTTGTCTACTGTGCATCGAAGTTTCGCTTCGCTGTTCTCATCATAGTATATCGGGAGTGCTATCTTGCTCATCCTTACGAAAAGTTTAAGTTGGTTACTTTGGTGACACCGCTATAAATGCCTGTGACGGGAGTTACATCGGTAACGGGGTCATAGACGGTGAACTTGATCTTGAACTTGGCAATAGCGTCGGGGTCGCTATCCGTGAGGTAGAATATCTCATTATTGACCTCTGAAACTACTACGTCTTTCCTGCCAATACCCGTGTATTCGTTGTAGATGGCAAGACGGCTACCTACGGCTCCTGAATTACGACCATAAAGATAGTCGATGAAAGAAGATATATCACTGCGAATGTTTGCCATTGTTCCGACATACAGAAACTCCACGTCAATGTCATAATGCTTCACTGGTAAAGTGGTTGGAACATAGACATCAAGACCATCTTCGCCTGCCCAATCGCGGGTAGGCAATTCTTTCGGCTTCGGATTCTTCATGAAAGGAAAGTCTTGACAGATGATATTGTACGTTTCAAACAAATCAACAACACTGCCTTTCGTGTAAGACGTGCCGTCAAAACTTAGCTGCATAACGTAGGTGTTGTATATGGTCATTTTGTAATAATTTTTTCTGCAAAGGTATTTACGAATGCGGGTAGATTACAGCATAGTAAATGGAAATCTTTGTCAATCGGAATGATTTGACTTGTTTATAGTTTTGATATTGCTTATAAAACATATACTTTTGCGCTCAAAAAATGCACTTCGTGGTTTACCGCGATGAAAAAGACAAGAAAAATGAATGAACTGAACAAAGACCTGAGAAACCAGGCAATACACCTCGGACTATGCAACGAATGGCAGAAACTCTGGCAGAAAGGATGGAGCAAAGAGAAGATGGTGGAAATGATGTTTCGTGGACTCGATTTCTGCCTAAAGTTCCACTTTCCTGCAAACGAATACATACTGAAACATTTCGACAAAGACTTTCTGCGTAATGCTGGAATATTCGTCAACGACAAATACAGCGTACTGAATCCTAAGCAAATTCTTATACTCGGTACATCGGATATCACCATACGCTACAACACATGGAATCACGGGAATATACACATACGTGATAACTCTTCACTGAAACTGACGGCACGCAACCGTAGCTTCGTGATAGTACACCTCTATGAAAACGCAAGCCTCACGGCTGAACAATTTGACAAGGCTCAAATCGTAGTGATAAAACATTCCATCAAGGCGAATGTCATTGCAGACAAAAACGTCAAAGTTCGAGAAGAATTAGACTACCTCAAATAGCGAACAACACAAACACAAAATATACTATTTTCTGATTCATAATTCTGAAAAGAAAGGCGACCGTCCGTGATGGATAGCCGCCTTTCATCTTATCTATATTGGTTCTGTTTGTTGCTATTTGATAGCAACTAATCTTATCTCATTGCGAAAGTCTCTATTCCGTTAACCACATTGTCAATACGCGAACGCAGACTATGTATCTCATCATACATAGCACCGCGACCATCCCTCATCATTTCCATCATCGCCTGAACGTTGCTGTCTATGTGATTCACGACTCGCACATGATTCACAAACGCAGAATAGTATTCCGGCCAAAGTTGTGCTACAAACTGATTCATGAGGATGCGCTGGATGGCAACATCTTGGCGCAAAGTGTTCACATAACCTGCCAGCAAGTCACTCGTCTCTTCACTCGTACCACGTATGCCGCTACTCAAAGTATTGACACTTTCGTTCATCACGGAAAGTCCAGCGTTGTTCAATCCACGTTCAAAAGAGTTCATAAACGCCAAAGCTGACGTGATGGTTTCCTCGCCTTCACCACCTTTTCCAAAAAAGTCTGTGACGGTCTGGGTTACTGCAGCTGCACTGCTCTTTGGGTCTTTGACATTGAAGACACCATCATGCTTTTGACCATTCTCGTCGGTATATCCAAACAGTTTCTTTTCCAGATTATCAAACATCGGTTGAAGTATTGCCATCTGCATCATCTTGTTCATCACACTTTGCAAGATACTCTTCACGGTGTCCTGATATGCCTTCGCCGCACTCTCGCCATTTTCAAATGCGGTACATAAGGCATCACTTAGCTGGTCTGCCCAACTCTTGACATCAATATCCCACAACTCTTTGGCAATGTCTTCGGCAAAGAAACGGATCTGCTCGTCCAACTCGGCTATCTTCTGCTTATATTGCAACAATGCTTCCTCGGAAGAGTTCTTCTTATCGTCTTCTTCGTTATACATATTCATATATGCATCACGGGTTGCACGGAGATTGGCAAGTTCCTGAGCATAGCCACTGCCGCCACCATTCTGTTCATAGAACTGTTTCATCGCCTTGCTCGCGGCATCCAAACCGCTATAGGTGGATGCAAGATACTTGCGCAACTGACCCGTATCATAACCCAGAGTCCTATCACGGAACATTTTGATAGCGGAAGTATTCGCCTCCAACGCGGAAACATTACGCTCCAGTTCCTCTATGTGACGCTGGTTCTTCTTGTCATACAAATGCGCAAAAGCTGTAATGGGACTTACAATCATCTCAATAGGAGAACTTATAGCACTACTGACCAAACCGCCAATGTTTCCACTTAGAGCATTCTGAACAAGATCGCCTACTGGCGTGAATACAGAACTTACAGCACCAATACCATCGGCGATGTCACTCCATGTATCTGAGGCACTACGATTGCCTAAAGCTTCAAACATTTCAGACAAACTCTTTGCAGATTTCTGGAAACCGTCAAGAACACCATTGACGGATTGCAGTATGGTTTGGAAAATATTGAGAACAGAAACAGCAGAGGTTAGTTTGGATTGCAGTTTCGTTAGATGTTCAAGTTCTTTCGCTTCTTCTGAGGTAAGACCATCTTCTGAGTTTTGCTTTGTACGCAAAGCGGAAATACGCTCATTGACTTTAGTTTGACTACCATTCAGACCACCATTCATGAACGATGTAAAGGGCGTACTCTTTCCAAAGAAACTACTCTCGTCAAACTTTTGTACGATGTCATCCAGTTTCTTCATTTCTTCCGCATATTCCTTGGCTGTAATAACACCTACACGCAAACGTTCATTCAGATTGTTCTTGATGGCATCGGCGGCAGAATAAACTTCACGGCGCGTCATACCAAGGGAGTTATTCATCAGATTGACATAACCAGAAGAAAGTTTCAGCTTCTCTGTCATGGCGTTGACTTCTGCTATATCATTCGCGAGGTCTGCCATTTCCTGAGTTATCATCACACCTGTCTGCTCGTCAGTTTTCCCGACGAGAGACTGATTTGACTCTTTCTGTTTCTTCAACTCATCATCTATCTTCCTCAACTGAGCTTCATAACTCACAACAGAACCTATCAACTTGGCAAAAGATGTCACATCATCCTTGATCACCTGTAGCTGTAACTTCTGCCACTCTTTATAAGCCTTCAGCAAACCTTCTATCTTTGTCCTATACGTTTCTATCTGCTCGATGCCATCAGCCATCGGAATCGCACCAACTAATTTTCTTCTCAGACTTTCCTCATCTATATGAACATCAAGTGAAATACCTGCTGCAAGTTCACCGCCAGCAAGACGTAACTGACGCAATAATTCATCTTTCAGCGCATCTGCAGAAGTACGCATACCAGACTCCGTAGTTCCCAAACCTGCAACCTGCGAAGACCAAGACACATTACCAGTAGCATCTCGGACACTATTGAAAATATCCCATCTGTAAGTCAGGTCTTCTATCTGCTTTGTCAGTTCAGAGATAAATGCCGTACTCGAACGCTCAAACTCGCCCTTTTCAATGGAGTTCAAGGCGTTTGCCAACTCGCGTAAGTTCTTGATGTCATTCGCGATTTTCGTGTCTTTCTGCTTGCCATTCGGAAGTTTCTTGTCGGACTGATAACGGGCATCTATCTCCTTACGTATCAGCTTCAAGGCGTTGGCATAGTGCTCCAAATCGTCAAGGTCGCCCGGCTTCAACACCTTGTCAACACCAACCAAATTCGCGAATTGTTCCTTGACCTTTGCCTGAGCCGCATCTTTGCCTATCTTCTTTTCCCAATAGTCATACTCACGGCGAGCCTCCTGTATCAACTTGATACGCTGCTGCCACACCTCTGACTCCTTATCCTTATAGCCACCCTTATCCTTGTCGGCATCGCCATATTGATTGGAATCTTTCTGGGATTGGCGAAGCATCTTTTCTTCTTCTGCAATTTGTTTCAAGCGAGAGTCAACACGCGCTCTTTCTTCGGCATCACTACGGTAAAAGTCTGACTTCTGTTCATTTAACAGACGCTTGCGTTCCTCATCTATTTCTTTAAGTCTCTTCTTTCCCTCATTACCAACATTACTTGCATCCAAACCGCTGAATGTACGCTTATACTTCTCAGCAGTTTTTCGCTGCTCCTCAGCAGTTTGCGCTCCATTTCGACTATGTTTTTCCCACTCGTAATAACCAAGCGGATTCTCTCTCTTGAAGTCTTCAAGAAACTCGCTGAACTTATCATCTTCTACCTCGTAGTCGATAACAACACCAAACGTAAGTTTCAAGACTGTCTCGCGAGCCTTGTCCTGAGCCTCCTTGCTCGTGTTCTCAATAGAAGAGAAAAGATTACGAAGGAACTTGTCAAACTCACGTTTCTGAGCGTCGGTAGCCTTGCTCAAATCAACGTTGAAAGCAGTCTCAAAAGCTTGCTGGAAATCAATAGCGGCAGATTCCATCTGGCTCGAATCGCTAATCTCCTGCAAGGCAATTAGCATCTTACTACGGGCATGAACGATGTCTTTAAGGGCGTTTCGCGTTGCAGCATCGGAATGACTGCTACTTAAAATCAAGAATTGCTGTTGCTGCTCTGAAGATAGTCCAAGGAACAATTCACGTCCCGTTTTCAAATCGTCACCTTCTGACGTTAAACCATTCCATTGCTTCCATTTCAGGATAGCTTGCTTGATCTGCTTACCATTCTTCGCTATCTCTGTCATATAAGCATCGTAGCGTTTCTGGTAATCCTGTATATCCGTCCTAACATTTTCGCCAAACACAAACCATGAACCACGACCCAAGCCATCATTGATAAGATTCTCAACAACAGGGCGGGTCTCTTCCTGTTTCGAGGCAACACCACCAATGGCGTTCTTCAATAATTCATACTTCGCCGCAAGAGTGTCAGCTGCTTCTACTTGCTTATGTAATTCATCAGTATATTCACCAGCAGTACGCAAAGCACTTGTCATTGTACTGATATTATCGCGCAAAGATTCATCAGACAACTTATTGGCATCGGCTAAGTTATTGGTTAGGTCGATTAACTCCTGATACTTACCATTGTACTTCGCGGCGGTCTTGGCTGTCTCGGCGGTGGCTTCTTTGTTCTCCTGCCAACGATTAAACATTTCAAAAACAGCCGTCATTGCTAACAATGGCCACAATGTAGCAAATAGAGATTTCAAGGCTGTACCAGCAGCTCGAATACCCTCACCAGCCAAGAACCAACTCCTACGCCAGAAACCCAAAACACGCACATTGTTGATAAGGGCTGCGTCATAACCTGCCTGACTCACAGCGGCTGCGGCAACGGCTTTATCGACTTTACCCAAGGCTACGGCACGTTGCAACTCTTCTATCGTAAGTTTCTTTTCGACAATAGCAACCTTCAAACTCGAAGCAGTATAAGTCTGGTTAGTGGTAAGTTGTCTGTATTCTGCCTCTGTCACAACACCAGATGCGCGAGCCAGACGCAAATTAGCCTGTTCTCTCGCTACGGTTGCTTTGATTGTCGAAAGGGTTGCTACTGTATTTTGACCAAGGGCGGTGTTTGTCAGAATTGTTGCAGCGCGCATAGCACCGAAGGAAACTGAGGCAAGCAAAACGTCCTTTCCTATGCGCTCCCAATGTTTGGCCATTTCGGTAAGCGTCGTGGCAAGAGACTTCAATGCGTCGCCAACACCACCTTCTGCGATCTCGCCATACATGATATCAAAGGCATCACGCAGGTTCTTGAACTTCGCATTCAGGGCTTCGGACATCGTTTCCTGCGCATTGTAGAACATACCACCGTCATTCGTCAGCTGCTCCAAGATGTCCTTTACATCGTCGTAAGAAACTTCTTTCTTACGCACACGCTCACGCACTTCTTTGGCTGAAATTCCCATGTTCTCACTAAGCATCCTCAAGACGGGAACATTCGCCATTGCAAATTGACGCAACGTGTAACCACTTAATGCGCCCTCACTACGTACATGACCAAGTGCTAACGATAAACGGCTGACTTCCGTACCAGTAGCAGCGGATATGTCGGCCAAACGCTTCGTCCATTCGTAAAGTTCCTTATATTCAAAGCCGTAAGCAGTCAACTGCTTTGACATCTTATCCAACTCTACGACACCGAATGGCGACTTAATAGCCAATGCCTTGATCTGGTCAAACAACGTCGTAGCCTGTTCCATGTCACCAAGAATAGCACCGATGCTTAATCGTTGCTGTTCAAGCAAACCACCAGTCTCAATGATACTGTTCACAAATTGCTGTGCGCCCCATACGCTCAAATACTGCATCGCCATGCTCTTCAAGTCGCTCAACACCTGACTCTGATTACTACCTGCATGGCTGACTTCATTCATCGTTTGCAACAAACGCTGTTCTTCTGCGGTCAAGGAAGAGGCTGCTTTTGCGGCGGCTTGGTTGGCTTTCTCTATCTGGTATGCAGCATCAGCACGGGAACGCAACTCAGCACCTGTAGCACGCGCATTGAGATAGCTGGGAGTGCGCATATTGAAAACGTTTAGACCATTGTAGTTACCACCAGATTCTACAATCTGTTGTAACATTCGGCGGTATTGGCTAAGTAGTTCAATGCTTTGACGCAACTGGTTCGTATCAAGACCGATACCATTAGCCTTGATTTCGGTACGTTGCATGGCTGAAATCTGTTTCAGCAAAGAAGCATATTCCTTCTTTGCCTCTATAGCGGGATCTTTCGCACTATTCTTACGATGCTCACGAACTTGTTTGTTAAGGTTGCTCATCGCGTAGTCGGCCAGCTTGATATATTGACCGTATTCGCGCATCACATTCTTCAAACTCTGACCACTATCTGTCTGACCGCCATTCCTGCGTATCTGCTCCAGCAAGGTCTTCAACTCTTCAACCTTTGCCTTCTGAGCATCCAGTTCTGTTGTTGGAATGGGAGTTCCTGCGGCATTGGATAAGGCTTGACGATATTTGTCTATCTTGATGGAAACTTCTGCAATCTTGGTCGAAGACAACTCAAAACTATTCCTCAATTCATTCTGCAAACGATGTTCTTCTCTCGACGTTTCACTGACTTCCTTACGTAGCGATTGAAGTGCATTGGAGGCTGACTTGTTCGCATCGGCCAAACCCATATTCCTCACTATCTCATTCGCAGAAGAACCATAGGCAGATGAACCAGTCTTCGCAAAGTGCTGCAATTCTTGCTGTATGGAACGGATGCGTTGGATTGCACCGTCAAGTGCTGTCATATCCATTCCACGGAAATCTACCTTTTGAGCATTTAACTTGTCAATCAGTTTTCCAAGATTCTCTGCGGTAGTAACAGCCGGACGAAGGTTCCTTGTATAGCTGTCAATATACTTCTGGAAATCACCTGCATTGCTTAATAGATGTTTGAATAGCGTACCGAAAGTTTGAGTCTGCCAACCGCTACTATACATCATATCCTTGTCATTTTTGATGGCCTGCAACTTCTTTTCATAAGCATCCAACTGCTGCAAGTAAAACTTCATGCCATGAACATTCATGCCTAAGTCTGTCGCTTCCTTGATGGCTATGCTGACTTTCGCACGGGCTTCCTGTATGCGGTACAGGGCATCTTCCATCTTCTCAACGTTACGCAAATGGACGCTTGCTGGAGATGTATTCATCTGACCAAAGCCATTCAACTGATTCATCGTTGTACGGACATTACGAATGACTTCACCCAAACCCGTCATAAAGTTACGCAAACCCTCGTCACTCCCTATCGTGACCTGAAACTTCTTGAAAGCTTCATTGAGGATATTCACGGATTCTGCACATTTCTCAATGCGCTTGGAATAAGACGTGAAGTTGTCGTTCTGGATAGAGGTCTTGATGAGAGTGAGGTCTTCGGCTAACCTGCGCAAAGATTCCCTAACGGCATCCTGTGCTGCCTGTTGCAAACCAGAGGTAGCCTCCTTCAAACCTGCTGCAACATCCTTTCCGATATTCTGAACTTGCTGATGCTGCAATGCGGACAAAAGGTTTTGAAGGTCGGTAAGACCATCAACCCTAACGCTGATGGTCTTGTCTTTGAGCTTCTGAAGCTCTTGCTCTATTTTGTTTAGCTGTCCCGTCGCTTCGTCTTGGATAGCTACATGGAACTTTAGTGGATTTAAATCAGCCATAATCTATATGTTCTATTTTGTGTTTGTGTTGTCATTTCTGTTCTGTATGTCGCATTGTTATTGCGACTGGCTGTTTACCGGAACTTTCTCACCAGTGGCAAGCAGGGTGTCTAAGCGGAACCCCCTTGCCTCACGCGCCGCCTTTCGCTGCTCCCACTTCTTGACGGCGGCATCAAGTTTCTTCGGATTTGGAACGTAGCCTTTGTCGCCGGGCCTCAGACCTTTGTTATTGTCATGCTTCTCATAGCACACGATTGGAGCGTCTATGTCTATCAAATCAATCTGAGCCGCTGTGTGCCCCCAATACCATTCGTACATGGGGATGCGGTACAGACCAAAGAAGAGATACCTTGGCATTACGAGCCATTGGCGTTGTTTGCGGTCTGAGAACGCTCCACCAAACTTTGTCCTTGAAGGATAGCTTCTACTTCCTCTGTCCGCATCCTCATCAACGTATCCTTTGCCTCGGTCAACGATGTGATAGTACCGTAGAATTGTTTCAGCGGAACTTTTTTTTTGCCAACTTCGAGAATCTTGATAAGCTGAATGTTGTCGTACTGCTTAACATAGTAGAACCAACGCCACAACAGCCAATAGCGAAACTTCAGTTTCCAATACCCATCAAGGATGATTATGGCTGCTGCCTTGCAAGCCAGCTTGCAGTCTTCCAAGATGGCATCATACACATCACCAGCAACCGTGCCAGTGGCGTTAGCCGATGGTCTGTTCCCTATCAATAGTTTTGTCAGTCTCTCCAACTGACCATTCTTCAACCAGCGAATCTTATACTTCTTATTCGTCCTCAGTATCTCTACCTCATCGGGGTCGTTGCTGACCAACGAGAGATAGAGTTGCTGAATGTCAATTGAAGGCTGATCAACCTGCGGCTCTAAGTTTTCTGTATTGCTGTTTTCCATAAACTTTTATATCCGTTAATATGGTTAGGTGTAGCGCGCTTTCGCGCGATAATTAGAAAAAAGGCAGTGGCAGCACTTTCACTACCACTGCCATTCAGTGTGCCTTGCGGTTTGCAAGCAAGGATTATTCGTCTGCCTATACAGCGGCAAGGGTGCAGATACCAAAGGCATCAGTGGATGCACCATTGGCGATAGCACCAGTAAGTACAACACACAGAGGCTTGTTAGAGCCGTCGAAGATGACCTGAGCCATGAACTTCGCTTTCTTGATGAACAGAAGCATGTCTTCGGTGTCATTCAGAATGAGCAGACCGAGATAGACAGCCTTCTGAGTCAGAGGATAGGACTTGCCTGTACCTACGGTTGCACCTGCGGAAACAGCAGAAACGCCAGCGGGGAGTTTGGGAGCGGCGGAAACGCCTTCCATGCCTACCAACTGGAGAATGTTCGTGTTGTGGCAGGGGACTTCCAGCTTGATCTCGCCGTCGCCGGGAGTGAAGGTGTTGACCCAATCGGTGTTCAGACCCTTGACCTTGAAGTGGTTGATGCTGGGCTGACCTGTGTCGAAGTTGAAGCCCGAATCGTCAGAGACGGGAAACTCTACACCATCCGAGGTTGAACAGTCAAGACCTTCGGGAAGACCGCCAGCAATGCCAAATACAGAGCTGATGCCACTGAAGACATCGCTCTGGAGGTTGATTTTCTTCGTAAATGCCATAGTTGTCTAAGTTTTTATGGTTGTGTTTGTTTTGTGTGAATGCTTGAGTGAAGCGCGTATTCGCGCAATTTCCGTTACCTCTCTCGCGCATTGAACTTCGTTCGTAGCTTGAAAGAGATTGATGTAACTTGATAGCCTGTCTCGTCAAAACCTTGCATCAAGACGCGAGGATTGCTGGCGGTGACACTCTTTCCGTTGACGGGAAACACGTCTAAGACTTTCTGGATGAGTTCGCTCTGAGAAACGATGTTCAAAGTGCGGTCGGTCTTCGATTTGCAGAATACAGAGAAAGTGCCATAGCTATCTACCATCGTATCGCAACTGCCCTTTACCATGCCACGGAGTTCCGTGGGAAGGTCAATGACGATAAAGTTTGCAATGTCCTCGCCAATAGGTTCGGGGCGACCGAGGAAAGTCTTCTTACCGATGCCCTTAACAGCATTTACAAGGTCATTGTAAATAAGGTATATCAATGGTTTCTTTGTAACTGACATATTATTTCCTTATCAACTTCAAATATTGAACACCTACAGACTCCGCATGGGCGTATGACTGCAAGATACCAGTCGTGGCACGATGTTGCTCTACCCACTTTCCGTATTCAACGGGATAGGCGACAACAATGTCAAACAAGTTGTTTCCGGCAGGAACATAGTCCTGAAAGAAATGACGCGCATCGTCTTCTCCCCAACCACCATTGGTCTGAACTTCTGGCAGGTAATGACTTTTATCGCCATCATAATCGGGATTGAAACGATAATGTTTGCGAGTACGCTTGCGCATCTTTACTTGAATGGCTTTCGGCACATACTGTGCTGCGTAGTAAGCATTGATAGGTTCTTTCTCCCTGTAAAGGCAAACAACTATTGAGTTCAATAGATTGCCCGTGAAGTTATGTGCGCCCTCTGCGTTTCTGCGCGCATTGATCGCCTCTTGACACAAGTCTGTGCAAAACTTTCGGCATCGCTTTTCAACTGCATCGAAGATAGCTACCCTATAGTTTGCAATGGCATTGTGAACAATCTGTGCGTTAGTTCCGGGCATACTTCCAGAGAATATGAGTTCCTAAATTGCTTGGGCGTTTGTCAACCACAATTCCGTATTCCTTGTAACCGATGCGTTGAAGTTCAACCCTGTCACCCTCACGCGGTAGAGTTCCCTCAGTCCATTCGTCCTGTTTCAGAGGCAACGCGAGCGTCCTATATGAGACATTGTATTCTCCATTGTCCGACGTAACGGATTTGTTGTCACTACGGCAAACTCCCTCGTAAATCACAGAACCACC